CCTGGTGGCACCACAACAAACGACTCAGGTGAATAACCTGGGTCGTTTCCGTTAAGTGGAACTTTATTGTTATTCATTGACTATAAGTTCCTTAGTTGAGGTCGCAAGACCACGGAAACCATTAAGTTGAAATTTTTGGAGTGTGCCTGTTTAAGCAGAATTACAACTCTACTTGCACGTTGGTGTGCTATTGTTGCACATACCCTAAATGCCAATTCACTGGTTTCACATATTCTAAATGTTCAACCTCAACAAAGGAACCGATTATGGTGAAACTAAAATTCATTATCCGCAATGGTGTGCTTGCCCTAAGAATCTCTGCTGGCAAGGAACGTTACTACAAACGCGTCACCCATCTAATGCAAGGTCAACCTGACTTGAAGCATTGGAAACAAGACAAAGAAATGTTTTCCGGTTATGCGGAGTTCTACAAGGAAAACAATCAAATCCTCAAAGATTTCAAAGCTATTTATTGGAAACTCGTACAAGAGCACCCAGAGCTAAATGCGAAGCAAGTTGCAAATTTCTATAAGGCACAACAATCGCATCATACGGGGTCCAAGCCAGTACAATTGGCAGACTGGGATGTCAGTGAGTATTGCAACTCTGTAGCAAAGTATCTGGAGGTCGTTGTTACTCGTGAAAGAGCCAAGCAGGGATGTAACTATGAATCGTATTATAAACTTCTTGCCAGATGCCGACGCGATATTGTAGGCTTTGATGATATGCCGTTCTCAACCATTGACTACAATCAAATGGTGACTATCGCATACATATTCGCGCGTGAGCCAAGTTACAAGAACATCTCCAAGACTTTCAGAGCATTGCTTGGAAAGGCGCATAAGGATCCAGACGTTATGTTTCGTCTTAACCAGATTGGCGACTTCAGATTCTGCGATTATAGCCCAAGCAAGTATGAGGTCGAAGTTAAACACCCCGATATTCTTGATTCTGGGCAGCTCAGAGCCTTTCTAAACGCTGACCCTTACTACTTGACCCCAGACTATAAAAACAGGGCAGAAATCGAATTGTATTACGACTTCTGCGTGTTCATGTTCCACTCATTCTTTTCTCCATGTGATGTGATTAAAGCAAAGCTGAAGGACATAACGAATCGCCAGACAATCATGGTTCGTCGTAAGAAAACGCATCGTCCTGTAGAAATCCCTATAACTCCAGCGATGAAGCGAATTATCAACAAATACAGAGGACAATCAAAGGATGGGTATATATTCCCGATTATGGATGACAAGAAGGAGCGTATGTACAAAACCAAAGATTATACCTTTAAGAATTTCAGGGAAAAACTGAATAACTGGTTGAAGCACGTTGGAAAAACTTTGGAACTTGACTACAATCTATACGCATACGTGTTTAGACATACAGCAATTACCGTAGCTATTGACAGCGGACTTCCAGTGTCATATATCTCCAACGCTGCCGGTACTAATGTTGAAATGATCCAGGAACATTATTACAATGGCGATAATGTTCGCAACAGAGATATGCTGACATCTGCGTTTATGAATGCAAGTAAATAACAAATGTTGCGCATCAAACCTCGATTTTTGTGAAAAACCTACATATTTCTTGGTTTGATGCGCAATTACATTCGCAACAATAAAATGACGGTAAGAATGTTTCACAACAGCCTTACCGTCCAAAACAGCTAAAAAACAACAAAAGCAGTAACCCACTTGTATATTATATCTGCCACGGATTCTTGTTCGGGTCGTAATCGCGCATAAAGGTGGCGATTGCATATTCCGCAACAGGTTTGTTCTCGAAATCGAGCTTTCTTGGAATCTGAGGGTTGATTTTGCATCTGTTCGCATCCCTCAGCCACATTATTGAAGCCTCATAGTCTGTAATTCTTGCAGAGCTTACATTGTTAGGCGATATTAGCTTGTGCAACTCATACAGTGCAAGGCGTACCAGATGCTTTTTAATGTTCGAGTTGCGAGGGTCATGGAGACGTATGTTATAGCCCTCTTTCAATTCGTCGGCAGTTGGTTTCATTGTCGGTACATAAACTTGACCGTTATATACGACATACTCTGTCTCTTTGAACTCATACGGATAATCCTGAACGTAATCACCTATCAGGCCCCAGTTATTTGAGTCAAATGGATTTACGGTCAAATCCAAATCATCCATTGTCACCAAAGCGTAGAACTTGTCCTCGTATGATACTACAGACCAAAGATGGTAACCGTCATAATTTGCAACCCATTCATTTACATTTTCAACTGGCTCCCAAGCATTGATTCCTGGAATGCGGATGTCATGGAAATCATACCCATTTGGCTCAACACATTCATAATGCGTATTTGCGTATGAAACAACATCTCCAGGTTGCCAGTTTAATAGTTGAAGGTATGGAACTGCCTTCTCTATTTTTGAGGCATCATAGCCATCAAGTTCCACCCAATATACTTTGTCTGTTGGTGTCTTTACACCAGCAATAGAGCGCAAGGCTTCGTATATCTTGCCGTCCTTATAGAAATGAACGCCTACCGGATATGTTATTGTTGGCGTATATTCTACAAGCATTTTCCCCTTCATCAATTCTTTTTCTACCTCATAGTTGTCTGTGAGGTATTCAACAATGGAGGCTTCTGCGGCCTCCTCAGCTTGCGATATTCGATCCTCGTTATTACGGATAAGCTGTTTCATAGCCTCTTCCGTAATGATTCCGAGGTAATCGTGGTTGTTCAAAAATCTCTTATACATATCAATATTCGCTAAATGCACCGTAAATTGGCCCTACGGTGGTAGTTACACCAGATGATTTAGACTGGAAGTTGCCCCATGATTCACTAAGGAACTTGCACATAAAATAGTCGAAACAGTCCGAAAGGTGACCATACTTCTCGTATTTTACGCCCAACTTAGGGTCTTGCACTTTAGCCTTTGACTTTGTACCGTCCTCGTTCTTCTTCTGATAGATCAAGTCCTCAGTAAATCTACGGCACCTCATATCAATTAATACCTCCCATCCGTCATATCCGTTCAATACGGAATTGATGAACTCCAAACGAGTCATTTGTGGAGGTTGCTTTTTGAAGAGCTTGCGTTTTGTTTGGATTCGTGCGGATTTGAGGGTGTTCTCAATGATTGTATAATTATTTTCACCATCCTCTGTCTGTGTTGAACGGGCCAAACCAGCAGGGTCTCCAGTTACGAATAGTCCTCCAGTGTGTTGTTCGTTTAAGTATTTGTCTCTTATCTTTTGAGCAAACTTTGGAGTGTTGTTTTCCTTTTCCTCTGGCTTACCCAATATTTCTTCCAGGACATACACCTTTTTATATTCATAGTCTATCTGGAAGGCAAGACACGACATAAACGGCATCACGTTAAAGTCAAAGCTAAGTACTATCGGTTTCATTGGGTCGTACACCTGTTCCTTCAATTCTGAAACAAGGTGCTTCTCACCATTGAATTGCCAGTAAGCAGCAGCTTCATTAGTGTCAACAAAATCCCAGTTTCCGTACAACAGACGCTCTTTCGTAGCGCGGTCGGTCAATTTATCCAGTGCTGCTCGATATGTTGCCACAAACTCCTTATTTGGGTTGTCGAACACTGAGAATGGGACATACGCTTCACCTTCTTTCAATACAGCAGGGTTGCCGTCCTTGTCTTGTACAAAACGGTCACGAATCCATGTAATACAAGGGTTCGTAGTCATCAGCAAACGTGGAATTTTGAATGTGTTTTCCAGATTATAGCGCAAACGTGAGAACAAAACCTCAACAGCTCGTTCCGAGACCTCTGAAGCCTCATCGATCATGCCGATAGTCCATTCGTTAGAACCAAGACGCTGGAAATCTGGATCGCTTGGAATTTGCTCCAACTCTGCCAATGTTACTTCCGAACCATTCCAAAAGGTAAGAATGCCTTCCAGATTGTTGATTTTGTAATTCACGCCTTCTTTCAGACCCCAGTCGCGCAATACATTGCGCATAGTCTTAAAGGTAGAGCCTTTCAATGATTTGATGGTTTTACGAGCGATAACTGCTCGCAAATCTGGAAAGGTCATGCAATTAATCACGATCCAGCAGCTACCGATATACGACTTTCCTCCACCGGCAGCTCCACCGCCTAAAATAATCTGAGGCAAGTCCATTGAACCACAGCTCATACAGCATGGTCTGTAAGTAGGATTACCATGCTTATCATACCCTACCATTTTTTGTGAGATATGACCACCACAGTACGGACAGGAGTTTGGCTGTAACAGTTTCCATAGTTCGTATTGACGTACCGATGGGGCAAAGTTTACAACCAGTTTGTTAGGGGCTACAAGTCCTGCCATTACATAACAGCTTCCAAATATTTCTCTTCGTTGATAATGAATCGCTGTGTGCGTTTTCCGCGATTCTCAATTTGTATATAGCCATTTTCTTCAAGTTCCAGAAGGTACGCTCGTACCGTTCCGTAATTGCATTGGCTGTAATTTTGTGCAATCTGCATATAGGTATCTAAGGTTGAGTCCTTATAGAACTTTCTGAACCATATCAAGAACCCCAATGCTCTGCAACTTGTCTTTACATCTATCATCTTTCTACTTATTTTGTTTGAATAAGAATAGAAATATGGCTTTTCAATTGTTTGAAATTTTAGGCAAATAAAAATAGCAGCCTTTTGAGCTGCTATTTTGGCGATATATAAAACGGAGCAAGAAAGTTAGTCGGCTGCGTCGTAGATTTTCTCAACCAGTGCCCAGAAATCGTCTGGTGCCGGTGTTTCTTTTTCTGTGAACTGCTCACAACCTTTACGAATCAGAGCAAGCTCTTCAGGTGTAAAGTCAACCATGAGAGGCTGAGAGAAGTCCTTATTGCTATCCCATGTAACACGGCCATTCTCCTTATCCTCCTGAATGTTATACTCTGTACGGTCATTGTCGTTAATAACAACCTTCTTTAGGATTGATCGTTTGAGATTGAACTCCATGAAGTTTCCCTGCTGAGGAAGTAACTGAGGGAAATAAATACGGTCTTTAATGTGTAGTTCCATACTGCTATATGTTTTAATGTTTTTGTCTAAGAATAGACGATGTTTTTTTGAATAGTTTGAAAATTCTTCATGTTTTTACCATGTAACAATATTATAAGACACTCCTATTCCGATATATGGCGATATTTTGTTTGGAGCAACACCTGCACCAACTTGTATTCCCAACCCCCAGCGTTTTGGTTTTGATGGAATGTACGTAGGCTGGAATATTGTTTCTATGTGTGTTTTTTGATACACGTTAATGCTATCCAGAGTTGCTGCATACCCACTTATCCACGCGGTAAACGTGGAGTCATTATATTGCTTTTGGGTTATAGGAATTGTTACAGGCAGCGTGTCTCCAGGACGGAGAATAACACTATCTTTTATGGTGTCAGTTACCGGTAATGTTTTGGTAATATACCGTATGACCGCACTATCATAAGGTACGGGCATACGGTATGGGATTGTGTCATAAATGGTATCGCGGATAATAGAAGGCTCAGGTTTCTCTATATGACTCTGACGGTATTCGTCAAAGCCAAAATAGAGACCTAAACCAAAGTAAACACCAATTATGAATGCTGTAGTCTTTTTCATACGATTTCAATTGTTATTGGTTCACCACTTTTTCTTGCTGGCCAGAAATAATGTTCCATAAGGCTGCACCATACTTCTGTAGATTCAACTACTTGGCCAACAATTTTGTTTTTTCCAACGATTATACAACCAGCTGAACTGCGTGCTGAACGGCCTGGGTGGATAAGAATGCCATCAAAGTGATTGACGTTCAGCAAACGTGGCATATAACCTTGGTACTTACGCGCGTAAGGGTATTTTGTGAAATTGGAGAACTTTGGTGATACCACATTCATTGTGATTTTATATGTACCATAAGGAATAGCTGTTTCGCCATACACCTTCTTCTCACCATTGTCAAACACACCGTTCTTGTTTAGGTCACGGTTCTTGTCCTCAATGGTATCACAAAGATAAACCCACTGGCCGTCTTTCCACGCTTCCAGTTTTCCGATTGTGTACGTCTCTTTGAGAGCGATTCGTCTTAATCTTAGTTTCATTGTCCGATTGAACTATAAGGGATAAACCATTCATCTTCACCTAAGTACTTACCAGACAATTTTACCCAGCATCCACGTACTTGGTCGGCATGGCTTATCACTTCCACAACTTTGGCCTTAATGCCAGCCAACTCTTCCATGTGCATATCCTGTAAAGCGCATGAAGGTAGAATTAGAATAGTGTCTCCGATTTTCATTATATTGTTTATTTATTTGTATTCTGGAAGGAGATACTGAATGTTGATTGCAGCGTTGTGCATAATCTTTTTAGCTTCCTCTTCCTGAACGTCAATTGGATGTGTAAATTCACAGAAAATACTTCCAACCCAGTCATGCTTGTTGTCATTCATGCGCTTGATAATTGCTGCTTGACAACCGTAGCTTGATAAGATTGATTTTGCATACTTGTCGCTAACCTGCTCGTCAATATCTGTTATATACATGAACAGGTTTTTTACCATATCACTTGCAAACTTGGCAATCTCAGAAATATGTAAATTCTGAACGTGCGGCTTCATTGGTTCTACACCCTTACGCTTTACTTCATAGTAAATCGAAATGAAGCTTTCATTGCCAAGTGGATGAGGCTGGACGATGTACACTCTGTCTGCCCCAAGCTCATGCAAAATATTCCATAACTCACCAAATACGAGTGAAGAATTGTCAGCTCTCCGAAGGCTTTTTGCCGTTTCTTCTTTTTTGAACTGTTCTATCTTCATGTCGGTTAATTTATTCTTCGTGTACTGGTTGTAAGCGAAGAATGCGGCCACTATTGTTCCAAGAGCACTAATAATAGCCGGTAGATTAGTGAAAATTGCTTCAATCATTAGTCTTTTGTATCTTCTTTTTGTTGTTCCGGCATGATAAGGTTGAAAGTGATACCGCCACCTTCATCGCCACCTTCAATATTGAGTCTCTGTGCCTCCTTAACTGGGTACATATCCATTAAGGCTTTAGACGCGCTCACAGCAACGCTACGTAAAGGAGCTGGTGAAATCAATGCGCCTTTGCGATTTACATATTGGGTGGTCGAACACTCTTCTACTATCTTTGATAAACTTTGAGTCAGGAATTTCTTCATGTACTTTGCCTCCTCAAATGTCAATTTATCCAGTTCGTTCAAGTATTCCTGGATGTCATTACGCGCAAGGAAGCGTATAGCCTTTGCACGTATATTGCCGCCAGACACATTGAAGGCTTCTTCGTAGCATTTGGCGGCATTTCCTGCAAACGGTGCATCACCATTTGCATATAGCTCACAAAAGAGCTGTTCTTCTCTTGTTAATTTTACCTCCATTGTTATATTCTTAAAAAGGCACTACGTAACAAGTAGTGCCTTTGTTCATATACGAATAGAGGAAGTTGGACGTTATTGTTTGCGATACTCCAGCAACTTTTCCATAATCAGCTCTTTAAAGAGATCTGAGATGCCTTTACAGGCCGCATCAATGTCCTCTACAGATTTGAGATACTGCATATTGAACTTTATATCGAGGCCATATCCCGAAATTTCAACTAACGCTTCTTTGATGTCAGCATTTATTATGTTGTAAACCGTTCTGTCAGAGACAAGCTTAAACGTAACGGTAGGTTCTTCAACATCTGGTAATTTGATGGTTGTATCTTCCATAACATTATATTTTGAAATGTTTTCTACTCTTTTCTGCCTTTGACATTTCCAAAGGTCCTCCTTCAACTTCTCCTCCAACACTACGCATACGCTGTGTCAATACTGCCGCTACGTTAGTGGTAGCAGATACGTCGGCATCAGCATCGTGAGCATCATCAAGCTCAATGCCAAGACGCTCACACATGATTTCCAGCTTATATGAATTGACGTTCGGCAAATGGCATAATGCTAATTGACCCAATAATATCGTATCGAGACACAATGGATGCCAATGACCATAAAAGTCCTCGTGTCCTCTGAGGTATTTCTTCACCTCGCCAATCAGTCCTGCGTATTCCATCAACTGACAGAAAAAGCCTTCGTCAAATCCGATGTTTTGTCCTATAAGGAAAGGCTTCATGTTCTTCGGACACTTGGGTGTCATATCAATGATGAATTGCAACACCTCTTTGGCTACTTGCTCAATAGGCAAACCCTGAGAATAAAGCATATCCATTGTGATTGCAGAGTACTCCAACGCTTTCCGAGAATAGGTCATAGGAGTTGCTTCTGGTTCATCAAACTTGCTTTTTAGTACCTTACGTTTTTTACCAACGCCTTCAACTGTTTTTTGGTCGTATGGGTATATGTAGCTTGTATAGCTTCCCAGTTTCTCGAATGTGTCGAGACGTGTAGCGTGTATCGAAATCTGAGTACAAGCACTGGTTTGGCACTTCAAGTCACCTGTCTCAAAGTCCAATGTAAATGCTACTAATACTGTTTTATCGTCTTGTGGTGCTGCCATTTTCTCTTTGTTTTTGAATTATACATTGTGCTGTTAAATATAGCTTTGTGCGAAGCTGTTCAATCGAACCGTTGTTGTCAATTATGTAATCATACAGCTCATCTGGGATGTGTATGCGATCATTGTCTCTTGCCTTACGTTGCTCGTCAATACCATCCAAATTATCACGTTTAATTTTAATGGTAATCAACGTAAATGGGAATGGCGTAGTTTCCTTGCTCTGAAGGTTTGCTATCCCCTTCTCGTCTATTACATATACGCTTGGAAAAAGACTTAGAAATTGATTCCACGTGGTCCAATATTCGTAACCACCAAATTGTGTATAGGCACACATTTTACTTTGTGGCGGAACTTGATTTTTCTTAACAAACCAATGGTCCAAGCCGTTCTTTTCACCCTTTCTCATAGGCCGAGTGGTATAGGAAACAATTGTGTTCCAACCAAATTGGCTCTGAAGAATCATGGAAGCGGTTGTCTTTCCGCTTCCAGATGCCCCAACAATACAAATTATCAATGGCTTCATATTATCTCAATTAAATTGTTTCGTGTAAGCTGAAGATTGTTCTGTCCAGCATAATCGCTATATTTAATCATAGCCATGCAGACTATCAATTTGTTTTTGGCATTCACAAGTTTTTCTCGTGCCGTTCGATATTCTTCTGGCCAGATTACTAATTCCGACATATCGTTGTTTTGCTGAAGTGTTATCTTGCAGAACGTCTCTATGTCACCTGTCTTTTTGCTTGTGAATTTCTTTTCTTCCATTTCTACAATTGTAGCACTAATTGCAGCTTTCTTGCCGTCCTTGTCAGGATCCGCAATGTCTTTCAAGCTGTTGTAAGAAGCACGGCCCTTAATCTCCAGCTTGATGTCTGAATTGTCGTAGATACGCTTGTAATCAATTGCGCCAAGTCCCGACACCTTGATTTGCTGTTGGCTCCAGAAATAGTGTTTGCAAATCAAATCTTCAGGAAAGTCCTTCGCTTTAATTTCAAACCCAAGTTCTTCTGCGGCCTTTTCAATTATTGCATAACGCTCTACAACAGAATCAGCGTGCTCAACCTTATCGAAGCATCCAGCCAATATAAGATTCAATACATGACGGGCATTGACAGGGCATCTTGTAGCTTCTTCTTCGTTGTCCGGATCATCCCAGTACTGATACTTTTTCAACTTGTATTTAAAAATACGATGTATAAAGTTTACAATACTGGTAAACTCTCCATTCTTTGTGCGCTCATTGATTATCCAATCTACTGCTTTAGCACCAACCATTTTGATACGTGACAATGACCAGAAAATTGAATCAGTTGAATAGTCTGTGTAGAAAGAATCACCACTATGATTGATGTCTGGAGAAACAACTTTAGCCTTGCTACAAGCTTCCATTTCTGACATCAAAGGCACCAATTCCTTGTCATCAGCCCATTCCAATGCTACTGTATAGAATGCGGTTGGATAGTTTGCTTTCAGCCATGCTCCTACATAACTTGTAACGGCATAAGCAGTAGCGTGTGATTTATTGAAGAGGTATTTTCCGCCTTCTTCAATCATTGACCAAATCTTATCGATCTCTTCCTGGGGGCACCCTTTCTTTGCTGCTCCTTCTTTGAATTTGGTTTCAAAGTTCTTGATTTTATCTATTTTCTTTTTAGAGATAAACTTCACCAGCTTTACGCCATCGCCCAAAGACAAACCTCCAACCTCACGTGCGATTTGCACCATTTGTTCCTGGTAAACCATTTGAGCATAGGTTTCTTTCAGAGCATTATGAGTACCCCAAAGATAAACTGGAGCAACAAGTCCGTTTTTACAATTGGCGTATGTTTCTGTAGCTCCGTTCTCCAAGGTGGCAGGACGATAAAGCGCATTTGCAGCAATAAGGTCGTTGATGCACGATGGCTTCATTTCTATCAAGAACTTCGTGATACCTCTTGAAGCAAACTGGAATACATTTTGTGTATAACCTTGACGTAATAGCTCGTAAACATGAGGGTCATCGAGGTTTCCTTCAACCACGCTTTCTAATGAAACATTGGCGTGGTAGTGTTCATTGACAAGATTAAATGTGTCATGTAACTTTGATAACTCTTTGGTGGCCAAACAGTCATTCTTCAACAGACCAAGCTCATCAAGTGAATATCCATCATCCTCAGAAACAAGAATGTCATCCACTTTCTTGATAGGCACAAAATCAAAGCACTCTACTTCTTCACCATCCATTGTGTCTGGTGTTACCAATAGTGCTGAAGCATGAACGGAACTTGAACGAGGCTGGAACATCAATGTGCGAATATCCTCAAACAGCATTGGATAATCATGGATAAACTTGGCCACCTTCTTGTTCTGAGCAGCTAATTTGAACACTCCTGTGTAATCACACTTGTCATCTTCAAAAATGGCCGTAAGATAATTAACCAGAGACGGACTGATACGCATTGTTCTTGCAACGTCTTTTATAACAGCCTTCACCTTCAATGTTGTGAATGTGCCGGCAGAGAAAACACGCTGTTTGCCATCGTGGTTATAACGCTTCTCGTAATACTCCTTCACCTGTTGTCGTTTGGTGCTCTCGAAGTCATTATCAACGTCCGGCAATGAACCATGCGCGGTTTTAAGATAACCGTCGCCTACAAAGCAGTCCAGTACAGTATCAGGACTGCTTGTAGTGATTTGTTTTATTGACTTTACCTTCATTTCAACCTTAGTGAGCGATATGTGTTACGGTCAAATATATTATTGCAAGCTTTAACTGCTTGCTCAAATGCCAACAATTCTCTATCTGGAATGATATGCTTGTTGTTGATGAAGGACTCCGATATGATTCCTTCCATTGAACGACATCTACTCAACGCAACATATAATTGTCCTGGAGCAAAAATTCCTTGTGCGTGAATAGAAACCTTGTCAAACGTGAGCCCCTGACTCTTATGGATAGTAATAGCCCAGGCCAATGTGAGTGGGAACTGGGTGCAACTTCCTTTATCGATAGTTTCAATCTTATCATCCTTGACTTGATACTCTTTTGCTTCCCATTTGTATGGTGTTACCATAATGATATATCCGCTATCAAGACGAACCTTGATGTTGGTATCGCTTATATCAGCCACAACTCCCATTGAACCGTTGCAGTACAAATGATTTGGATCATTTGCTATCATCATTATCCTTGCGCCAACTCTCAGTTCCAAAACGCTATCACAAGGAGCCGAACTTACGGGGAAGTCTCCTTCAAATTGGGCATGGAATGAGTGTGTTGCTGTTCCAAGCATTTCAGAATTGATTTTCTGAACGTCTCTTTTGTATGTGCAAATATGAATATGCTCGTTGTTGTAATTGTGACTTTCACGACGGTCACGTAACACATCCAGGTCGTTGATGTCCCTTGCTGTCAATTTGTAGTTGCGAATATTGTTTAGAATCTCAACGAAACGACTGTCAGATTGTCTGAACACATGATTCAATTCAACTACCCTAAAACCACACTCTCTAAACACATGGGCATAAAAGAAATATACGCCACGGTATAATTGTAGAAGGACATTCTTTTCGTCATTCTTGACAACCGGTGGTAACTGGTATAGGTCTCCGAACATTACGATTTGCACTCCTCCAAAAGGCTCGTCCTGCATACGGTAGAGCCTAAGCTTGCGGTCAATGTAGTCCAATGTGTCTGGGCGGACCATGCTTATCTCGTCGATAATAAGTGTGTCGAGCTTTTTATACATCTCAACCTTCTCTTTGTAGAATTTGCCTCTCAGTACATCATTTGGGTTTTGGATGCTTAGTGGAATATTGAACAAACTATGTAACGTCACGCCTCCAGCATTTATAGCTGCGATACCAGTGGATGCAGCTACCATGATGTTTTTATGCGTGTTTTCAACTATGAACTTCAGGAACGTGGTTTTACCAGTTCCAGCCTTTCCTGTGATATAGAGACAACCAGTGGTCTCCTCGATTAACTGGAAGGCGGTTGCCATTTCTTCTGTAAGCGTCATATTACAACTCGTTTAATGTGAATAGTATATCTTTGTTGTCAAAAAGAATGTCATCTTCATCTTCTAATTCATCAGCGTAAATTCTGATTGGTTGTTCTTCTCCTTCGCGCTTTACTATCAATTCTGCATCCTTGTCGATATTAATAGTATTCCCGTTCTCCAACGTAACCTGGACGTACTCACAAGAGTCGATGTCCTCTCCGATGATGGTAGTGTCAGCTGGTGATAACCCAGCTCGTTCTGGAAGCAGAAAACGCTCAAAGATGAGGTCATACTTGATAGGGTCAATAAGCGTTATGCCAAGTAAGTACAGAAGCAATGATCCAGCTGCCGAACCACGACCACAACCAACCAGTATATTATTGCGTCTCGCCCAGTTGCACGTATCATATTGAACAAGCAAATAATCCACGTTGTCGGTGCTTTCGATAATGTACTTTTCGTATTCCATTTGCTTACGATACTGGTCAATTTTGTCTTTTGGGGCAAGCTTTTCAAGACCTTCCTCCAACAGCTTATTGAACATATTATGAACTGTGCCATACTTCTGTTGCTCCTCTGGTGTCATGTCGTATTTGGGCATATAGTTGCGAGTTACATCCATTCTTGCCTTAGCATTTTCAGCTATTACAACTGTGTTCTCGCAACATTCCTCAAACACCGCTTGTACATCCCAGGAATCACTGAAGGTCTGTTTGAATATCGCAAAGTGTTCATCAATATCTTTGAAATATTGGTCATTACTTTGTTCATGCGCTGCACCTTCAGCGATTTTGTTGAGGATAATTTTGTTTTTAGCATCATCCTTATCCAAATAATAGCAGTCACTAATCAATATTGGTCGTGGGAATCTTGCACTTCTGTATTGTTTAGTGAAATATTGTTTGGTAGCCTCTAATACTCGTATGTCTATTCGCTCAGCTTTATACTCTGAAAGGTCCACCTGGTAGTATATGCCATCAAACGCCTTGGTTAGCTGGCTTACAACTTCTGGATGTTCTTCCATGTACTGAGGTGTGTATTTATCCATCACAAGAACATTGCCTTCACCACGTTTCAATAGCTCTTCCAGACCAATTGTTTTATTCTCCACATTGTCAACCATAATAGCTTTCTGAATGCGAAGCAAATTGCGATAGCCCTTCTGAGTTTGCACATACACCTTGACTCCAAACTTTGCTTCATCATCCTCTACAGTCATTGAATAACCAAAAATAGGAGTAATGCCGTATGCGTCGCAGTCTTTCTGGAGCGTGAAGCAAGCAGCCATTGTATTTGCGTCACAGATGCCGATAGCTTTATGACCTAAATACTTTGATTTTTTTACCCACATATTTGGCATGAAGCTACCATTTAACAACTCAAATGGAGTGTGAACGCCAAGATTAACAAATTCTATATTACAATCAGTAGGAGTGCGAATACCAACATACTTTAAAATGTTAAGAGCAAATTCATTGCGCAAGTCATAGTAATAAAAGTTATCACCAAACTTGAACACGATATAGTTAATGCCTTCATTCATCAACACTCCAGGATCTTCCATGCTGTTGAATATCAGCTCGCCATCCTTATCTTTACGAAATATGGAGTTGTAGCTTGATTTCTCTGTGTTCTGAAAGAATGCCTTACCGAACCCCGGAATGTCAATAACATCAGGGTCAACAATCGAATACTGGATTTTGTTTGACTCCAGCCATTCATACAGTTCCTCTATTTTATTTGATTTTTTCATCGAGGGTATTCAATTTGAACTCTATAGGTGTGCTAAGATTAAAAGCGAATACATCGTAAATTGACCAAAAATCCATTTCGTCGAAATCTTTTCCGCCTTCTGTAATTTTGGCAATCATTACATCAAAGTATTCGTTCAATTGATCAGCTGCTCTGTTGATAGCCTCTGTTGCATCTGAATCATAAGCAAGGATAATGTTTCTTACGCCTTTACTTTGTAACTTGTATATTTGTGCATCCGACACCTTTTTCCCGAATGTCGCACAAGCAGCAACTCTTTTGTTTTCGTATAGTTCAAGCTTTCTGGTGAGGGCTATTACGTCAAATATTCCCTCAACCAAAATAACTGTATCTGTTTCATCCTCAATTACTGCATCGTAGTTATAGAGCAATTTAACGAAATCATTGTCTAAGCTATTGTTGTAGCGTCGTATCTGGTACTTGCCATTACGCTTGGCGGTTTGATTGTATTCGTCTATTGCATCTTTACCCCATGTATGTCTGGAAACGTAGCCAACAATATCGCCATTGTCTATTACTGGGAAAATGACATAATCATCGAATTTCCAGTTGAGTCCTCTTGTTGTGCCTACGGGGAAATACTCATAATCATCAAACACAAATCCTCGTGATTTAAGATACTGATTCCTGTAGCACCTCTTCCAGGACTCTGGCATTTCAACGATTTGCAATTCATCGTCAATCTCCTCTTCTTCAATTTTGAAAAACTCTGGAATTTTTACCGGCTCAAAGCTGGCTGTTTCCATGAGCTTTAGGTCGGACCTGCCAATGTCATCTAACAGTTGGTTAATGTCCTTCGTTGTATGTCCGCACGAGAAACAATGCGACATGAATAGTTTTTTCTTGTCTGTTTCTTTGCCGACATAAATTCCAAACTTGCCACCTGTTTTCCCACAATAGGGGCAAGTTGGAACTATAAGGTTTTTGCGACCGCCATCTAATTTCGCGTGCAACTCTGTAGTAAGCTCGCGAATCAGATAATCCTTCTCTTCCTTGCTTATATACGCCATATCACTTAACCTTATTGATGTTCATTGTTCTCATTCTATCATAGAACACTTCGTTCTCGTAATCTGTAGCTATCTTAAAGACTTCTCCACGTTCAAAGAAACGGCTTTTAGCCACATTAATACGCATGGTGTGCTCGCGACGCTCGTTAGATGACTGGTTGAGAGTCAAGAGGTGAGTTAATGGTCTGGAAAGACCTTTGGCCTCTGCTGTGTTGTATTCTGTCAGCACGTTCTTTTCGTCATTCAACCATTCTTGATTTTCAATTGTGGACTGATATGTCACTACCATCCACACATTTTCATCACCAGCCAAATCCTTTAGGTCATTTGCTACCGCAATACGTCTATGACGCTCACCATTTTCACCGTATTTACGTCCTGAAGCGTCAGTTAACAAGTCCATCGAGTCAATAATGATAACGTCTGGCTTGATATTGTAACGCTCCTTAAACTCAGCAATAGCATCTTTTATCTGGATGGTGGAAACGTGAGAGTTGAACTTTGGGTATGTTCTTACATACAACTTGCCAGAAATGTTTTCAATCTCTTGCACCATACGTTCAACATCCGCGTCTCTTAATGTGCCATGCTCATACCGGAATGAATTACACATTACCAGTGAAGCCGAATAAGCGTTTTCAACTTCTTCTTTACTTCCCTCCAACTGGATGTGCAAGACATTTAGACCGTCTAAACAAGCATTGCGCCCAATCCAACGTGCTGCATGGGTTTTACCTACGCCAGTGGAAGCCAAAATACAAGTAAGCTGAGTACGCAAATCTCGTCCACCGTTACGAACGTCCAGCTCATCAATGTAGAACCTTGTAATAGGTCTGTATGCTCCTTGTGCATTGTTCTTCATACGATTCTTCTGGAAGCGGTCTGCAAACGTCTGAACGATGTTTGTGTACTCAGCATCAGACAACGAAAACGAACGAGACCATTCGGTGTATTCATTGAGAATCCTGGAAGCCTCTTCATAGCCATCTTTGTTGTAAGCCTCACCAGCTTGTTTATATGCTTTCTGGAAGTTGACACGTTTGAGGTATTCCTCAATCAATTTGACACATTCTTTCGTTTCGAGTCCATCGGTACTTTCGTAGATGTCGTTTAGCAAATGAATGGCATTGCGATTGCCGCTTATTGCTTCACGGATGGCTGAAAACGATGGGATTTGTTTATACTCACCATAATATCTTTTCAACGCCTTAAAGAGGGCTATAGAGTCTCTGTCTGGAAGGTGCTCAGATTGGAGATTTGAATACACTATAGACAAGACATAGCTATCATTCATACACGTTCTAAACAAGTCCATCAAGAACTCTTCAGACAAGACATTGGTGCTACTCTTTGATGCCATTTTCCAACCGTAATCTGTATATTTCAGGATATTTTCTGCTTGTTTCAATTTTACATTCTTCAGAGAACTTGCACATACAGCAACATTCAGATTCTGGAGACCAGCCGAGCGTCGATGATTGGCAGATTAAATACCCAGCGTCATGGTTTAACATTCGTCTTTTGGTAGGTTCTTCCATCGGTAAGTAAATATATCGTGCTTGCGGATGTTCGCTCCTATCAGCAATCAGAGAAATTAAATCTTCACGCGTGACATTTGCAGTTGCCAACCACCTGTTCTCGTAATATCTCAACCCCTTATCTGTTCCAAATCGTTGTATTGACTTTGGGCCAAATACTTGGTTGATTTTCCATTCAGAGCCTCTGTTCTTGAACGCATAGGCAGAAGAAACACAGTAGTCCACGATACGTTCCCTGGAGAGACCACCACATTTCTGTTCCAATCTCTCCAGGGCCTGTGTAACGACACGAATGGAAGCACCTCCGTTAGAAAAACGGAAGCCTGGATTTATCAAATTAACAGCAATCTGAGTAAATATCCTCATCGTCTGCTTCACAAGATATTCGTTTGCCATCACGTGTCAAATGCTTCTTTAGATACTGCCGAGCCAAGAATAAACGGCTCTTGACGGTTTCAATGTTCTTTGACTTTAGCGTACCTTTACGGTGCTCTATTTCAACTATTTCTTTGAGAGAATATCCTGCCTCCTGGAGTAGGAAAGCATCACGGTGTATAGGCTTCATCTCATCGAGAACGGACAAGATTTCGTCGCTGTATAACTCACGATAGTTATCTATGCCCATTACATTGCCCCTGATTTCATCGTCATATAGAATTTCATCACTGAAGGTTTCGATACCGTTATCGTCACAAACTGGTATGTCTTGTGCGAGTCTCTTGCGCTCCAGGGCAAAAACATGACGCTTAGTACATATATGTAACCATGTACGAATAGGGCGATTTGGATCATAAGTTTCAATTCTGCGGAAGAAATTTACAAGAACTTCGGTATAATTCTCTTCTACGTTTTGAGGACTATAGCTATATTTAATGCAAAGCTTATAGATCATGTTGTAGAATGGAGTCACATACTTCTTGAACAGCTCATTTCTTCTTGCAGCGACTTTCGGGTCCAGTTCCTTGTCTATATGTTGCTCTTCTTGACATACTTGCGCTCCCATTCATAAGACACCTTGGCGTTAAACATCAATGATGTCCGAATGTCGAGTTTGTTCTGGACGCAATATGCCTTCCAGTCCATTTCGCTTTTCTTAAATTCGGTGCGAACCTCTTCGTCTGAAGGCTTTGGTTTCTTGTCGAGAAACGCAAAGAACGACGCAAGAATGGCTTTCAATTTCTTTTCGTGCTTTTTGCTTGCACTTTTATCAACTATAAGATTACGATTGGTTGCGCTCATATCTATAAATTAAAGCGTTTGATGTAACAAAAGAAGATATGAATAGCATCCGAATGGTTGTCATCAATCGGGTCAATTTTCCAACGTAGCTTACAAAACTCTATCATTTTGGCTTTGTTAGCGTTGCCGTCTCCAGTAGCGAATTTCTTGATGGTCTTAGGATTCAAGAAAACAGGCTCTGGCAAATCCAAGGTGTCACATACCTCGAACAAAATGCCTCTAAATTCTGATAGTTTACGAGTATCTGTGAAATGGTTATTAACACTTACGTCCTCTGCAACTATCTGTTTGATACCGTTGCGCTGTATGAAGTCCATCAGCGTATCTCTGAAGGCTTTGTGTTGTTTGTTGTTGTTTCTACGCATGGACTCTGTAAAATCCCAGGTTCCTCCTTCTGCAAGGCAATAGAAGCCTGTATGCGTAGCGATGTCAAGTGCAGCAACGTTGTTGCGTGTCAACTGGGAATCATTACTCTGGTTTTTCATTAATATTTGATACACCATTTTGTTTTGTTACCACAAGACGATTTGGGTAGTTTTCGGCAATGTTGCCATGACTTACCACTAATGCAGTAACCTGTGTATCGTTCAGAGCTTTGAACACATTGGCAAGACCAGCTTCGTCAGTGCAATCGAGTATTTCATCTATCACCAATAAATTCAGTCCTTTGCCATCTTCACAGTTTACGTTGCTCAACTTATGAAGGGCGAGAACACTGGCAAGTTCTACACGGCATTTTTCTCCGGCACTAAACTTGTCAAATGAACCGCAATCTACTCCGTCACGAATCAACGAAACGGATATTTTATCTCGTACCTTACCAGACTTTAAGATTGTATAGCCAGATAAGCACACTCTTATGTCGCTGCCTATAGCTTCCAAGAAATCATTGGTAATTTGAGAAATTGCGTTGATTTTAGCATTTGCCAAATATGTTTTAAACTCTACGAAAGTTGACTCCTGGAGTTTTAACTGATTCAGCTCTGCTTCTACAGCTTCTTTATCTGTTTCTGCTTTACTTAAATCTTTTTCATACTTAGCCTTGCTGAGTTTAAGGTTGGTCAACACGTCACCGTCAGTCGCATTCTCCAACTCTGTAATCTGTTCCTCGTATGTCTTAATACTTGCGTTCGTCATCGAGATTTCATTGTCGATGTCTGACAAACGCTTTTCGCCTTTTGTGGTAGCTGTGTCAATAGCTTCAAACACTTCGTCGAACATTGTCTTTCGCATATTGGCAGTTACACCCTGGAGGCTTTTCAATTGGGCTTTGACGGACTCGATATTGCTTGCAAGTGTTGCATGGTTTGCCTTTGCCTCTTCCAGCTTTGCCTTTGCCTCAGAATGTTGCTTTTGCAATGGCAATTTTAAACCATACAATTTTGACTGCTCATCACGCTTTGATTTGTCGTCCGCCATGCAGTTATCATAGTCTGTCTCAGACTTGCTGATAGATTTCTCGATATTTGACAATTTGGCGTTATATTCCGCTAACTCGTTACGAGACTTGTCTATATCAACATCATCAGCTAATGTGAACTCATGGTTACACTTAGGACATTGAATAACACCAGCCAACTGCTTTTCTAAGCTTGCTATAGATGTGTTAAGCGAGCTTCGCTGTTCCGTCAACTTCTGACTATCTATTTTCAGCTGCTGTGCCTGGGCTTGCAGTTTCGTAATTTCTTCTGCAAGCTTAGCGTGCTTTTTGTCAATCTTGTCAAACTCAGTTTTGTTAGATTTCTCGATTTTTTCTACAGACTTGACAAGTGAATCGACATTATCTGAAGATGTCTTTGATTGTTTGTTGAGGTCCTTCAACTTTTTTTCGATGTCCTGTAACTTAACCTTGTTGTCAGCTATTTTGCTCGTACAATCAGAAATAGCAGGAAGCTTCAACTTGTCAAACTCGCTCTTGATAGTCTTGTATGCCGCTGTTGTGTCCGCATCCGACTCTTCGAGCGTTTGCATTTCCTCGTCTAATACATCAAGATCATCTAACTGCTTGTTGATAGATTCTTGTTCATCATTAAGAGAACGAATACTACCACGCTTTTCAGATATAGTGTTTTTAATACCGTCAATACGAGCTTTGCGATTAGCCTTGCGGTCTGCGGACTCATTGATGTTTCTCTCAATTTCATCTGCCAATGCCGAAACACGACCATTACATTCTGCCACCTTCTTTTCTGCTTCCAACAATTTTTGCTGCAAAGGTTCCATGTCAATATGCAATGCTTCTATTGATTCGTCAACTATCACTCCATTGCTGAAACGATTGATTATTTCCTTTTTCTCTTTGTCTGAGCTGGAAAGGAACGACTGGTATTTACGAGCTGTCAGAATAAAGTTGCGAAGAATTTCGTCTTTACTGAGACCTATTTGTTCAAGCACATATCTGTTATAGTCAGATACGGTAGCCTGTTTAATTTCCTCTTCTTCATCCGAGGTGGGGCCGTATTGCATCAGAATTTGAATATCCTGGGGTGATTTGCGTGACAGTTTGCGATTTACTGTCAACTGCTTGTTTGCTTCGTTGTTGATGAGCGTAATTGAAACCGTCGCTTCATCAAAGCGGTCGTTGATGATTTCATCCACATTCACCTTACGCAATGGTTCACCGGTAACACCAATGGCCAAAGCTTCAATTAAAGCGGATTTGCCTGAACCGTTTGAGTTTTGAGATTCATTATCCAGGTTGTTGCCAAATATTAATGTAGCTTGATGCTGAATTGGACTATAGTCCAAGTGCTCAAAAGCACAGATGTTTGTTGCTGACAGTCTTGTTAATTGCCACATGATGCGTTGATTTTATCGAGGTATGATAAACCCAATTCTACATTACTGATTGCTTTGTCAGAGCAGAAGTTGGTGTACTCTTGCTTAATGCCATTCTTGTCGTATTTCTTGGACAAATCCTGGCCTTCAGCTAAACGAACTTGCGTCTGTTCTGTCACCAATTCAATTTTTGTAGCACCACATTCAGAGAGCTTTTGCTTATCAATAGATGTGGCTTGCTTAGATTGACATTTGACACGCACTTTAACCTTGTAACGACCATCGTTTTTTATTTTTTGGAGGTTTTGTAAAAATGATTCGTCTATATTGTCAAAGTCAATATCAACAACCTTATAGCGAGTGTTAGCTTCATTTTTAACAAACTCATAGCTTCCGTCTGTATAAAGGATTGTATAGCCTTTCTCTTCGTCCTCACCAAAATTGTGTTGACGAGAAGAACCGATGTATTCAATAGAAGTACCTGGTACCAACTTGCGGTTATGGTAATGGCCAACTAACACATGATCAAACTTAGCAAATAAATTAGCTGGAAGCTCGTCATCACTTGGCGTTGCCAACCCACCTCGAATACCTTGATGAATATAAAGGACTGACTTTCTGCCTTCAACAATTTCATTGGCCATTTCTTCAAACCTATCTGTAAAAGACCCGTTTTCTGGGAAATAGCTCATAACGAATAAATCTGTAAATGAATTGCCATCTTTCATTTCGTAAATAGCAAAATCATCTATGATTTCAACGCCTGGGTATTCAGAAAAAACAAGACTATAACCATCAAGTGACTCCTGGTCCACCTTATCGTGATTGCCCTCTGCTATAATCACCGTAATATCTTGACGTGTAGCCTTAATTACAGCCGACCTAACAGCCAATATGGTTGAGAGTGTTTGTGCGCTACGTGATAGCCACAAGTCTCCTCCAACAATGATTTGATTGATGTTATGCTTATTGCAGACATCCAATGCTTCATTCCAGTTTGATGTAAATTCTGGGATGTTGTCTTTGCTAACGTGAATGTCGTTAATCAATAAGGCATACGGTATTTTCTTGCTCATAAACCGTTCTTTGTTTAGATGCGCACGCCAACTTAATGACGTGCGCATTTGTTATTTTATTGATTAGCGACGACGCTGTGGGCGAGCTGAACGACGTGATGTGCGTACAGCAGGTTCGCTCGTGTCATCATTACGTTCACGTACTCTGCGTGCCGGTGCTGGCTCTGGCTCAGGTTCGGGTTCATCCTCTGGCTCGTCAGCAGGAGCAGCTGGCTCGTCACCATCGTCCTCGTAATTCTCGTCATTGCGAGTAGCGGTGGTTTCTTTACGCTTAGGTTCATCTACAGGAGCATCGTCTGTCTCCTCTGTACCTTCGCCTTCTGCAAGCGCATCTTCGATTTCCTGAAGAAGGTCGATATTAGACTTGGTGTGACTGATACGAATGCTAAGCTTGTTGGCATCAATATACTCCTTGATAGAAGTACGGAGTTCCTGACCCTCTGCTGACTTGTCATCAAGACCAGCCTCATCAATGCGGTCGTAGAGATCCCACAAAGAGTCAATGTCTGCAACAGAGTCGCAGCCTTCGGTATTCTCGCTACCCTTGCCACGGCCCAAGACGAAATGAGACTGGTCGTCAGCAGGAAGCAGACATTTAATCTGCTCGATGCAGTTCTGAACCTCTTCATCATTTACCATGTCAATGTCGTGCTGCTCGTCAAGCTGTGTAAGGTAAGCGATGGTTGCTTCCAGATGATAGCGAGTATAGCGGTACAACACCTCTGGTAAACGAGGCTTGTCAAGCAACTTCTGGCAAGCATCCTCGTCGAGAGCGTTAATACCAGACAATGTGTCGATGTTGAATGAATATGAAGCCTTGCCGTTCTCTGTCTTGCGGATAATCTCGACCGGATATGCGTTAGAAATAGAAGAGATAGGACATGGGACGTTCTTTCCACCCTTGTTAAGCTTGTTCCACACGTTGAGTTTACGCTCTTCGAGGTCTTTGTACTGTGCGTATGAAAGCTGAAGAATCTGGATGCCATCGCCAGGGTTATCCACATCAATCACATACATACAACGCTTTGAATCCCAACGGAGACCACCATTGAAGCTGCCTTCACGGAGTTTCTTACACAACGCTGCGTCATCCGCATGAACCTCGCAAACACGATTTACGTATGTGTCGATAAGGTCGGATTTAAGCTTGTCCTTGAATGCGTGTGTTGCATTGCATACGCTAACGTAGTTGATTTTAGGCTTGCCCTTACTGTCAGTCTGAGGCTCAACAATTTTGAGCATAAGTGAACGCAACGGGTACTCATAGCCCTTGCGCTCCATCGGCAATACCTCGCCTTCAGCATTAACAACTGGAGCCAAAGGAAGAATGCGGATGTTGTAAGTACCGTCGTTCTTGATACGGAGATAGGTCGCACGACTCTTGCTCTCTTCACTGCTCTTTTTCTTAGCCTCTTCAAATGTTTCCTGGGTGGAAGCAAAAATGTCTAATGCAGACATCTGAATGTTTTTTTCTTGATCCGTCATGGGGAAGAATGATTAAATTTTTCTTGATAGATTTTTCCATGTCTCAGCGTAAGCACCTGCATAAGGCTCTGCGGCCTCTGCTGCTTTAAGCAGGTCTCTTGACAGCAGGTCAATTCCCCACTCAGACTTGGCATGATGGATAATCTTCTCTATGACGAAATCCATCTCAGTTGTAGATTCATTTTTGAGGTCAAAATATTCAAAGGTATTTTGCTCTCCTGGAATATTACAGGTATGAATCGGAGCATATAGCTCTTCAAAATATCTGTATAAGGCTTCTGGTTCTGGATGTTCCTCTAACTTTTCACTCAAAGTCTTTAAGAGGTAGCCAAATAGAAACTTCAACTGAGGTAGCGAGCGATTCTTGTTTTTGTCAAACAGTAAGTAGCCATACTCACCATTAGGCAATAAGTCCACTGAATCCAAAAGCTCGTCTGTATCAGCATAGCCTTCGCGGACTTCGACTATGCCTTTTGCTCTAATCATCGTTACATAAGCGATTTGGTTTAAGATTCTGTTGCAAAGGTAGGTATATTTTTTCAAACTACCAAATTTTCAAACAAATAAAATTTCAAAATTTTCAAAATACATTTGTTTACCTCTGTATATCAGCTATTTGTGAGTTTCACTATTACAAAAGGATAGATTACTGAAATATGCTTGCAACATCTATCACATTTTGATTTGTGCTTCCACGCCACGGTAAATTGGGGTCTGCAAGCGACTGTACGAATGGGCCGTCCACTAATACATTAACATATTGTAGAATATCGGGGTAGTGCTCCAATATGTAATCCAAAGTATAACCAGACCACAACCAAATAGTTTTAGGTGTGCGCTCTTTGATCATCTTACATAATTCCATAACGGCTTCATACTGCAACAAAGGCTCACCGCCAAGTATAGAAATATTGCAATCATCTTGATTCAATTCGGCAAACACATCCTCTATTGTTCGTTCAGTTCCACTTGATATATCCCAGAACTGGGAGTTGTGACAATTTTCACATCGTAACGGACAACCTGCCACATAAAGGGAATTACGTAGCCCGACCCCATCAACAGAGGTCGAGCATACGATTTTTGCAACTGATATTTTCATATTAGTCATGTGTTACACGGTCATTTAGTTCAGCCAATTTACCAGAGTTCCAGCGGTCTGTAGTTCCTACAAGATAACCGGTAATGCGCTGAAGTTTATCAATATGGTTGCCACCACAACAAGGGCATACCTCCAGATTTTTAGAAGCGTCCTCATATCCGCAATCCAAACATCTGTTGCGATTGTGATTGACACTGCCATATCCAACATTGTACTTGTCCATTAAAGCAACAATATCCTTGACAGCCTGTACGTTATGTGTAGCATCACCATCAAGCTCTACATAGAAGATATGACCGCCACGTGTCAAATCATGGTAAGGTGCTTCTACTCGTGCCTTATGAGATGCACTGCAATGATAATATACAGGAACATGGTTTGAGTTGGTATAATAATCCTTATCCGTAACACCCTTGACAATACCATACTTCACCTTGTCTTTCTTGGTGAATTTGCCTGATAGTCCTTCTGCTGGTGTGGCAAGTACAGAAAAGTTCAAGTCGTAATGGTCAGCTAATTTTTTAACCTCGTCGCGAATAAACGTAACGATTTTTAAGCCAAGTGCCTGTGCTTTGTCGGATTCGCCATGATGTTTGCCAACAAGTGCAATAAGACATTCGGCAAGACCAATAAAGCCAACACCAAGAGTGCCGTGCTTCAAAACAGAACGCACCTCATCTTCTGGCTTTAGTTTTTCTGAACCAATCCACATACCAGACATTAGTAATGGAAATTGTTTGGCCATTGCAGTACACTGGAATTGATAGCGGTCATACAGCTGTCTGCCTGTAATAGCTACCAAATCATAGAGTTTGTCGAAGAATATCTTGATACGTTTTTCTTCATTTTTCTCATCCATTACGCTCAATGCGAGTCCTGGCAGATTGATTGTTGAAAACGACAGGTTTCCACGTCCAATAGAAGTACTCTCACCAAAACGGTTTTCAAAAACACGTGTACGGCACCCCATTGTTGCAACCTCGTATTTATAACGCATTGGATCGTCTGCGTTCCATTGTTCACTCTGATTGAATGGTGCATCCAGATTCAAGAAGTTAGGGAAGAAACGCTTTGCAGACACTACACACGCCATTTCATACAAGTCATAGTTCGGATCACCTGGCAAGAAATTCACGCCACGCTTCTTCTTCCAAATTTGAATGGGGAAGATGGCTGTTGAGCCATTGCCAACACCGCGATACGTGGTTTTCAACAGTTCTCGGATAATACAACGACCTTCTGCACTTGTGTCTGTTCCGTAGTTGATAGAGGAGAACACCACCTGATTTCCGCCACGTGAGTGTATGGTATTCATATTATGAATAAACGCCTCCATAGCTTGATGCACACGACCTATTGTCATGTTAATAGCATGACGCTTAACGTGTTCGCGGCTATTAAACGACTCACTCTTGTCAGCTTCTTCATAAATGTAATCTTTGATGTATGCGGTTTTAAGACCAGAAAAATCTGTACCGGTAAATTCTTCGATTTTCTCTATTTCCTCCACATACGTTTTACGTACATAAGGTGCCAAATAATAATCGAATGCAGGAATTGCTTGGCCACCGTGCATCTCGTTCTGCACAGTTTCCATACTGATACAGCCAAGGATCGATGCTGTCTCAATACGCTTGGCTGGTCGGCTTTCACCATGACCAGCGCGGAAGCCGCCACTTAACAAAATATCAATTGGATGCTGCAAACACGTCAGACTTTTAGTTGGATAATAGTCTTTGTCATGCACATGAAGGAGGTTGTCTTGAACAGCCTCTTCTGCTTCTTCGCTCATCAAGTGCATATCGGTAAATTCACGACCTCTTTCACTCGCGAACTTCATCATCATGCCAGCTGGAGTGTTTGAGTCAGAGTTGGCATTTTCACGAGTCACATCGTTTCGTTCTGCGTTGATAATACTGTTAATCACGGTATCTCCGTAACGTGCGCGTGCCTTGTTACGTTCGTTACGATAAAGAATATACGCCTTTGCTACATTTGCAGCACCAACAGCAACTAACTCTTTTTCAACAAAATTTTGGATTGCTTCAACATCAATGCCATCATAACACTTGTTGGTTACATTGTCGGCAATTGCTTCAACCGACCAGCTATCAGACTCTCCAACAGCTTCACAAGCTTTCTTTACGGCATTTACAATAAACGATTTGTCAAATGGCACAAATCTGCCATCTCTTTTTTTAATCTCCATGCTCCTGTGATTTCACATGAGACTCCACTGTACCACATTGTTTCTTAGAATAATTAGAACAATAATTGGCTAATTCAATTTGGAACGCCTGGGTATTGTTGAACCCACAGCAACGCATTTCACCACACAAACCACCTCGATACACACACTTGCGTACCATCATTGCAGCCAATGAAGGATCTACCTTGGCGATTTCTTTTTTAATCTCGTTAAATACAGCTCTTGTTTCAGCATGGGCCTGAACACACAAACGCAACTTAGCCATATCAATCAATGACTGAGCGTTGACGAGTAAAGAAAGGTTGACTGGAGTGTTACGGTCTGTGTTGTCTTTCATCCATTCCAACTGTTCAATAGAACTTACAACAATGCTTTTAACACCATCAATTTCCTGGTTATCAAGCATTGATGAAACATTTTGAAGATTGCCAACAAGCTCGTTACACTTATTGACCACCCCAGGATTTCCGCCTTTGCGGTCATCTCTACATGTTAATTGGAATGGTACAGAACCTACATGATGACGTAGTAGGTGTGTACTAATAAACAACTTCACGTTCTTCAGGGTTACCCAAAACATCTGGGTACGTACTGGAGAGTGTTCGGCTTTGTACAAATCCAGTAAGGTAGCCTTACTCTTGCCCAAGAATGTGGATTCGCACGCTTCTCGCATCAATTCTTCATCCGTCAACTTTTTGACAGATACTTGTAAATCGTTCATATAGAAGATTTTTAAGAATGTAAAATGGGGAAGATGTAGTATTTCAACTTAAAGTATTGGCAAAGGTACGGATAAATTTTCAAATAAATAAAAATTGCGCCATAAATTTTAGCTTAATGGCGCAATTTTCTGATTATAGGCCGTACATTTGCTTTCTTCTTGCTTGTAATGCCCGAATTTTCATATCAACAGAAGGAGGAGGCAAAGGTCGTAGCTGAGTGCATCCATTTTGCCGGTACTTGATAAGCAATCGTCGAAATATCTTCGTCCGAAAATACGGATTCATGGAAGAATAGCTTACTTGCTCCACAAATTCGGCCTCTGGAGGCTCACCTCCAGTTGCTTCCATTATCATATTGTATTCTAATGGAGCGTGCAACTGGAGATTGCGACCAAATGTTGTGGACTCAAAGCTTCTTATCAACTTTTTTCTTCCGCGTCTTTTGGGCGGACGTTTTGGTTTCTTCTTGCGATGCGGTCTCTTCGGTTTCGGAGCATCCACTGCTGGAAGATTCGGATTCCATTCGCTCATGTTCTGTTTGCTTTACAGAGGCTTCGTAAGCCTGTTTTTCGTTTAATTCAAGAGCCTTGCGGTCTCTTGGGTTATTAAAAATTCTCATTGCTATACCATATAAGTGATTGAAAAATCAGTTGTGTTGCCGCAACTACCATCACAATACAGAACCTTACATTCTCTGCTATTACCTTTGATAGAAACAGTCCAGTTCCTCTTGTTACTGAAAGAGAAAGACTGATATACGGCATAAGTTGGCGGATCAATTGTATTTGGCACATTAAATATTGTGCCACTATGAACAGTTCTTAATGAACCCTGAATGCTTACGATATTGCCGATTTGACGAGCATAGAGACCATCTTTAATCTCGACCCATCCAGTATCTTTCAATTTGGCTTGGAAATCTCCAGTACCAGCAGCACCAATGTTGTCACGTATCTTTTTCTTATTGGCTTCAGAAGTGCCCATATCCGCTAAATACTGGTCTTTCTTGACATAACCAGATAAGTCTCCAGTTCCAATTGCACCAATTTGTGCCCGCAACTGTGCCTGGGTTTTGCCATAAGAAATATAGTCTGCAAAACCATTAGAAAGCTGTGCATACCGTGCATCAGATTGAGTTTTGCTAAACACATCTGCATTTTTTGCTGTATCAGACATCGCTGTGTTAAAGCTTGATTTCAACACGTATTTCTCTGATAGGAGTTGGCCATTTTCCTTAATGGCTGGTCCTAAATCAACAAAACTGTTTGAAGCACCATATATAAAGACACTGGAGAGGTTGTTGGTGATTCGGAACGACATATCTGTGCTTTCCGAAAAACCGACCAAGCCCATAGTAGCTTTATTTGAATCTTTCCAGATAATTGACTTCTGAAGGTCTGTATTGGTTTTTGCTTTGTCGAGCAAAAATACAAGTCCTTCATTTGTGGCACCAGAAACCACGTTCAACACTCCAGCTATATTTACATCTTTGGATTGTCCGTTAATTGCTATAATAGCAACGCCCTTGCCGTCACCAATATTTGTGTTTCTGAAATATTGAGCACCACCATTAAGACCAACCATATTAATATTGACAGAAGCAGTGTTACTGGCTTCTGTGTGGTTATATATATGGTTCGCGTTTGTACCCACATTGCCAAAGATGCCTTTAGATGCTTGAATACGTCCTGGAAGCACAATTCCATCACTGTCTATTTTTGCAATTTGGGTATCGTTGATATACGCAACAATGCCAGTACCGTTTTCCATAGAAATTGCATAACGATTGTTGCTCGTGTCAAATTTGGTGGCCAATACCAAATTGCCGTTGTTAAAACGCATGTCAAAAGATGAATTGACACCTGCTATCTGATATGCGTTTGCCAGACTCTTGATAACACCAGCGACTTCCAAATCTCCAGCGATTTTCAAAGAGCCGTTGAGAACCTGAATAAGGTTTGCAGGGTTTAGAATGAGAGAGTACTTGCCAAAGAAAGCGTCCTTCATTAGCGTACCACCAGTTTGATTTATCACCATTGAGACAGGAGTCTTATTGGTGATTGAATCAAGAGAAGCTGGAACAGATGAACCAACTGCGACACCGTATAAGTTACGTCCAACCTTTGTGTCACCGCTTGCGTAATGAACACTGTCGGTTGTATTTTTCTCATACAAATATTGTGGCCATTTGTTGATACCACTTGCACCTGAGAAATAACGCAACTTACCGTTCAAATATATGTAGCCAGCACCAATTGAGTTGCCAGACACCTTACAGCCACTAACAATGAAGTTGTCGCACTCATCAAATATATGACCAAATGCAAGCGCAAGGTCTTGTAAGTTGAGTACGTCATCTACATATACATAGCGGCCACCTGTTTGAGCGTTAAATTCATTCATTGCTTGTATATTTGATTATATATGTTTTACCTGATATACGATACTTGTTTATATAATGTCTAAGCATCGCCTCGTACTGAGCCGTGGTAATTTTTGAAGTATTAATAGCTGGACTGGTGACAACAAAGCTCACCGTATTTTCATCAGTCTTTTCATCTTGATAATGAAGTTTAACTGTATTTTCCGCCCCTTCGCTTACGTATCGCATCACCATGTGGTCAGACAACGGAACGCTTGCATTACCGTAATAGATTGGCGCACCAAGATGTTCGCTATTCTTAATGATGATTTTGCCGCCTTTAGCAAAATATTTGCTAAAACGTCTGTTCAAAAACCATTCAAATTTGAATATCTGAGAAGTCATGGACGCTTCGATTCTCGTTTCTTTAGCGTAATCCACAAACTCGTCATTCAAAAATTGCATAGGCTTTAAGATGGCTTGTAGATACAGTATTAGTTTGCGTCCACCTATATAGTAAGGCACAAACCGATTTACCAATTTGTCGAAATTGACCGCGTATCTCATTACTTATCCTCCAGCTTTAAGATGATTGCCTGTCTCCAAGTAGGAAGGTCTGATTCGTCACCTTCGCCTGTGCTTTCTTTTACATAACCGCTATTCGGCACAAAATAACGCCCAACCTTTTGCAACTTTTGACCATCAGTGCCTACAATAAGATTGTTATCATCATTATACTGTGCAACAAAAATGCCTTGATGATCGCTATTCTCATTGTCGATTTGAACATCTGTAACGTGTTCTGCGCTCTGTATGGCATCGATGATTTTCTGAGTATAAATGGCACCATCAAAGCTAATATTGGCAATGAAATTATTCAGAGCATTTTCAATGTTCTGATACACTTCGCTTGCTTCTACCGCACCATCATAATATACCGTCACCTTTGGTACAAGCACATCACCATTGCGACTTACAACCAAAGCGTGTTGACCGGCAAATAAAAGGTTGTTTAGGTACGCACGAATTTTCAACAATTCATCATCGTCGATACGCTTGTAGCCACCAGGTTCACCAGTAGCGATTTTTAGAAGCAACATTTTGTCATTGAAATTTTCTTCCGTGACCTCCGAATAGGACACTTTAGAAATTATACGCTTTGTTGCATCGATGTTCGCATACGAACAAACTGTTCCTTCCTCATTGATTATCAAGTCATCACCAGATTGATATTTAAGAAGTGCATTTGCAAAATAGGCTGGTGTGCCATTTATGCGATTCTGCAAATCTGAAGCCAAGTCAACCTTAAACACATCCATAACATTTTCATGCGCCCAAATACAGGCAGATGTAACCCATGTGAAGGCATCAAGTATTGACATCTTGGAGCCGTTTTGAAATTCAGTCAGCTCCAAGTATTTATTTCTGGTTTCTTTTGCAATTGTGTATATTTCACTTAAAGTTCTTGCCATTATGCTGAATATATATGTGTTACACCATTTATGATAAATTTCCAAGACACTGGAGTATTCCATTCTGCTTCTCCAAGTATTTTTCGGATAGCATTCCATCCAGTTTCTGACGGTTCTGTAGTTAAACGCACAGTACAACCTCTACGTGTTCCGTAATTTGCCACTATGTGTTGTAGATACTCGTCCAACACGTCAATACTTGTGAAATGTACATCTGTAAGATTTAGTTCCTGTAAATCCATGTCTGCTATTGGAAGCAAACTTGAAATTGTGCATCGCTGTAAATCTACAGAATATGTACCTTCAAACAAGAATAGGCCAGACAGGACAAATCCGTTTGCATAACTCACATATTCATCAACTGTTACTGGATGTGCAACAAGAAGGCTACCTCCAAGTTCAGTGGTGTTTAGATATGTAAGTTTCATTGTTATTGTATTGCCGTAGAACCGAATGCGTCTGTGCTCTACAACATTATCAAAATAATGCGCAACGGTCTGGTTGGCATGAGAAAGCTGTATGTGTTCAAGAGGGCTGTTGTCACCCCAATCAACAATCATAGTGCCTTCTCCGCCTACAACAATACTCGCCATTGGCAAAGCTGCGCCTATATCACATACAGCAACAAGCTCTTCAGTTGGTTCTTTATGATAGACATGACGTTCGCCATTTGAAGGAATGACATTATCCTCAGCAAGTCTATTGACAACTGATTCATTGATAACAAATGCTTCGTGATATTCAAGCTCTGTGCCGGTGGCTAAGTCTGTGTTCATATTTAGCCATGTGTTAGTTATCAGCAAATCAAACACGCCCTCTACTGTGCCGTACAAGTGTAGCGCGATGTCAAAAATGTTCTGATTTGGTTTTACTATATACTTTGCCATTACTATTCTGCATTTGAAGAATCTAAATCTAATTGACTCATTGACTTGGTGTCATAGTCATATTTGGCGTTTTTTACAGTCACACCATCTTCCGAAAACTCGCGCTGCAACACGTCTGCAAGCTCTCCTGAATTGATATGACCAGAATTAACCCAGCGAACCATTCCAACTCCTATTAAGGGATAACGATAATTGTTAGAAGGATTACAAGCCAACAAACAATTTGCATTCTGACGGTCGGCAGATACAATGTTGAAATCACTTTGACTGGCAGAATACAGCTCCACACAATTGTCTCCAATCTTGCCATAAAACGAGCCATCTGATATTTTCATTAACTGGGAGGCAAAAGCATTCGTAGGCTTGCCACCATACAATCCGACCTTGACTAAGAACCATTCATTACCGCTATCTAAATTAGTTACGTATGAAAACGAACCTCCTTCATAGACGCGACAGATTCTAACCATAAATTCTTTATAGCGAGGGGTGTATGGTATGTTAAAGAACACGCCATTGTTACGAATCGATGCTTCTGTAACCGTACTGGGAATATCGATTTCACCATAAATGTAGCGAGATAGTCCCGTTGGGTTAGACACCCAACGGAAATCTCTCAACTGATAATTGTTCTTGGATGGCAATGTTATATCGCCTGTTCCAATATGTATTTCTATATCTTTGCGCATTAATTTTGCGTATTAAGAATTTGTATATAATACCCTGTACTTGGGGTGTATATTAATGCAAAAGACCATGAATCTCCTGCACCTAATGCCATGCGGTTAGCACCATAATGTTTGTTATTTTTATAATCCCAATTGCCATTATTGTCAACTATTGAGCCGCCTTCTTCTCTCCCAGGACTATTTGACGCTGCGGACGCTGCTGATATACAACAATCAGATGACCCACTTCCACATATAACCCTAACTGGAACACAAAACGACTTTGTTTTGTCGCTTATGCCCAACTGCTCTCTTATTTGTGATAACTTTGGGAAAAAGAAGTCATATGATTCGCTTGCTCTATTGAACAGCAAAAACGTGGTGCCAAAACTAACATCCAAAACTGTTGCGTCACCAGATTTTGTGTGTTCCATCACATACCCAGACTCAATTATTCCTCCATGAACTTGCAATCCACCAACAACTCTAAGTCCAATATTGCAATTAGCCGCATTATCAGATATAATTTGCGCTGCTGGGAAATACATATCTGATATGGAGTTCATTTTTCGATATATATATAATGCAGAACCACAATATTTATCGCTCTTATAATCTTGCGTAGGATCTGAGCCAGCACCAAGACCTATTTTTTGATAAGCAATATCGCCAGCGGAAAAATACCCAACTTGCTGCTCCATGCGAACAAAGTTGGGGCCGATTTGTGACATGTTGGTTTTTTCAGTTGAAGTCCATTTGCTTATGTTTCCATAATACAAGCCATCACTGTTGATACTAAAATCACCAATTTTACCACTGCTTGCTGTTATTTCTCCACTCATAGTCAAAGAACCATCAGTTTTCCAACTGATATTTCTATTAGCCAAATATCCAGAACCATCTGGATTAAGTTTCCATGTTGGATTGTCAGTGCTACTTTGAATTGTGCAAGCAGATATAGTTCCAGCTGTAATGTTATCAGCAGACACCTTTGCCTTAAAGTCAACTTTCCCAGAAGCGTTCCATGAAATCATATCACCAGCCAGAGAACCAGAGCCATCAGCTTCAAGCCTCCATTTATTGCTGCGAATACCAGTCTCACTTAATGTTATGCTTCCTGCTGCATCTGTGAATGAACCAGCACCCACTTTCTTAGAACCCACAAACAAAGCGTCATTCTCAATATTCCATTTCGCAATGGAGCTTACTCCATTACTTCTTAACTTGAATATCTTATATCCGTTCTGGTCGTATGCGGCAAATGAGACCCCATCTGTTTTGGTTTTCATATAGATACCACCATGAACATCTATATAATCAGTCAAACTGGATGATGCAAAGTTGTTAAAGTCCGTACCGTCAGCGACCGACATAAAGATTCCTGCATTTGCCGTATCGGAAACGATTGCCACGTTAGGGTTAGATAGCCTTTTTGCATTAAGCTTCCAACCAACAATTTCGCCACCATTATTATCAGTAGAAAATGAGATAAGACCGCCCATAAATGAGACATTACCATTGGTATCAATATACCACTTCTTGCCACGAATACCATTTGCGCCAAGTGTAATGCCGTCTGTAGTATATGCGCCTACTGTATCATTTTTGATTCCAGACCATAAAGCGGACTGGTCAAAGCTCCAACCTGCAATAGAATTGGCTGCTCCTAATTCAAACACGCAAGTTGGTCTTCCTAATGACGAGGGTTTATATCCTATTAAACCCCAATTTGTTTCAGAACCATAGAATATTGCAACACCACCAGCATTCTTAACGCTTGAAAGCAAACAAGGCTCATTTGTGATAGCATTGAATACAATATTGGCTTTTGCAACTCCAATTGCATTCTCACGACAATCAAGTCCCAAATTACCCTTCCAGATTTGATTCTGGGTTATTGACCAACCACCTATGCTACCTTCTGTAGATGTAATCTTACCCTTGAAATCAGCATTGCCGTTAGCGTAAAAATTTACGTTACCTTTTGCGAAACTTGCGGCTCCATCTTGGTTGATTTCCCACATAGTATAGCCATTGTCGTTAGAAGCTTTAATAGCTCCATCTCCAAGAATCTGAAGCAAGCCATTACGACTTGTGAGACCTGTTTCTGTAATGGCCCAGCCACCAATCATTCCGCCTTTGTCATTAAGACGGAATATTTCTTTGCTATTGCTATAGCCATAAAGACCAGTACTGCTTGCGTCTGGTCCAATATAAACTCCCGTTAATCCTGGAACAGCCATTATGTCAGACTGCGGACTTGAACCGCCTTCAGCATACTCGGCAAAATTTTCCTTTTTGCCAATAAACAACTTCGGTGTCATAATATATGTTCCACCAATTTTTGTTTTACCGCCTTCCCAATCCTTAATCCAATCAAGCATTGTGGATTCACGAACAATGGTGTATGCAAGTCTTATATCTGTATTCCAACCATCATCAGTGCGTATATGCAAACCAACGCTACCCTCCAATGAATTAGAAGGTACACTGGTAAGTCTAACGATGTATGACATACGATTATCGGTGGTGATCTTCACTTCTGGACGATTTGTCTCTTCTATCTTTGTACAATCAAAAGCCATTCGCTTGTCACCACGGCAAACTGTAATTTGGGTCCAAGCATCATCCAGCTGGGGATTAGAACCATCGAAGTCTGCATGAATAACGCATGACGATTTTGTGAGCGACACTGTATAAGCATCGTTCACTGTATCAAGCGTTATTGTTCCTTTAGCTATATATCCCATATTCAAAGTCTTTATAAACGAATAGTCGGACGGCAACTTTTACGTTTGCCGTCCGACCCTTTTTAGAACTCTATGACAATTAGTTGTGGGTAACCGTCTGTGATGTTGAAATCCCGTAACACATTTATGTCATTTGTTTTTCGTGCGTTCTCAATTGCAACCAAATGTCGTTGCGTTATTGAATAACATTGTAATGCGTATTGCTCAATCTTCGCAAGCAACTCCAGTGCTTTTTCAGATGAGCCGACATCTACTGGGGTGCTTCCTATCCACAACGGAGGAACTTCGTCTTTATTCCATTGTGAACTTAGACGGTACATATTCGCAAGTCCAACACGAGTGTCCTTGTCAAGCCAATACTTCTGTTTGTTGAACATAAAGCCATTGACACAATCGCTACGGTCGTATGCGTTAATCTGGAGTGTTCTCAAAGCACACCACGCATCGATATTGTCATCTGCTTTAAAGATACGCATCAAGTCAGCAAGTTCTTCTTCAGATGCCATCAATATGTATTCTGGTTCTATCTGTTGAAAAAGTTCCTGAATGTCAAGTGCAATGAGTTCAAACTTGGCTCCATATCCTTCATATTGCCGGTCAGCACCCTCGCCTTCACATACCTTAATTCCAAAAGTTGTAAAGACAACATACTTGCCTCTACGATTGGCTCCTATGAGCGCAACAGTCGGCTTTGAATTGTAATAGTTCAATGTCATTATAGAAATGCCTTTTATTTATAAATAGGGCGATACTTCCTTCTCAGTTTAATTGTTCTGCTACGTGAATTGCGATAAAAATACTTTTGTGACTGTTCAACAAACTCATGCAACAAGCGTTTTCTGAATTTATATGTCTGGCGACCCTTGCAGAATCCAAGATAAGAATTGAGTGTATCGCGAATATGTGAAAGCTCAACCAACGTGATTTCTTCTTCTGGTTTCTTTAAATATTCGATAAAGCCATGAATACGTTCCTCAAATCGTCCAAGTGTACGGTTGCTCAAATACAAACGATTGTTATGTATATATGAACCGACAAACATAATGCCGTGTTTAGCTGGCTGAATGTATCGTTTATCGGAATGTAACTGTAATCCCATTTCTTGTAATTTCACATCGCATTCTTTTATCAAGTTCATCAGGAATTTCTTATCGTTGCAAACAATGGCAAAATCATCAACGAACCTATTGTATGACCAACGAAACTTCTTGCGTCTGCGTCGGAGAAACTTTCTGTGTTCTTTTAATTTAGCTATCACAAATCCGTCAAATTCTGTCATATAAAAGTTGGCAAATTGCTGAGTGGTTAAGTTTCCAATAGGCATTCCCTTGCCTTCGCCACAACGAAAGAGAGATTTGTTAGACGCTAAGCCAATCCATTCTTCTGGACGTGAATTAAACATACAGTTTTGTTCTGGATGGTGCATTACCACAACTTCAATAAGCCATAACAACAGTTCTTTGTCAGGCCCTTGATATTTAGCTCTGGTAAACTCCAAAAGCTTGTCGCACATTCGTCTTTTGGGAATCGACATAAAGAAGCCAACCAAATCACCTCTAAAAATGGTTGCGTCTTGCTGGTAGTTCTCTGTCACTCGTTTGATGCCAGCTTCAACTGATTCAACAGCTGTCTTGGTGCCAAATCCTTTTCTACAATTATGTGTGACGTTACCCTGGGAATGATAAAGCTGCTCAAATAGCGGCTCCATCCTAAGAACAATAAAATGATGGATAATACGGTCTCGAAAGGCTGCTGCAAATACCTCACGTAGCTTGGGATATTTGACCAGAAAACAAGTAGAAACACTGGGTGTGTAAGTCCTTGAAATCAACTCGTCTGTCAAATCATCAAGATCCTCATCGGCATGAGCAAGGTAATCTTGGCATTGCCTACTACTCGACTTGCCTTTCAGACAATCTTTGTAGGCAAACTGTACCTTTGCTCTCAAAGCTAACCATTCTGAATCATGCGCTACAGCAGGACGCACCGTTAAGTTGTTATACTTGTTGTTGTTGTTGGTGTTACCACTGTTGAAGTTCACGTTCCACGCGTTGTTGCTACTGTTCTCAGTGCTACTCCAATGGTTACCTGCTGTTGTCTGCGGCATTGCAACTTCGTAACTCCTAACGACACCCATATTGTGCCACGGAGTATGCCGCCCGTATGGAAACAGAAGCCCAGACCTTCCGCTAATGTGACTATTCATCTTCATTATCGCCCTGGTCTTTGATAGAACTTCTCCAAGCTACTAATTGACGCATTATCGTCTCAATAGCATGGCTCATTTGCTCGGTTTTGCTCTTGCCGATGAGGTCTATACTTGATGACGAGTTGACACAGACTTTCACTGTGTACATTAAAGAAATAGCTTCACACAATGAATTATGTTTTAAGAAAGCGTCATTTTGTTCATAGGCAGCTGCCGACCAACGGATAGCTTCTGTTAATTTCTCCAGTATAATATCGCTGATTTTAACAGTTTTCTTAGGCATGATTTGAATAATCTGCATAGTCAAACTTACAGCTGTGTGGAATGAACGGTATATAGGTGTGTTTGCAAAAGTTTTCACCTTTTCACGTGCAACTCGCTTGTTATTACGACCTTGCGAAACTTCCTTTCTTGTTAGTCGCACAGCTTTATCATATCCTTCTTTGGATGTGTCATCAAGTAAATTCATCACATCCTCAAAAGATGCGTGAGTTTCTTTATACAATTCTGATTGTGTTTTATTTATGTCGATGCTCATGTGGTTTTTAACTTATTTTAATAATTATAGGTGAGCTGCCAGAGGCAGCTCACCAGAAAAGAATAAAGATTAAAGACTAAACTCAAACGCTACAGCAGGACGCACCGCAAAGCCGACAGACTTGTAGGTGCCGTAGGTGCCACCACTGTAGAAGTACACGTACCACGCGTAGGTGCCACTGCTCTCAGTGCTACTCCAATGGTAACCTGCTGTATGATTGACAAATGGTACCGCACCACTGCGGAATGCACGCCATAACAACAGAGAGTAAAGAGGTTTCTCTGAATCAACCATTGACTGAAAGTATTGATTGATAGCATTTACCTCGCTTGCAGAGTAGTCTCCAGACTGGATGTGCTCATAGCTCACATTAGACTTGATATAATTATCAGAATCTGAATTATAAGCATCGAGAATCATCTTCTCAATTACTGTTACAGCAGGAACTGTGCTCTGACCAACCTGATAAGTTTCACCCCAGCCACCTGTTCTTGACAATGCAAAATAGATGTACTGACGACAAAGCTCACCCATTGATGGCAAATACCAGTTATTTCTCTGATATTGCGGATCCAAAGACTCACCTTCCTTCACTGTAGGCTCATAGAGATAGCAAGAGTATGCGGCTGGATAAGCAAACTGTCTAAAGATGCTCAAATCGCCATTGGCTTTTTGAAGAATCTCCATCATGTTTCCCAGCTCCTCATTGTTCTCTGGAAGCTTTTCAAGTGTCTTTACGATAGGTTGGTCGGACGCATCATTGGTTGACCAAGCAATCTCAACTTTTTCGTTATTACCACTCACGAGGTAATTGTTGAAAATAGTCTCCATGTGTCGTACCACAGTCTTGGTGTTGTTCTTACCATTCCACTCATTGATTGAGCCTGTAGAATCGCTGTAATCCTTAAATCCATCGTCTTGCTCAGGATCCAAACAATTGTCTCTCAGCAAATAATCATTCTGAGTACTGCCAGTAAGACCGCGTGAACCATAGTTAGGCAATGCAGTATCAAATACACTACTCAATCCTGTTTCTGCTGACATTTCACTGCCAAGCTCAGAAGTGAATCCGTTAGTTCCGTTTATTCCAGTGCTTCCTTCAGGATAAAGCCCCCATGCGTTTGAAGAAGTATTAATAACTCCATCAGAACTCTTGATAACCGCATTCTCCTTGCAATCAACAAGAATCTGATAGCCTACCAATTTTTTTGTTTTCTTAATCTCATCAGAGGGCTTGCTGAAACCACCGTATGTGATAGGAGCTGAATCGCCATCTCCTTGATACTTAGGATTCAACTTGTACACCATACCAATCAAAGTCTTGTCCTTTTGATACTGGTCATCAAATGTTCCGTCTGCATACGCAAAGTCACCCAGTTTTGGATGTCTCAGATAGAACCCAACGTACATTTCAGCAGTAAGATATTTCACACTGCCACCAACCAACGTGCCAACTTTAACTCGCATAATATAACGCGAACCATTTGCTTCAGTTGTAATCTTTATTACATTAAGCAGACCCTTTACAGCATCTTTCCAAGTACAGAACTGAGCTGGCAGGATTTCTTCACCAGATTCACTTACAAAGCTGAATTTGATGTCCTCATGGGCAGTACCGTCAGCTTCAGTTACAACAGCAATATTGTTAGATGTAGCAGGAATCACATTAACACCATACTCCTCAATGCCAATATTCTTAATGTATGACTTACCGGCAATTGACACACTGTTAATCTGATACTTGTCATAGGACAAAGACAGAGGAACGCCACTTGTTGCATCAATATTACCAAACACTGTGATAAGCTTACGCTTATTGTCGCAAGTCATACGTCCTTGTGACTGATCAAGAATCGCCTTACCCGTCAACGAATAACGCTCACTGGTAACACCATAAGAATAAGGCGGCATATCAGCAAACCACATCAATGTTGATACTGGCAGTCCATTCCAATTGACGTTGTGTATTGAGATTGTCAACAATCCTTTCGCAAAGCCCTTGATTTCACCAGCAAGACCAAACGAGTCAATTCCTTGATTATCAATAAGTACATTCTTTAACTCACTGACATCATCAATTGAAAACGTGTCTAATGATGGCATTCCTTGCAGCTCCAAACGATTCAAACCTGACGGCAGACGCAATGTTTTTAACGCAGCTGTCTTTGGAACCTCAACACCAACAACGCCCTTACAACCTGACAAATCCAGTTTATTCAAATTTGTCATAGCAGTAAAGTCAAACGCTGGAGTCGAATTGGAGAAGTCAATGTCTCGCCAATCAATTTCTTCCAAGTTCATATCACTTGACATGACAATACTTGAAGGGGTAAACATCTTGCTTATACGTGGCATGACAAGTTTTCTCAATCGTTTGCCGGTCAAACGCAAGTTTCCCTTAATAGCATTTGCACCAATGTTTGACACTTCAGAACAGAATGACATGCCATGAATTGCAACGGTTGTCTCACCACTCATAGCTGTGATAAACGAACAGGTCTCACCAGCTTTTAAACGCCAAGGTTTATCGTGATGAACCCCGTTGCTGTCTGTTCCATAATCTAACGCCTGTCCGAATGCAGCCACTGGGAATATGTCTTGAAATGCAGTCCATTTGATATTATATGTTGAGCTACCAGTAGATGTAAACGTGATACTGTCCTTACCATTCAAAGAGAAGTCGCCAAAATTGGCATAACTCTCAATCAATGCAAGTCGCTTAGTCATATATTCACGTTCCGCGTGCAACTGACTACCCAAAGACTGTGTAATAGGCATTTCCTTATAGCCATAAGACTTGCCTGGCTCCGAAGGATGCAAACCATCATAATACAGCTGGGCTGTTTCGTACAGCAAACGAGCAGTTTCGTTATAAGCAACAGCAGGGAAGTATTCTTGCACATAGAAGAAATACTTCTGGAAGAAGTTTTCTACACTGCCACAAAGCGTTACCATAGCAGAGAAAATCTTGTTCATCATCACACGCAAATCGTCTGGATATGCGAGGTCAAGCAAACGACATAATGCGTTATCGCGACCGTTCCAGAACCATGCGCCAAATGCGTCTTTGTCATCGAACATAACCCAATATGGCTTTGACTGCTGACCCTTATTATCTGTCTTAAAGATTGTATCGAGGTCATCGCCATCCATGCGAATCTTATGGTCAATGTTACCTTCTACCCAATAATAGGTGTTCTTGGTGTTGTTGTCAGTACCACACCACAGAAGGTTCATGTCACGGTTGAACAGCATATCTGACACATCAAACTTTGTGGGAAATTGTTTCTTGAACAATTCAACACGTCGTTTAACGATCTCAATAGTCTTTTCCTCATTAGTCATACCAAACAAGTCATTGTCGGTTATTCCCAACTGAGCCTTCAAGTTCAGCTTAGTAACATTGATAATGTTAAAGCCACGCTCGTCCTTGACACTGGTGGTAGCCAAACCTGCATCAACCCACTTGTCTGTCAGATAGTCCATGCGATAAACATTCAGATACTCGCCACTTGTTGTGTCACAGTTCCAATAATGCACGTTCGACTCCAACTCCAACCCTTCAGTTATATTCTCTGCAAGTTTCGCCTTGTCGCGCAAATAAGCCTGATTCAACGCACTCAGACCACCGCTAAACGGTCTTAGGTTAGGGTTGCACAAATATATCATATTGAAAGCTGGAATGACATGGTTGTTCAATGTTGCCATTGCACCATCAGCAGGATGTGTCTCGTCCTCATTCATCGCACCCAGGTCAAAGTCAAAGTTAGGAGCACCATTGTAACAGAAAGACTCTTCTCCTGCATCATACAGCATTTCTGAAGGAATCCAAGGAGTCTCAAAGTTAGCTCCAGGCACATTGTTATCAGCACCCTCAATCATAATATAATCAGGAGTGTACGATGCACTTTCTGGGTCATCGTCATATCCAAAGGTCGGCTTATCTCCCTTTGCCGCACCCCAAGTCTGGAAGCCACAGAACGTAGGTGTGGAATGGTTCTTGTCTGTATAGAAGCACAAGAATGGCTTTTCCAACACAGAACGACGTGAAGGCGTTGATGGGTGCTCTTTATCGTATGAGAAACCTCCCTCTGGCATTGCGCAAAGTCGATGAAGATCGTTGTATGCCGCTGTTGCGCCCAACTTATGACTCTGCATGGACGATGCGTAATTGTCTTTACCTACCCATTTCTTAGACTTAGGCTGCTTATCATCCAACTGATAATAGCTTGTCTTGTCATAGTATGGCTTACCGGTTTCTGGGTTTATGCCAATGGAAGTAAATGTGCCTTTCAAAATACCCTTGTCGGGATTCGCTTTACACATTTTAGTACCGATGTTCGGCCAATAATATTTCTTAGCAGTAGAACCCTGTCTCTTCATTTCAACACTGGAGAATACACCGGAGTGCTTCTCGTCGCCAATAATAAGAACGGTCATACGTACATTGTTGACCTTATCTCCACCAGAGTCATTGTTGAACGTAATGAACTCCTTATCACTTGGCAATTCGTACAGAATAGTGTTGTAAATTTCCTTGGCTTTGTTATAATCAATGACATCGCCATTCATAATAGCATCGTTAGCGGCCACAAAAGCACGTTTCTCGTCAATTGATGACATAGACGCTTTATAGTCCTGCTGGATGTAGTTTGAACTCATCGATTCATCAATCATCACACGTAAGCCAAAGATGTCGATGTTGCAACCTGTTGAGCCAATTTTCAAATGTCCGTTTGTACCACTGGCTCCACAGAAAGGAGAAACTTGTCCGTTAGGATAAGTGTATTCTCGCTGCATCGTACCATCAGCAAATATGCGCATATAGTTCAAGCCTTCATTACGCAAGTTGTTGACGATATTGACAGTCAAATGGATTCTACGACCCTCTTCCAAATAATAGTCTGCCATATCAGGCGTAGAAATAGGACCTTGGCCACTACCCATTACCAAAATACGATTAGGCAAAACCTTCAAGCCAACGAATCCTGTAGATGTCTCGCTAAAGCAAGAAATGACAGGAGCACTCTCATCTACAATCTTGCTAATAGCGATGTCGAACTCCATTGTGAGTGAATAGTCCACACCAGACAGTTTCAAACCTGTAGTTGTTATAATCGGCTCAAATGGCAAATCCAACAACGAACCTTTCATAAGACGGAATCTGTCAACTCCATCTTCGCGCACAAATCCCTCAATTGTTGGGTTAATAATCTTAGTCAAATTGTCCTTTGGCTGGTCCTTCAGCATCAATTTGCTGGCATCAAACTCAAAGTAATTGCCTCTTGTATCAGAACCATAGAACTCTCTTGTGTTAGCGTTCAACAACAAATCTGCTGTACCACGAGGCGAAAAGTCCATTGCATTGCTTAAAAGCACAGCACCATTATAGTGTAGCGTGCTGCCATGAGCAATTTTTACAAGCACATTGAAGTCACCGATTTCATGCTCACAGTTCAACGCTGTACGCATTTCATAAACATTACCATTTTCACAAGACACTGTTTCTGAATAATAGACCTTATCACCATTCATACCATCTACAATAGACAAGAACAGTTCATAAGGTTTTTCTGCTGGATTGTACACCGCATAGTGAAGCAATGTTACAGTATCATAGTTGTCTGCTGTTGTAATTGCATCCGCAATGGCTACAAGCACTGTATTGTTGCCTTCTTCTTTGTACATAATTCCAAAGGTTTGGTCACTTACTTTGGTGCCATTAATATCGGCGGCAAACGTAAGCCATGCGCGAATACGATAAGTACCGTGCTTGAATGTGTACTGAGAGCTGGTAATAGAGATGTTCTGGACGGTCTCGTTACCACCTTCGTTAGCTGCGAATGCAATTGGTTCTGGAGTAGCCAACACGTTCTTGCCATCTGCACTAAGAATCTGGATGTGTAAGTGACGAGCTACCGAACCCTTCACGTAAAACGGAAGAGCTACAGTATTCCCCTCAAACACATGGCCAAGGTCACCGGCATAGTCCAACCCCATAGATTCAGACATGGTAACATTAACTGCTACAGCTGTTGACGATGTTGATTTTTCGGGTTCCACCACAACAATACGATAATTCCATTCTCCATCCTGCAAATAAGGGCCAAGGTCAAAATTCACAAATGTCTCACTATCCTCAGATACAGCATCTATATAACGTGACTGTCCGTCAATAGGCGTAAGAGCCTGGAAATTGCCACTCACACCAGCTTTACGTCCAGATACAATGACAGTACCGCTGGTTCCTGCCATATCTTCAGTCGTTGTTGTACCGCCAACTGTAGTTGCTTTTTTACACGTAAACTTCAATGGAATAACCATTTCCTTTACGTTTGTAAACTTAGGCTCTGACGTGTTCTTGCCGGTCAAAGTTACAACATAGGCTGTACCCTCTCCATGTCTTGATGCAACATTAAAGGTCTGCTTGTTAAGTACTAAAGATTCATCGCTTCGATCAAGAAGCCATGCTGTTTTGTCATCTGCTGAACGGAATGTGTAAAATGTCAAATAAGAATCCACACTGTCATCAACGTAAAAATCAGCACCTTTTGATTTAAGCTGATTTTTGATGAAGTCCTCTACGGCACCGCCATCATAGGCATTAGTGCCGTCATCCCAAATCGCATCTATATTAGGAATTGGACCTGGGATAATTGTTCGCTTTTTTGCCATAAAAGTTTGAATTATTAGTTACGCCTCCAGGCATCATCACGGTTCCAAGACTTTTCTCGAATCCAAAATCCACTACCAAAGCAACTATTTACCGCCTCCCATATCAGCTTTGCACCTTTATAGATTGCAGACACAGTTTTCTTGCCATAATACCTGGCAGTAAGGTCAATGGTGTTACGAGCATTCATTCTTCGTATATATTGTATTCAACATTATCTTGAATTTCACCGCCCTTCAACAATGCGTCGTACTCGTCTTGTGTACAATACACAGTTCGATTTGCATCATCGATCAATTCATTTACACGTGCAATAAGCTCATTGAACTCTGCCGATGAACAACGACCGCCAGGGGTTGCCCCCTGGTTCGTTGTCTTTTGTCCTATAGTTAATTTAGATATGCTCATTTTAGAATATGATTGGGAATGAATAATCAAACGCATCTACTGTAGCCAACTCACATGACCAGATTTCACTTGCATTAAGTTCATAATCAAGAACAATAATGTTTGGCTCATCGGTTGTACCTATCAATTCCAGTTCTTTCTTGTCAGAAGCTCTATATCGATGCCAGATAAACTGGTAATGTAACTTGGCGTATTCAACATCTACAAGCGAACCTTGATAATACACATTGGCAGTTAATGTTGTTCGACAACTGCCATTCTGGAATGACCGACCGCTGGATGATATGACTTCAACAGAATAACCTTGCACATACTGCTTGCGTATAGTTTTTGTATCAACGTATGTACGAGAATCGTTCAACGCTATCACACACTGTATTGTCAATGTGCTTTCCCCGCCATTGCCATTTGTGTCGCGCCCCCACAATTCTGAATTTGGAGTAATCACCAGTGTTTGCGAGTTTGCATCTGGAATGACATACCAATCACCATCCTTTTTATACATCCATTGACGTTGCGCTGTAGTTGACTTGAATCCGACCTCCTCAACAGTAAGCGTAATGCTGGAAGGACTCACCGGTGCTTCAGCATCGTAGCCAATGACGGTAAAGGTGTCATCCCCAATAATGCGACAATAACGATTTGCCATTTCGTCTTGCGCGTCTTTGCTAAGGTTATCCCAATTCAAAGTCACACCAGAGTTAAACGTCACTTTACCATTTTTATCCCAGGTTATATTTTTCTTCGCCAAATAGCCACTGCCATCTTGCCTAAGTAAAAAAGATTTGGAACGCGTTCCAATTCCTCCGTCATTGCCTTCATCATCCTTAAAATTCAACTGAAGTAAAGGATTCTGCATTGTACCACCAATACCTCCACGATTAAACCATGCTCCATACTCTCCAGTAGGGTTTAGTGTTTCATCGGTAGCTTGGTATTGTGTAACATTGTCACCAGATTCAAGCTGAGGTGCTGTGAAATACAGGACCTTCTCATTAGGATTTGGTACGCTCACATCTATTGACTCATATTCCGACTTAGTAAATGATGGAGTGATCGTAAACAGCATAGCATCATCTGCGTTTTCACAATCCAACACATCAAAACACACATGAACGCGTCTCCATTCATGGGTCTGGTCTGAATCAATAATAATTTCGCCAACGCCTTTTCCATTCTGAGCAACAGTTATTCTTCCAGGTTGTTTCATGTACACCCAGAATGAAAAACAATATCGCTTTCCGACATTTTCTTTAAGCCAAGAGTTTGTCTGAGCCGCCAATCCTATAGATGTATTAGCTCTGTAAACCAATCCGACACCAGTAGGATTAATCACTTCTGACTTGTTTCCTTCGATATGTACCGAATCTGTAAAATCTGGTGAAAGTGAATTGACAAAACAGTTGCGATGTATCTTTCCTGCATAGAATGTTGCTCCAAAACCATTCTCATCTCCAGCTGTCAAAGTACCTGAAATATGTGCCGATGCAGAGGCATAAAGCTTCTGTAAATATGCGCCATAGCCTGTCAATTGACCAAACACATGGTCAACAACACCATCAAGCTTACCAACACGAGACACGCTTCCGTCTCCAAAGTTTGCAACGCTGGAAAGCAGAATGATGTTGAAGTCTGATATTTGTATTTCTTCACCTACCTCTAAGCTGCCCATGTCAAATTTGAATGAGCGCAAATGTCTGCCAGAATATTCAACTGTAACAACACGGAACTTGTACTCCCATGAAGTTGAAATATCTTCGGTCCACTCTGCATCACGATGCAAATCGTCACTATACCCAAGCGATACAGGCACGCCTGTCATGTCTTTGCTTGCCCGTACCTTATATGATATAAGCACTTGATTGTTGTTGCGCACAAACTGATAAAAGTCCTGCTGCAAACCTTCAAACGCATTTTCAGAAGGGGCTGTACGAGTAACAGTCAGAATACGATTATTCCCAAGACTCGTTTTTGAATATTGCTGGTTCAGGTGTTCTACACCTTTTACAATATATTGAGTCTGTGAATCTTCAAAAGCTTCTGAAGCTATGTTTTCTGGCCATGACAAACTTTTGTTTTTCCCAATTCCATCAATGACATCCATAAATGGAGACTGGGAGTCAGATGCTGTAAGATATAGTGCTCCTGATCGGTCAACATTGAACAGATTGGTAACACGTGCAAAATCAAGAATTTCTCGTTTGTTATTGCTATCCAGTTCATCACCTTCCAGCAAAGCACCTATAAAATATGGGCGTTCATCATACAGGTTTGTGGAAGGGTTTTTCATCCTTTCCACCCCGTATGACAAAACGCACATCAACGAATAAACGATATTGCTTCCGTCAAAATATTGTCTGCGGATAATATCGCCTGTCTGCAACCCTTGAACTTTCTTTGAGTCTGAGTTGATCAGTACTTGGTATTTTTTATAATTTACTAAAGCCATTAGTTCAATACTCTTACCTCGTCTCCTGAACAAGAATCACTCACCCAAAGAGAACCGTTTGTTGTGGATAATTTTTGAACTTCAAGCTCATACACTCGCATTTTTTTGCGAATTGTCAGACTGTCAAATGTAGCGTGGACCCCTCCAACTGTTACATCCTCCATAATAGCCCATCCGCTACCAGCAAAACCACTGGAGAAGCTAATTGATGATGAATTAGGATTAAATGAATACAGATTACCATCGAACAAGGTGTTCTGAGATAAACGCAAACCATTTTCAATGCCCTCTATGAACTTTCCGTCATCAAAGAATAGGGCATCCTCTTCAAGTCGGGTTTTGTAACGGTCACTTTTTATAGCATAGCATGAAGCCTCTAAAGGCGCACTAAACGCAAAATGCTTTGCATCAGTAGCCATTTGAAGGGCTAAAAACAATGGGTCTGAAGTTGGATTATATACCAATGAACTGGTCTGTACTGATCGTATATTTAATCCGATAACACCCAACTTTGGCACTTCATTGGCTACAATAGAATACGGCACTTCGACGGTTAATTTGTCCTTGTTGCCATGAATATTAACACCATCAATACCACCAAACCTCATATTATCATTGATAACAACACCATAGTCATTGGAGTTGGCATAATATGTCTGGAATGATGCTGTCAGAGAATTTGCCGCACCTGTGCTAAAGCCGTTAGGGAAATTACCCGTGCCATCATGTGACACCAAAGTATGCGTGCCATTGTAATTCTTAATGTCCGCTTGTATCGAAATGTATTTAGTCGGCAAGTCATTTCCAGCCTCGTCAGTTCCCTTGTCTCCCAAATTCATTACAGCACCTGGGGCGGAAAAAGAAACTACATTGTCGGTATTACGTACCCATACTATGTAATTATCATTGAATTTAATACCATGATTATTTATCAATGACAAGTCACTATTCAAGACAATAAAGGCTTCTTTAATCTGTTCGTTTCCTTCTAAATCATCATGTACAACAACATCTGTGTACATCAACTTCTGACCAAGCAAAGAGAACTGGAAGCCGCCATTTATGCTAACAAGGTCTGTAAATTGTGAAGTTCCTATTACAGATAAAGTCCCATGAACAATCGCATTTTGCATAGTCCAATCAACGGAATCCATATTACTGTTTCCGCTATGATAGTACTCGTGCTTGCCAAAGAAAATACCGTCACTGCTAATTGCGATGTCGGCCAATTTCACAGTGCCGTCAATTTCTACGGCTCCTTGCAGGCTAATATCTTGGCCGGCCAACTTTAATGTGGTCTGGTCATACCAGATGCTCTGGTTGCCTCCAAACCAAATACCCGAATTGGATAAATATGCCCGACCTTTGATTGTAACATCATCCGATACTTGTAGGTTACCGGTAATGATAGCGACGGAATCGTCGTTTGCATTAACAATGGTTTCAAATATTTTCTTGTTATTGTAACCAGCTTCAAAACCATAAAGAGCACCAAGCAGACCTTGCATGGAGTCACCGCTTCTGGCTACAAAACCAGTTCCTCCACCACCGCTTCCAGTTCCTCCACCTGGAGAAATGGTTGACACAATGGCATTAGCAAGCATATAAGCAGTATTCTTCGTCATAATCGTTGAATACTGCTGCAATCCTTCGCTAATCTTTGCTTGGTCAACAACCTTTGCGCCATCATCATCTACCTTGTCACTACCATCCTCATTTTTTTCATAGGGTGGGTTAGACATATAGTCTGGAGCATCGGTATTATTGTTTTTGGTCATACCGTCATAGAACCGCGTATAGAGGTCGTACAACAGCGATTTAGAATCAATTGCCCCGATTGCAGGGTTTAATATAGCTTGTGCCATTATTTCTGTACCATAACCTTCTGTGTTAAGAATCCACTTTGACTTGCCTTGTAAGCATCAATTTTTGCCTTCAACGAAATGAAATTACCCATCATATTTGCTGGAGGTTGCGGTCCCATCATGGTCGGTGTCATCATTTGACCAAGAAAACCGCACAAATCGGAAAGTATAGTAGCCAACTCTTTTCCAAGGACAGCGTTATCAGTTCCAGACGTGCTGCCAAGATGAACCTTGCCATCTTCGATTGTCACTGACGAACTACCAACTTTTTCTTCTATCTTATCAGTTTTTATAGTAGTCTCTGCATTTTCTCTTTTGAAAAGAATCTTGTCTTTATCCATTTCAAAAGAGGTCTGTTCATCGTCCACAGTTGTAGTCACGCTTTCACCAGTTAAAGTGGTTTTGCTGATATGGGCATCTTTTTCTTTGTGAACTTCTGTAACAATAGAGTCTTTCAAATAGGTGGTCTTAGACATTACACCTGTCTCTTCCAACTCATCCACATCTGGAGCTTCTTCATCTGATTCGTCAAACTCTTCACGCTCTTTTACTTCAATGGTAATACTTTCGTGTGAGTCCATTTGAATCATATCAACATGAGAAAACATCGAGACATATTCTTGACCGGTATCTGGGTCTTGTGATACAATCACCTCAGAATACATCTTTGGGACTATTACATAGCCCTTAGAATTGTCCTGGATGGCACTAAGCAATACTCCTTCATGGTAGCCCATTTTGGTCTCTTCAGTTTCCTCCACAGCCAAAGTCACGTATTCTTGCACGTCAATGGTTCCAGCAAGGTCACCATCTGTGTTGATTTTCGCAACATATCCAGTGACCTTGGCCGTACCTTTGATGGCTCCAGTGTCTCGATTCACCATACCTTTCCAAGCAATCTTCTGAATTGCTTCACGAATGGTTTGATTGCTTGATAAATCAGGATGCTTATTTTTGCTCATTGTCTTTATTCTCTTGTTTGTTTCGTTTGATGCAATACGGCAATTTAATGCGCTGACGATAACCACTATTGCCAAAAGTTGTATGCACTTCCTCTACCAAATAATAGCCATTCTTACCTGGATAGCGGTTATCTACAAGCTCAACTTTGGTCGCTGTATGCAAATGAAGGTCGCCAAATAAAGTAAGAGTACCCTCAATACCATTCATATTATATGATTCAAAATACTTTTTGGCTTCTTCCAATAACTCCTTTTGTGTTACAGGAATCTTCCGAGAATGATATGGTATTTTAGTGTACAAATTCATATCCACTTTATCACTGGCCTTAGTGGTTGTACGCGCACCACGCTTCATTGCTTTTTTACTCATGCTTGATTCGTTTACCACTCTCCATTTCTCAGACTTTTTGTCTTTTGGATCATACTTTGGGTTACGCAACAAGGTTAAATGAAAAAATTTGTCGTCAGAGCCAACGCCTTCCGCTTCAATAGCCAAAAACTTCTTGTCTGTGCTCGTAAGAGACAGTCCATTATCTGCTACTGTGTAATCAAACAAAATTTGAAGTGGCTGCGAAGGCTGATTGGCTATATTTATAATAGAATCATCCTTTGCATTGTCAAAATAGCTACGGCCAACCGAAATCACAGGATTTCCTGCATATTCTGTAATAAAACAATGCAAACCAAACTTTGACCATTCTGTCAATACATCAGCAACTGTAAGCTCTGGCGTTAAGGTAATTTTGCCAAGGTCATATTTCTGAGTGGCGGACTTTGGATGTAATTTTAGCCCCGTTCCTTTTAACAAAGGATGCTTAGCGTTGTCTCCCAAGAAATCCAAAACAGTAGCCTTGCTCTTAATCGTCAGCTTCGGGCAAGTAATCTGTTTTAACGCACTGGCAAGATTTTCACACTGTAATTCAATAGGCGTATCTATACTTATCTTAGTGATATAGCCATCGAACATTATATCCATTTGCTTCTCATAATTGCCCAATGTATCATCGTCGTTAAATATAGTCTTGCCAGAATTGCTTGTTTTAGCAGACGCGGCAATCACAGGATCTTCAGTATATCCCAAAGAGATGCGAATACGTTGACCTATGCTGAAACTACCTGGTGTGGCCATAGATGAAGTGGCTTTACGAACTTCTTCCACAACTCCTGCATCACTGACACTTACATCCAACACTTTATTGGCAGCGGCTTCTTGTTCATTAAATTTGTCAATAGTTTTACGAATGACAGTGCCGCGAGGAAAACGTACAGAAGCCGAACCAATCAGCTTCTTGTACGTTTCTTCTATTTCAATTTCTTCAACTTCACTAATAAGCATAGCATCTTTTGGTACCTCCATCGGTTTCTTAGGGTCTTTAGGGGTCCATATCTTGATTAAGCATATCAGTATTTGATAGCTTGGCTGTTTTTCGTTTTTTATCATTATATGTTAGGAACTAATTCATCCAGCCCCATACCAACTCCAGATACGACAGCTGAGGATGCTGTATTAACAATAGATGTAGCAGCCATTTCTGCCAACTTATTGTCCAAAATCAACTGATACCATTTGTTCATTGGACTCAACTTTAATTCCTGATTCAAAACAGCGATAGTATCTTTCTGAATCTTAATATCCTCATCAGGCTCAACTGCTACACAATTGAATGAATATGGCTGGATGTTCTTGTAAGTTTGCTGATTAAGCGAATAGTCTTTTATGATGATTCGTTGTACATTAAACGGCTCAAACATCATAAAGTTGATATTTAAGATACCGTTGTACTCCATAATTTTTACAAACTTCCTAACAGCCTCTGTAGGATAAACGCCACGCTCATCAGATACAATATATCCACTTACTGAAAACTGCAAATCGCCACCCGACACAAGCTCTTTACGAGTATAATCTCGACCTTGTACTTGCGTCATTACGATGTTCTTTGTACTGTTCATAGTGACTTGTGGAGACAGGTCTATGTGACAAATTGTTTTTGTCTTATAGTTTTCAGCTTGGGGCTTACCATTTACAATACTAACATCTTCCACATCATGTGCATCTTCACCTTCATCGTCATAATAAAGCATTAACGCCTCTTTAACCGGATTGCCATACTTGTCCTTAGCCACAATAATATGGCCTCCTTCAGCGGTAATTTGCCCCCATTTATCACTTTGCTTTTCTTGATTTTCAATTAGCTTAACATGGTTCTGTTCCTGTTGCTTTAAAACAGCATCACGAACTTCATCTTCCATGTGTTTTTTAAACTTAGGCACAAGCTTATGCAGCTGTCCCTCCAGTTCTGACATTACCAACTGTTTGGCAATGTGAACAAACACGCTCTTATATCTGGGGTTCTTAAATTCCAGTGGCGATTGGTCTTTTTTTATACGCCAATTCACTCCACCAACAGCCAAACCTGCGGCGTTTGTGGAGCTGAATTTTAAGTCACTCCATAAATATCCAAAATCCATTGTATATTATGTTTTAATTATCCATGCCATGTTTCATCGAAATCGTGAACAACATCAACCAATGCTTGTGCCAGCTCGCTCTTTAAGCTTGCAATAACAGCAGCATTATTTGGATTGCTGAGGTCAATCTTATCGACGTTCATCAAATTGCCAATTCGGACGATAACCTGCTTAGGAGTAGCATTACCTTGGTTGTAATGGTTCTTATAATCAGAAGCCTTTGGACCATTGTTTCCGCCATTGCCTTTATGTCTGTTACCTCCCGTTCCTAATCCCAAATTACCGCCACCTCCATTTCCGGCGGTTTGACGCAATCTTTTCTGCATTTCATCATTAGAAATCGGTAACAATGGGGTCGGACCATGCCACATTTGGTCTGAAGGGTTCCAAGTCCATTCTTGGCCATTCAATTTGGCCTTACCATTAGATCCATTGTCGGTTCCGCCATATCCCCAAATTGGATTACGGAGAAATGAATCAAAGTAACTTCTAACTTTCGGATTCAGTCGATTAGTCAAGTCTATAATTTGCTGGTGGAATAGCAAGAACGCCTGGCGTGCTTCATCTGCGGTAACCTTCAGCGTTTCCATTTTGCCGGTTTCAGGATTAAAGAACTGGTAAGTTCCTGCATTCCATTGATTATTATACCAGCCAAACTGTTTCATAAAAGCGTCGCTACCAAATTGACCAAATTTGCTTTCGTCAAAGATTGGTATTCCACTATGAAGCATAAATCTGGAAAGCAATTCTTCAGAAATATCTCCAGATGCCAAATTTGCCAAAATCTCCTTAAAGTCACTCAACATTTGAGCGTTTGCTGATTCCATTGGATTGTTTATATTAAACAACCTATCAAGCATACCGTTAAATGCGGTAACATAATCGTAACTACGCTTCCAATCAGACTCTGGCTTGTTCTCCAAATCCTTCATTTGCCAATTCTTAGAATCAGTCAAATACGACTTGATACGAGCATTCTCAACATCTGACAACACTGCACTTAAATCATCGGTGGTTGCCGACATAAGCAATCGCTTATTGTAAGAGGCTTGGACTTTTTGCAAATCTGAACCCTCTGACATATCTCTACCAAGAGCATACAAGAATCTTGCAGCTGCTAATCTCTGATAACCATAAGCGTTATCATCGAATGTTCTATTGTTGAATGTCCACATCTGGAATGCATTACCATTTGCATTCAAGAAATCAGACAATGATGTGTGCATTGCCATGTCCTCTTTTCCATTAGGCAAAAGAACCGGTGCTGTAGCAGCGTCACGTTTATCCCCATCAGTACCAAACAAACTCCAATAGAATGGTTTTGCAGCGTTTTCAATAGCGTCTTTATGAGTTTCACCAAGAGTTTTATTAGACAACTTCTTCTGAGCCTCATCCATGATACCCAATTGTTCACGCATTAAATTGATATGTTCTCCAATCACTCTGTTGACATCCATCTGGCGGTCATACACCAAGGTAAGATACTTGTCGGTTTGTGTGGCGTGTTCAGATAAACTGATACCATTAATAGACGCTGTACTTGCCAAATATTTGTTATTAGCTTCATTTGCAGACTCAACAGCATTCTGATAATCAATAAAAGCTGCAACTCCACCAGCAAGTGCTCCTGCCACCAGCACGCCCCAACCAACTGGATTAGTTAGCAAGAATGGGACAGCGGTAGTCATAAGCCACGGAGCGACTGTATTTCCAATAGCTGCACCAGCAAGACCTCCTGCAATAGTACCACCAATGGCACCAAATGCACTTGTTGTACTTCCTTCTTCACCAAGCTGAGAACCAAAGTAGCCACCCATCATGGCACCGGCCATTCCACCTATGCCACCAGTGTACACTCCAATAGCAGATTGTGCGCGATATTTTTGCATACGCGTGTATCTGTCTATTACAGCCTGAGAACGCCCAGCAAATGAAGTTGCACCAGCACCTGTTCCTACGGGACCAACGCCAAAACCACTTCCTCCAAAGCGAGCCATTGTTCCCCACATTGCAGAAAGAGCACCTCTCATATTTGTCAGACCACGCACAGAACCTGCTAACGAATTGAACTGTCTCGACATCATTCCGAGCTGACGTACTCCATTAACAACGTATGCGCCAAAGTTGAACATTGCACGGAAAATACGCAATGGGATAAGTACAGCCGAAATTTTTAGCTGAAGCTCCAGCCATAGTTTTATGAATGGGCCAAAACGCTTATATACATCCATAATGATCATGGTAAAGTCTTTGAGCATCTTTATCAGATCTAAGAATGTCTGTCCCATTTGCTTAGTCAAATCAGCAGCTTCATCCGTATGTAACCAGTCAATAGTTTCTCGTAACATTTGTCGAATTTGTTCATCCAATCCTTCAAATGCCTTCATACCATTTTCTGTAAACATAGACGTAAGCTGTGCCCACAATCCCTGGATGGTGTTCTTCTTAGCTTCTGCCAATTCCGCTGTAATACCCTCTGACAAGAAATTTTCTTTGACTATTTTATTCCATTCATCGACATTCTTGATAAGAGCAACAGCACCCTGAGCAGCTGTACGGTGGAACATCTTATAGATTTGATCTACAGACAATCCGGCAGCATTCAAATCTGTGAAAATGTCAACCAAATCTCTAAGATTACCCTTTTCATCGAAACGCTTAATACCCAAACTGTCCCATACACCCTGCTGCTTTTTGGTTGGATTCACAATATTGGCCATAATAGTACGCATAGTAGTACCTGCCTGTGAACCCTTGATACCAGCATTACCTAAGATACCAATACCAGCAGTGGCCTCCTCAAAAGAAACTCCACCGGCAGACAACAGTGATGCAGCATACTTATATGATTCTGCAATCTCCATCAATGTAGTGTTTGACATCGTGAAGGTTTGAGTCATAATATCTGCTGCATGACGCACATTTCCTGGGTCGATGTTATATCCAGTCATAATATTGGTTACCACATCAGCTGTTTCACCCAAATCAGAGTCGCCAACCAACGCAATGTCAGCAATAGGCCGAATAGCCTTTGTGATGTCCTCCAGCTTAAAACCTGCCATTGCCAAGAACTTACTTGCATCCGCAACCTCTGGAGCAGTAAACTTGGTTTCAATACCAACGTTACGGATAACTCGCTCCATACCAGCAAATCTCTGGTTGAAGTTATCTCGACCATCATGTGCCTGTAAAATATTTCTTGTTGTAGTGATGAGGTTGTTATATTCGGTAGCATCTTTCAGTACCTTACTCATCATCACACCAAGACCAGTGATGCCGTAAGCGACACCCATACCTTTCAGCATATCCAATGCACCAATACCGCCAGAGTCAATCATGGCAGGACCAAGTGCTTTATAAGCCAGATTACGCTGTCCAACAACCTTCCGAGCCTTAGCGAAAGTAGTTCCTGGCTTTGCTTTAGGCGTAGAGCTACCACTTTTGGATGCTGCTGTAGGAGCTGTTACTACGGGAGCAGGCTTGGACGTGCTGCCCACCTTGCCTTTTCCTGTAGTCGCTCCAGCCGCGCCCATTGTGATAGAGCCAGACAATTTCTGAATAGTTGTCAACTTTCTAATGATGGTATCAAGTTTCTGATTCGCACGTCCAGTATTAATGTCTAAAGTTGGAGACTTTTTAAACATAGTGTTGATACGTCTCATTGAAGCATTAAAGCTTTTCTCGAAAGCTGAAACGCTATTCTGTATTGTCTGCAATGACTGCGTAAACGTCTGGAAGTTAGTCAACGCTTGGTTGACTCCAGACGAATTTACTTTGATGTTATAATTAACTATATAATTCTCTGCCATTACACTTGTAACTTTTATTGAAGAATAGACAATTGTCAGATAATGCGGTTAATAAAAAACCCTATCAACAATTGTTGATAGGGTCAAACGAGTTTATGACAGCAGTCCAAGCGCATTTGCTTGGCGAGTTACTACTTGCTGTTGATGCAACCATTCGGCATCATTAGCAAGAATGGCAAACTCTTCTTCATCCAGTTCATCGATGTTTACACCTGGGAAGTAGTGTCGGATAAAAATGATCTTTTGACGGAGACCGTCTTTGTCATCTACTTTCCAGGTTTCGATAAATTTACCAGACGGCCATGACGCATCTCAATAATCTGTGAGAGCTGCCCCATGAGTCCGAACAAGAAGAGCGAATCGTCGTCAACCAACTCCTTGTCACCGTCGAGGAAGCAGTCTTTTGCAAGAACTCGCATCGCTACGGCCTGGTTGTTCTGAGCTGCGGTCAGATACTTACTGAATGTCTTGAAAGAAGGCTGACAGAAATAGCCGACATAATGCTCCTTCTCACCGTATTCGGACTTACCATCCACTACGATGGGGAAAATCATCTTCTTATCGGGGTTCTGTGACTTCAGTTCCTTTACTTTCTTCTCAATGGTAGAAAGCAACTCTGTGTCAATTGCCTCTACGGTTTCTTCGATAATTACTTTTTCTTCCATATTCGTTAAATTAAGTTTGGATGTCTATATATGAATAGCTGGAGATTTTTGCAATAGTTTGAAAACATAAAGAAAATCGGTGGAATGCTTGTTACAGACATTCCACCGAAACCCAACGCTTATGATAACCAGGAAGAATTAGTTACCTGTAGTAGTCAACTCGATTTTGAAAGGATTGAGGTTAAATTCCTTGGTGATGTTGGTGTCATCCTGGGAAACCTCCATACCATCCTCATTGAACAAACAGCCACTGAGTGTTACGGTCTCTTCAACCCAATCGTCTGAGCCAAGGTCATTCGAGAAAGACACCACCAAGTCAAACTCTCCAAGGTTCATAAGAGAACCTTTCAGAGCGCGAAGCTGAACCTGGGTGTTGTAGTCCATCGTGATTGACGCTGTGTACACCGTGTTGCCAAAACCGCGATTGACGGGCTGACCGCCAAGACCGTAGTTTGTCTCAACCTTGTGCTCGATGTTCCACTTGATTGCGGAAACTCCTGCAAGAATGATAGGGTTTGCGTTTGCAGAACCAGTCAATCCAGGTGCGGTCAACTGTACCATTGACCAAGAATAAGCTACGTTATTTACAATCATTGTTGTATTGTTTATCGGCTAATTGCAAGACCCTCTGTTACTTCGATAGACTCAGCGCAGCCAAGAGGAATGAGAGAGTACTTGAAAATCAGTTTCTTGTTCTTCAAGATGTTCTGCGAGGCAGGGATGGTGATTGTACCAACCGCGCTGATTTCCTCTGCTGTCTCCATACCCTTCAACACACCTGAAATCAAGTTGTTGTAAATAGTGATTTGAGCAGCGGAAAGATTGCCATTAGCAGGGTCAACTTTTACTGGAGAGTTTACGTAAGGAAGCAGTGCTTCGCGTACAAGACGACGAGACTTGTTAATGGTACGGTTACGAGCAATCGTACAATAGTCGCCGCTTGAACAGCTCTGGTCTCTTGTGAAATACACATGGCCCTCGCGACCCTCGTATGTGCGCATGAACATATAACCCTTAGAGTCAAGTTCATCCAGCTGGAACTTCGTTAAAGCAGAATATGAAGTAGCATTCTTGATTTTGCCACCTTCAACGGTAGCATCACCAAAGCCCATCTCGATTGCAGGGACGTAATTCACAAGGTCAAAGTGCTGCACCCAGCCAATGCTTTCGCCTACATTTGCCTGTGTGAGTGCGCCAAGTGCGAGGCCAACTACGCCAACTGGAGTGGTTGACTTTAGTGTGGCTTGCATACTTGCCACCTCAGAGTCCATAGACTGAGAGAGCAACACACTGACATAGCGTGCATTGATTACAGCGTCAGCAATTTTGCTAAACACAACCTTTGTGTCCTCACCTGTAGATGTTGTAACCTTTGAAGAGTTACCGGTCAGCAGAATGTAGGACGGAGAATGATAGTCGTTTGCCATCTGTTCTGCAACAGACTGCAAATCGCCAACAATAGCAATTGAATACTTGTCGCCTGACGGATCCATGTTCTTCCAGATGTTCTGTTCAGTCCACACACCGAACTGACTGATTATGCCACCAGATGCCTTCTGCATATCAATGATAGCATTCCAATCGCGCGAACAATCAGCAAACATGATAAACAAGCGACCGCTGCCACCTGCCATTGAGAAGAACTGACTGATATGGTAGTAGGGAATACCGGCCAACAAATCAGTGCGCTCATCTTCAGCTTCAATACCATCAACGTAAGGAGTGATACCAAGCTTAACAGCCTCGTCGAGGCTGTTAAGCTCTACCACCGTTTCTTTCAACTTCTCAGCAACATTCTTGCCCTGGCCCTTAGTCCAGAACTCTGTCTGTGCTGAAATGTCAAAAAGCAAACCACAGACCTTCTCAACATCACTGGTGATGGTTGAGCCAATGTTTCCGTCTGTGTCGGTCATATAAACATTTCCTAATGCCATTCGATTTGATTTTTATTGTTTGTAATACGGATTCTGATAAAGAATAGCCTTACCCTTTGAAAGAAGTTGAGAGTCCTCTGTATATACGCCACCCTGTGCATCCACAGCCAACTTAGCGTAGTTAGGAAACATCTTTAAAATTCTGTCAACATAATCTGGGATTGTAGCACTCTCAGCTGTATTGTCGATTTTAGAACCTTCAGTAGTATCAGCTCCTTCATCAACCTTTGATTCTACTGGATTTGTAGCGGTTTCTGTATTTTCGGTAGGAACTTTTTGCTCCACCGTCTTTTCCTGCTTTATTAACTTTGCCATAATCTGAAATTAAAATGGGGAGTGGAGTATTTACCCCACTCCCCGGATTATTATTTCGGTCTGATTGTTACCTTACACTGCGTTCTTGTAAGCGGTCCATACAATCACCTCACCAGGGAGTGCGATGTTGACATCGACCTTCAAGCGCATCTGGAAGAACCACTCCTCAGAGTCATTCTGAAGCGGCATGACCTTCACGCTCTCCTGGTCGGTAGCGTAGTCAACAGCCATCCAGAGACAAGAGTCCGGACCTGTAGTAAAGTTACCGAAGAAAATGCTGTGCTCAGGCAGACCGTCGATGACTTTGATTTCCTTGCCCTTGAAGCGACGCTTGTTGAGGTCTGAGTTCTCAACATACTTAACCTCCTTAGCGGTCAAGTACTCGTCGTAAAGGTCCCAAAGCTCCCAGCTCATCACGAACTTCATACCCTTCTTCTTGCGAAGCTTCTTCGGTGTCTTTTTCCAGATAGCGTAAAGAGCCTGTTCTACCTGCTGACCGGTAGTCAACTCTGTATCGCCAGCAAGGATCACCTCACCAGAAGCAACCTCGTTCTTCTGAGCGTCGTCACGAGTATCTTTATCTACCTTTGATGCCTTGATGTTGTTCAGAACACGAACCAAGAAACCGTCGAAGTACTTCATTGGACCAGCAGCGTCCTCGCCACCAGGCTTAGTACAGCCAGCAGGAGTTGTGATTGCGCTGTCACTGGTTCCGCCCTTGCGACTACACCAGATACTGTCATTGATGTACTGATCCTTCTTGTCGATGAGCAGATGGAGCATCTTAGCCTGTACTGACGGGTCAAGCTCGCGGAAAATAAGCGGACCAGTAGGCTGGAACGGTCTCCAAACCTCCTCGAACTCACGAGGATTAAAGCGGACGTAAACCATAAAATCACCAGGCTCCAGATAACGCTCGCTATAGGTGTACTGGTTGTAATCACCATGTGCGGCACCCTGAGTGGTCGGTGTGGCTACGTTGTCCTGTATAATCTTGTTAAGCGAAACGTGCGGAAGTGTGAACTTCTTCTGAACGCCTGGCTTAATATGGATAAGACCTTCCTGATAGGTGTCATTGCCCTGTGCGGTATAGACCAAAAGGTCCTCCAGAACCTCACCAGAATAGATATTACCTGCAAAATTGATTGTTGCCATTATATTCTATATTTGATTTGATTTAGAACTTTTTAAGCTTAAAATTCTCGCCGCAAACAGACTTAATCTTGTCGTTCAGCTCCTTCTCAGTGGCGGTTGTGCCATTCTTAGCAGCCTCTACGTTAGATGGGTCGTTTGCAATTGCACCAGGGATGTCCTCGCGGCCCTGGATAGAGTCGATAGTAGCCTTAACAGTCTCAAAGTCATCGTGAGCAAGCTTGGCCCAAGACTCCTTAGAAGCGGCTTCAATTTTACCTGCCTTAACAGCGTCCTCAATGAGTGCGTTAATCTCAGCTTCATGCGCAGCGTTCTCTGCATCCTGATACTCCTTCAGCGAAGCCTGTGTCTTGTCAAGCTCACTCTTAGTATTGGCCAGTTCTGTCTCAATGCCCTTATACTTGATTTCAAGAGCAGTGTGCTTACTCTGAATGTCCTTCAAAGAAGCCTCAGCCTTGACAAGTTCGGCAATGCGAGCTTTAACAGCATCCATCTGAGTGTCTTTCGAGAATCCAAGCTGTGCGGAAATAGTCTCTAAAACCTGATTTTCCATTTTCTTTTCTGTATTTGGTTCTTGAAATTGTGAATTGTCATCTCGATTACGAATAGCCACCATTTCTTCAAGAAGTTTATTTTCATCAACTTCAGCAGATACAGATGACATAATATCTCGTAGGGAAGCTGCATCTGCAACTCCATCAATTTGGTTCTTTACTTTATCGCGTACCGCTTTGGAGGTTTTAAGAACATGGTCAGAAGAAATAAATCCAGCCTTCACAGCTTCCTGGGCTGTGAAGAAAGTGCCATTAGCACCCTCATTGCCTTCCATTATGTTCTGAACCTGGTCTTTTGTCATGCCAAAACGCTTACGATAAATAGTCTCCAACTGGCTTCGGAAAGCATTTACGGTCTGTGAAGCACCATCTTTGTCTCCCGAACAACTGTTAAATGGGTTGTGAATCATAAGCAACGAATAATCGTGCATATACAGATTCTTACCAGCAGCCCAAATCACAGAACCCATTGAAGCTGCAATACCCTCAACAATACAATCAACCTCAATAGGACAAGCCTGGATGATTGAAAAGGTGCTTATGCCATACAGAACAGAACCGCCTTCAGAGTTAATCATTACGACAATCTTTGAAGGCTGCACATAGTTCTGAAGCCACAAGAACTCATCGTTGAAGTCGCGTGTTGACTCTGAATTAACAGAGCCAAAGAAACGGATTATAGCAGGCTTGTCTGCTTCCGCCTTTCCAACAATGTGTTTCAAATTGTGAATATCCATTCGTTATCGTTTTTCAAAGAATAGAAATTACTATTTACAAATAGGTTAAACTATAATCAACTAAACTTGTAACGTCGATGATTCTTCGTAAGTTACACTCTTGTCATCTGGTAAATTATCAGGGTTGGCGATTTCGTTTTGATCGCTATGATTTGTAAATGGGGGCTGCACAATATATGCGTCCACATAATCCTTATAACGATATGCGGTGTAATCACTAAACCATATCTGATAATCTATCCAATATGGCTGCAAGCCATCATCAAACGACAATGGCTGGTCCCAATATTGTAGCTGGAATCGCGACACCAACGCTGGAAATTGAGTTTTGTTGGATTCAATCGCTGCAACAATACGTTGATACACCATCAGTCCTTCCAGTTCACCATCTTCTCCGTCATCACTGTTATTGAGTCTATTCAAAACATAATGAATCCTCATAACACCCTTGCCTTCAGAAATACGTGCGGCCCCCTGGTTATAATACACATCAATGAAATGAATAAACACAGCAGGGAATGCAATGCCATATTCTTGGTTCCATTTGTCTAATTTAACGCGATTTAATTGCCCATTATCCATTTTAATGGTTTTGAATAACGGTGGACTATTTGGATCGTCAAGATCAGAAGGTATAGATTCCAATATTTTTCGGACTGCTTTGTAAGCTTCAGCGATTGCATTGGTCTTAACCATCTCTTCTTCCTTAGAAACTGGCTTGACAATAGTATCTTCTTTTTGCTCTACCTCATGTAGCTGAGGCTTATGCTTTTCAATTATCATTTCGGAAAACCTTGAAATATCATTGCCGATAACTTTTTCAATTCATCTTCCAGTACAGAAGAGTTGCCTATAAACTGTCTGCGCGGCATATTACGAACTCTTCCACGTCTGAAACTATCAGGTCCATTATGAACAGCTGCATAACAAAAGCCTCTATGACTATTGGTGTTCTTAAATCCATTCGGGTCTGTATAAATCGTCACTCCGTTAGGATTGTCTTTTGTTCCTGCATGTTTCCACTTGATTGACTTTTTCAACGAACCTGTTTCAACCATTAAAGGATGAACAGCCTTGTTGAACTTTGAACGATTGGGCCAATGACTACTTCCAGCGGAATTAAACCGCTTCAAATCAAAAGACTCTTGGAATATAGCCTGTGCCGCTTTACCGGCTTTTACCTCAAAGTTCCACACATTTACTTGGAACTTATGAGGTAAATTACGCCATTGTGCTATAACTTGCTTAGGAGTGATTGGAACTCCTTGACTAATTGGAATTTGAGCCATCGCCAAAATATATAGCTTTTATTCTTTTTGATATAGCACTAAGACGCTCCGAGTGCTTTTTGTCAATTTGGAAATATGAGTGCTCATCTGAAAAAATACGACCTCCGTTTGCCACGCTTTCTTTGAATGTACCATCAAACCAATCAGGCATTTCTGGAATTGTACGTGCGTGAATGCTCGACATCACTGAAGAACGTGAATGCTCCAGCAGATAACACCTGCATTGATGCTCAATGGGCGGAATCAACCAACTTGGGAACTGAGAGCGTGGTGCTGTGAAACCTTCATATTGCAAATGCCAAGGACGAACACGTTCATCTCCCATAGTCACATACATCAATTCGGTATCATCTTGCAAACTTGCAAGGTATGCAGCAACAATCATAGCATATTCAATATCCATGTTTTCAACAAACGCATATCTGTTATTGTATTTGTTACAGATACCAAACAGCATATCTAAAAGCTCTTCGTATTCCTCTGAATCTTCATCAAGCTCTTCAAGTTCTTCGTATTCAGCTATTTCATCTGCTAACTGATATTCTTCAGCTACAGAAAAATCCACCAAATTATCAACAGCAGCTATAAGTATGTCTCGCTGCACCATCTGTTCATCTGTTAAATTCTCTGCGTTTCTAATTAGTTCAATAGCATCTTCATAACTGATTCCAAAACCTTCAAAAGCATGACGCACCGCAAAATCAGCACGTGCTTTCATCAACTCTTCCAGCGATTCCCACTCATCATTATGGTTTTTGATACTTTTAATAAAATCCCCAAAGAGCGCAAGCAAAGCCTCTACTTCTTTTTCATGCTTCTCTTTATCACCATTTGGTAGCCGCTGGGCTTTTATGTTGGAGAGGAGGGCCGGTGCTACTTGCTCCTCTCCCTCAAAAAATTTGTTGTCTCACGTGGATGACCATACCGTTTGTAGTATTCTTCATCCGTCAAATGACGACCCACATAACGCCCACCGCCTTCACCTCCTATAGGCGAAGGGCCTCCAGTCATACCATTATCCACATTGAGCTGTCTTTTAACCTTGATGCCAAACTCACTTTCAATAGAATCTGGATCCATTTCCCATTGTGTTCCAAGTACCTGAAACAAGCGTATTTTATCCTCGTCTGACATTTCAATACGCTTAGCATACTTAAATTCCAAACCAGGCTTGATATATCCAATCTTTACAAGGCGTGGAATTATTAACTCGTTCATTACAAGTTCAATATAATCTCGATACACCTCAATTCGGTCACGGAAGATATTTTCGTGCGTTTTAGCTGAGCCAACATAAGCTTGCTGTTCTCCAGCAACTGACTGGGAGCCAAGAATTAGGTTTGATACATCCTTATCTACCAATGAAATTAGTCCAGTAAAAATGTGTTCAGAGTTAGACATTGTAAACGTCTTAACATCTATCTCATCACCTGTACCAGTTACAATGACCTTGTTCTGAGCTGCGCCAGCTATATCATTGGCCAACCTCTGTCTATCAGCACTATTGTCCGACTCAGTTTTTCCATGAATAATTGGTTGGCCATAAGTATGGGAAAAATTCACATAATTTGCCATAGTGAACTTTTTTGCCAATATAGATGGTGTTGTAGCAGAGAACAGACCCAACGAACCACTGTTAATAAGAATATAATAGTCTTTATACTTAGGATCATCAAATCCCCATCCAGGAGACCAAATACTCTGTCTCTGTACTATACGACGTTGATCTGGAAGGATGTTGCGTCGCTCTATATTGACAACATTGTGCAATTTCCCTGTTTCAGGGTCGATTGTCGGATCAATATACAATCCAGTATAACCATAAAGCTTAGACTCGACAATACCATTGATAATTTTGATGAATTGCGTGCCCTGGATTTTTTTGGTCTCTTCAACATCTTTAATATAACGCCCCTTTTCATTTTGCGAGGCTAACATATATCGTTCTCCTATAATCTGTGACTTTAGCGTTTCAAGCACACCAGCCAGATGCGCGTCCTGTTGTACACACGCATCATACAAGTCAATAAGCCGTCCTCGATCATCAAGAACGGTACCATTGTTAAGATGACGATAAGCAGACTTAAATCTGCAATGACGCTGTAGCTCACGGATATATTCTTGAATTGTCTTTTTAGATGTTTGGAATATACTCTCCAACAACTCAACGTCCAGTTTTGTATCTTTGTCTGACATTGCTTATTCTTTTTTCTGAAGAATAGCTCGATTGCTCAACTTTCGTTTGATGTTTTTGTGCAACAAACAAGAAATGTATTAGTTCAAACTAAGTATTCTAATTGTTAAAATCGTGCTATGCAAACCTCTAAAACCCATTGTTTCAGACTGGTTTTCAAAAATAATATGTTAAAAGTATAGTTTTACACCTTATGCTAACGAAATTTTTATTACCTTTGCAGCGATAAATTTATGTTTCACTTAATACACCTATTGTGATGGAAAAAGAAGAAATGACAAATGGTGGTCTTGATTTCTATAGAATCAAGACCGAATGGACTAAAGAATGTGAGTCTGGAGAACTTAACAAGGTTAAGACAGAAGAACTTGTGATGGCGACAAGCTACACCGAGGCAGAAAAGGTTGCGTATGAAATTGCCAACGACCAGTGTCGCACGCAGTTTGGAAGTATGAACATCGAAATTATCAAAACAAAAATCAGCGATGTTCTCTTTAACAACATTCTTGCACAAGACGAACACACAACCTGCGGATTGATTTGCAACTTCTTTGAGGAATCAGAAGAGAGTGGTGTTGGTCTTTACATGGTTAAAGTTGTTATCTTTACAATTGATGAAAAAAGTGGTAAGACAAAACGCAACACACAGACATTCTTCGTCCCCGCAACGTCAAATTCAGATGCAACAAAACGAGTTGAAGAGCAGTTGCTGAGAACTATGTCGGATTTCGTTATTCGAGACACAAAATTCGATAAGGCCGAAGCTATTTACTGGCCAACAGACGTACATCAAAGCAAAGTAACAGCAGCTGATCTCAGACGATAATGTTGGGTCAGCAAGGGAATGGAATAGACCTTAATTGTACCGAGCAATCCATACCTGAATTTCCGAATTTGCTCTTCGGAACCGAAATTGAAAGTGGCAGACCATTCTTTGATGCCACTGTTTATATTCACAAGCAGAACCCACAAAAGAACATCAAAGACTTCTTTGTTCAATATAAGAAACAGATTGAATCTCTTTGTGAATCTTACGATGTTCCTTATAATAGCTTTTGTAAAATCAATAAAAGTGGGCATTACCTAATTGACGGTAACTTCGTTTACCTGTTTATCGCATTTGTTGAACCAAACTTTTTAGGATATATGTGTGACCGCATCCATGAGCTTTTCTTAAAAGGCGTGGTTGTGTCCGACACATATCTTCTACAGGCAGCTAATGAAAGGCTGTCAAAAGAAGCGTTAGAAGCGATAAACAATGGCAACGAATTTACTGAATGAAAGCCGCAGAAGAGTACTTGTATTTAACCCTCTAAAGCGATTAGTGGCTATCTTCCAGTCATGTACAGCAGCAGCTACCGCATTTGGCACATCGACAGTCAACATACACGACGCTTGTACTGGGAAAAACATTTCCAGTTGCAACCTTTATTTTCGTCATCTGTATGAAGACAAGATCGAAATCGATATGCTGAATGATCTTGGCTCATTACGCCTGGAGGACTACGACAAACTTATGAAGCTGCAAAGAAAGTATTATCCAACTAAAGAAATGTCACGTGTTGGCATGAAGTATAAAACCAAAAAGAACAAACAACAATGAAAGTAAAGCTATTATCAGAAGGCGCACAGCTCCCTAAAAGAGCTACAGATTGCGCAGCTGGCTACGATTTGTACGTACCAGCAGACACCGTTATTAAACCAGGAAGAAACGTCGTTCCACTCGATATTTCCATCGCAATTCCTTCTGGTTTTGAAGGACAGATTCGCCCCCGTTCTGGTTTCTCTGCTAAAGGAATGGAGGGTGCAACAACTAAACGATACGATGCCGACGTACTGCTTGGTACAATCGACAGTGACTACCGTGGAGTAGTCGGTGTATTGGTAAAAAGCAACGAAACTGAGCCTTTCACAATCGCGCAGGGAACACGCATTGCCCAGCTCGTCATTGCACCTTATCACGCGGAAAAAATGGAGGAGTGCGACGAACTTGACGACACCGAACGAGGTGTTGGAGGCTACGGCCATACTGGAACAAAGTAATATCAACACGGGTGTGTCAAATTTGGCACACCCATAACTTTATAGATATATGAACAAAGCAGAAAAGCTACTCTCAAAAATCAGAGAGTATAATCAAGCATATCGAGCTGGAATCACAACCATTTCGGATAAAGAGTACGATGATATGGTTGATGAATTGCGTCGAATTGATCCCGACAATGAATGGTTCAAGCATATTGAACCAGCAAATACAAGCACCAATCGCAAGACCAAGTTGCCTGTCCCTATGAAATCGCTCAACAAGGTTAAAGACATTCAAGCATTCAAAACATGGGCTAAATCAATAAGCCTTACTGATGATACAGATATAGTTGTCATGCCTAAATTTGACGGTTTGTCCCTTCTGCACGATGAGCATACAAACCAAGCATATTCACGAGGAGGAGCTGACAATGAAGGGCAGGATTGCTCCAAACATTACCAAGCTGCCAGCAAAATAATTAATACAACCAGTGAATTTAACTTCACGTTCGGAGAGTTCGTGTTTAGTCGTGAATCGTGGATTACTAACTTTGCCGGTAAGACATCTACCGAAACTGGGGACAAATATAAGTCCCCTCGTAACACAGCGGCAGGTCTCTTAAATCGCGATGAAGCTTCGTCAAACCTTCAATATATTGATTTTTACCGATACGGCACTGATGACAAATCACGTGAAAGCTTCAATACATACGAGGAGTTTTATAAGCAACTCTGTAAAGTGTTCAAGCAACCAGAACTGTATTGTCGAATGTCCGTCAAAGAACTCACGACAGAATCATGCTTAAAAATGTATGAGGATTGGTCAAAACAATATTATATTGACGGTCTTGTAATTTATGTAAATGAACTTGATATATGGAACAGGGTAGGTCGTCAAGAAACAACCGGCAACCCAAACTACGCCATAGCATACAAAGATCCAAACTTCACAGACACATTTGAAACTGTTGTAAAAGACATTACCTGGAAGGTTAGTAAGGCTGGCGCACTGAAACCAGTAGTCAACATCGAAACTGTAGATACTGGCGATTGTAACATGGAAAACCCTACTGGCTACAATGCAGGATGGATTTATGATCACCATATTGCAAAAGGAGCACGCATACAAGTTACTCGATCGGGTGGTGTCATTCCAAAAATTCTACAAACAATTGAAAATGCGCCAGCTGATGAGGAGGATAAACTTTGGGAGGAACTTTGCTATTGCCCTCACTGCAATGCTCCTACAAAATGGAACGACAAACAAATAGAGCTTTGTTGTACAAATCCAGAATGTCAAGGTGTTCAATTTGCAAAGATAGTGTTCTTTTTTAAGACTTTAAGTGCTGAAAACATCGGGGAAGAAACACTTGCAAAAATATTCGACGCAGGATTCAAGCGTCTAAAAGACATTCTCAACATTACATTTGATGAATTGCTGGATATTGATGGAATTGGAGAATCAATTGCTAATTTGATTCTCAATACGATTTCACTTATAAAAGATGGTGTAGAAGTAACATATCTTATGCACGCCAGCGATTGCTTCAATGGAATAGGACAAGTTAAAGCGAAGGCCATCTTGAGCCAGCTGTCCAAAGAACAGCGATTTGCATTCTACAACAATCAATTTCACACATGGGCAAACAACGACGAACTTCAGAAATGCGATTTCTTCAAAAGCGCAAATATAACGCTCCAGTCATTTATGTTAGGCATTGTTCCGTTCTATCATTTCGTAGCAGAGAACGAACTACAGATTCTACCTATGTTAGAAGAGCCAAAGCCGACTGGCAACAGCTTGACAGGAATAAAAGTCTGTTTTACAGGGGTACGGGACTCCCAATTAGAAACTTTTATAACTTCTAATAGTGGCGAAGTTGTTAGTGGTGTTTCAAAGAAAACAACACATCTAATTGTAGCAGACAAAGAATCACAGTCGTCCAAAATGGCAAAAGCCAAGCAAAACGGCATACCAATTATAACAATCGAGGAATTTAAAAACCAATTCAATGCTTAATATTAGGGGTGGCAAAAGCCATCCCTTTTCCGTTATATAAAAATAATAGGTTAAAAGGATAGATTTCTAATAAAACATTTGGTGATATTAGTTTTTGTTTCTATCTTTGCATTACAAAACTGAAAGTAATAAGAATTATGGCAAAAAAGAATCAATTAACAACAAGCGACCACTTAAAGTATTCGGAGTACACCCGACTCCTGGAATGCTTGCATAAAGATGGCGATTACAGATGGGAAATGTATGCCCGTCTATCATTCTGTACAGCTTGTCGAGCATCTGATGTGCTCCAGTTTAGATGGTGTGATATTTTGAACAAATCATCTGTTGATGTCACTGAGCAGAAAACAGGCAAAACACGTCATATACCTATTAATCCATCTGTACAGCACAAGTTTAGAGAACTTTACGAACTCATGGGCAGACCTGACAGAAAAGATTATATCTTTGGAAGTAACCGTGGAGATAAGCCAATAACAATCCAGTATGTCAATCAAATATTAAAAGATTTAAAGTACAAGTACAAACTTGATATTAACCATTTTTCAACCCACACATTTAGAAAGACGTTTGGCCGATATGTTTATGACTTGCATCATCATAGTGCTGAAAGCTTAATGTTACTAAACAAAATCTTTAAGCACACCAGTATCGAAATTACCAAAACATACATCGGCATTACACAAGAGGAAATATCTGATATTTTCGCATCAATCGACTTCTAACATAGCCGAACAAATTGACGCGCATAATTTGCGCCCTTACATCTTCTTTGTCTCATATTCCAACTATGTAAGGGTATGTCACGTCAATTCGTTTGTTCTAATTGCGGAAAAACCGTAACATCAATCAATTTCAATTCAGAAGCCCCTCTCGCAAGACTAATGAGGGTCGAATCACTATGCTTTGACTGTGCGTTCTGGAAGGATTATATAACAAACCCTCAACCAGACACAACAATCATTAGTGGTAAACTGTATGCGTTTCATCCGATTGAACAAAAACTAAACAAGTCTCAAATGAAGCGCAAAGGAATTGTATTTGCACGAAATATGCAAACAGGAGCAATTGTATCATGCACGGATTACCGATACATAGCAAACATTCCAGACATTTTCAAACCGCAACTACCAGATCATTACCGTTTCATTTCAGCAGAAACATACTCTCTTATAGCAGAGCGTGCTATACCAGAATGTCTTGCTAAAGGATGTTGGGACCGGTATCATTGCTTTTGGTATAACGCAACTAAAGCAGAGCCACACAAGCCCTGGAACCAGATACCACATTATCATAAGCCTGGAGACGAGCAATGCGAAAGCTTTATCAACAAAGACACTATGTATCATCTAAAATAAAATCACATGGTAATCTTAGAAATTATCGCTGCTATCGTACTGATAGTTATGATGGCAGCAGTATGGTTTTTTGCCTCCATATTCCTAAAAGGCGTGTTTTGCAACGAATGTCCATATAAGGACCAGTGTAGCACACATCAAAGTGAAGAGGATTTTATTCCTCCATGTAAGCAGAACGCTAATATCGACCAATTTCACATAAATTCAAATCTGTTATGATAGAATTGTTTGCAATACAAGCAGCTGTGTCGATATGCACTCCTGTCACAGCTGCAACTATTGATAATACTAATGTTTACATAATCGACAAATGCGCTATGGAAGAGCTATTTGACCTATATTACGAGTTGGCAAATGTATATGATTTTAGTGAGATTGTCGTAATCAACGATGAAATAACTGGCAATCCATATAAATGCCTGTCAATGTCTCATACAAGACAGTCCAAACTGAAAACAGCATTCAGACAAGTTGAATACTGGAAGAGAACACGCGCACAATTATGTCTTGTACATAAGCGCACCGCTGACATCTTCATTCCAGAGATTGTTATACTCATTATCTGCTTTTTTATTTAAAACATAAAATAATGGAAACTTTTAAACTTATTCTAAAATTACTTGCCAATATGACAATGGCAGGAATCGCAATTTCTATTGGAGCCTATGTGTATCTTAACAACATTGGCATTCATGGTGCCATCATGTTCAGTGTCGGACTTATGGCTGTTATTCATTATAATTTCTTCCTCTTCACGGGAAAAATTCATGCAGTCAATGACGTGTACAGTTTTGTGATAGCGTTGACTATCCTGGTGTTTAACTTAATCGGATGTTACATCGTGTCGTTGATGATAAACGACAACAACATTATCGATTCATGCCAACAAATCGTGCTTGACCGTTCACAGATGGGTATATGGAATGGCATTTTAAACGGAGCTGGATGTGGATTTATCGTCTCTTTAGCAGTTACAAGTTGGAAGAAAACAAAGCTTCCTTTGCTTATTGGCATACCGGCGTTTATTACAGCAGGATTCACACACTCAGTAGCGGATGCGTTCTATTATCTGGTAGCATGGAATCATGTGACTTCAGCAGCACTGATGACATATATTGGCACTGTTATTGGTAACCTCGTTGGAGGTCTATTGTTCAAAACAGGATGGATAGGAAAATTGAATTAAAATAACAAGCGAGGCCAAGTTCCGTTCTTGGCCTCGCATAAAATTATCACAAATATCGCAACGTCTTAAACATTTGCAAACAAAGCGTTCTATTCATTATTATATAAACAATATTTTCATTATGAAACAAGAAATAATAGAATTTAAGGATGTCATGTCCTTCAATGAGATGGCTGCTGCGTGCAAAGCCGAGTACCCATACTATATCCCCAACGGCCAGCGAGTCGGGCGATATGCAAAAACTAAGGGGTATGTGGTAAGACGCCAGACCATCAACAAGAAACAAACGTATTTTTATGTCAAAGCCGAAATTGCAAAGTAACAATGGATAATTCAAAAATCGTCCCATACAGTCAACACTACCGTTGCTCCTTCACGCTCTTCAAAGCTGGAAGGGATGGATTGGTGTTCTCTTGGCTCTTCGATGAATATCTTTGTCGTTACCGCCAAGGAAAACCAACACAGTTCACCTTCTCTGCAAGACAAATCGCTGAGGACGTGCGCATCAACAAAAACTCAGTCAACTCAATTCTGCCTACATTGGTCGAACTGGGTCTGATTGAACTGGATGGTTCCATGTGTTCGGTGAACGCCGCATATTTCTTTGCAGTCATTAATCTGTATTGCTTTGCACCCAAAGAAACACGCGCTCAAATCCGTGAAGCGTTCTTGACACATGATCTGGAACTATTGCGTACACTTGGACTTCAGGGAAATATCAATATCGCACAAGCAATAGGCGAAATCAGTACAGGTGTACTATTTCAGGACACTTGTACGATTCCAGTACAGGTGTACGATAATAGTACACCTGTACCAAAACAGTACAGCTGTACTAAAACAGTACACTTAGACCGCTTTTTAGAGGACATTCAAGCCAAAAGTGTACCAAAACAGTACACCTTAGACGCTCAAATGGCCGATTCTTATGAAAAATTGGCTGATTTAGTACAAGTGTACCAAAATAGTACAGCTGAGGATGTGAAATCTCAGATACATGAAACTCTTATACAGTTAGGAGCAGCCGTTTTTATGGGTCAAGTGTACTATTCTGGTACACCGGGTGTACTAAAATCGTACACTAACCCAGAAAAGTGTACTGAAATAGTACACATAAATAAAGATATAAATAAAAAAGAAAATGAACCAGGCGAGCGAAGCGAGACTGGATATATTGAGGGGGAAGAAAAAGGTTTTGAAGGTTTAGAAGTTATTGAACTTTTAGATCCTGTTTCAGAAAAAGAGCGATACAGTCAACATAAAAAAGAAAAGCCTTATCTTAACCCTTATAGAAACAAGCCTTACTTTTCAGAAAAGGCTATGGAGAAGGTAACAGCAGACATCGATGTCTGCACTAAATCTCCAGTAAAATTATTTATCTATAACCTTTGGGGAGGTCTTTATGATTGGTACCAAGCAGAGATAGAGGATAAACTTCCAGTTGATGAATATGGAGAACCTTTGAAAGAGGAGTCAAGCGATTTGGATATGTTACGTACCATTATCTCAGAAACAATGTTAGCAAGAATTGTTAAGCAAGCATGGTATGAAACAGAAGGTCAAATCGAATGTAAGAACTTCCAGCTTGAAAACGATTCTATACCTGTAGAGATTGATGAGCTTCCAGACATACATTTGGAGTACTTGATCGATTGGAAGTCGGCAGTCAATGAAAATGGCGAAAGAGGTTTTGTTATCTCTTTGGAAGGCTTTAGAAATATCGAAGCTGATGATGTGGTTGAAGTAAAGCAAGCCAAGAGTAAGGATGAAAAAAAGGCTATGAACCGAATGAACCGTCAGATGATTGCTATAATCATGTCAACGGACAAATCCCAGCTTACTCCTATAGAAATCGCAATAAAAGACTTCACAAGCAAATTCATTCAATTGGATGACAGTTTCCATTTTGAAGGATTCCTCAACGGTAACGGAGAAAAAATGGGATGCAATGAACTTCCAGGCTATCTTATTAAGCCTTGGTCGGTTGATTTGGTTAAGGTCGGTATTAAGCAACAGGACTTTTACAACACATTCAATCTTCCAGGAGAATACAAAGACGGAAGCAGCCTTCGTCCAATGGCTACAACTTTTTCATATCAAAAAGTACATCGTTGGAACGAGATGAATGGGTATCAAAGTCAGATAACCCCAGAAATGCTTGAAAAAGCCGCTGTGGAGCACGATTAACCTTCCAGGTGATAAGTTGTTCAGATAAATAGAGAAAGCAGCTCAGAGTGGCTAAAAAGCAGCAAATAGACGATCGTATGTGGTGTGTTAAAGACAAACCTCTCCCTACTTCCTGTTATTTGGTTGTAGGGAGAGGTTTTTTAATAATCTTCCAGCTTAATTCCACCGATATATGTTCCTTGTGGCTGTACCGGTTGTTCTACAGGTTTTTCTGGTTTCTTTTCCTCCTTTACGCTATTGTTGACTTGAAAGGAGAGCACTTGAATGGCAAGTAAGTTGGCCAATAGCTTAACCCCCAGGAAAACCAAATGAAAGACTGGAGCCAGTGCAACGCCTATTCCCGTATATATCCAAAACATCCAACGACCATTATCGCTGAAGATGAATATGCACATAAGCGCAAGCACCCAGCACACCAAGTAAAACCACACCAGATTCTTAGACTGGCTTAACATACTCTGAGAGCGTTTCTTGATTTCACGAAACGCCTGAAGCTCTTGTTGTGTCATAATTGTAAATGTTGAGATTATTGTTCATCTGATAGTTCGGGCCAGGTCGATGAGGCCAGATAATTTCTTATTAGCTCGTGTATCTTGTCGAGCATTATGTAGGCTGCTTTATCATCAACAAAGTAATTTCCGCACAAGTAGCGCATTTGGCTTGTAGGCGTTCCTTTTTCTTTTTCGGTTACTACGGTTAATTTATCGCTGATATAGTAATACGTATCACCTTTGTTTAGACGCATCTGGGAGGGTTCTATGCGACGTATCTTGTCTTTCCATACCTTTCCCTCCCTCTCCAGTTTACGCTTCATACGACGATATGCGCTTATGCCGTCATCGTTGCTAAAGCGGCTGTCATTGTTTTCCAGGAGAGGTTCAAAGATATATTCGTATTGGTTTACTATGTTTGTTTCGTGCATTGAGTAACCAAGACGCGCTTTTTCGGTCTTGGTGGGATAGATGAAATAGCAGTACAATTCAACCTTATGGCTGGAATGGTCGATGTTACGTATTATTCCGATTCCCTTTGTTGCAAAATCATAGGTATGGAAAATAACCTTTTCGTTGGCCTGTGGCGTGTATTTATCTTCCAGACATAGTGTGGAAGGATTAAGCTGTAGATTGGATGATAGAAGGCATTTCTGGAACTGTAGAACGTCGGCCTCAGTCGCTTTGGATAGTTCGGAAACTGGGATAGGCTTATTGATAGAAGAAACTTGGTTGCCTTCCAGAATTCCTATTGCTGTTACGATTGCCTGTGAACATTGACCAAGGATTGCTAACGTATTGGCGTATATAACTATTTCTGAGGTAGCATAGCCGCTTTCGTACCATTGAATGAATGATTGGGTGTCAATTGTAGGGAAAGTTGATTCCTTACCAAATATTACGGTTCGTGGCGTGATTTGGTATCGCTTCTCTATGAAAGCGGTAATCATGTCGCGATCAAGCTCCGAACTTGGTCGGAACTGAGCGAGAAATGTTAGTGTCTGAAATTGTGATTTCATTGCTTTGGAAGATGTACGTTGTCATTTGTTGGCGCAAAGGTAAGCATATTTTTGGAAAGTATGCTGAAATGTACGAGATATTTAGCGTATGGACGATATGAAAGCTAAATTTTAGGGGTCGGGGAAAATTTTGGAAATTGGGGTAGGCGGTTTTTATATGTGACCTTTGGAAATTGTGGCTAATGGTGTTCGCACGCGCGTACATATATAATATAGCTGCGACTTAATGAAAAAGGGTGTGAGTGGATTCCCAGTGTTTGACCGTTGGGAGTCAAGTTGAGAAAGCTGGAGGTCTCCCAGTGAATTGGGAAATGTCAGGTCTCCAGAAATGAAACCTAAATTTTGGGGGCCGACAATATATATGGTATTCCCACCCATGCGCACCCCCACCCGTTTGTTTTCGCGCGAGGCTAACACGCTGATTTTCAGCGACTTGCGCCTTTCACTTTGCGCAAAAGTGAAACTAACACCCCTCACGCCCACTCGTCCATGCGCATTATGCGCCTGAGAGTGCCCAAACGTGCCCATGTGCGCCCAGGGAGGGTTTTCAACCCTCAGCATCGCCTTCATGCACACACTCGCTTCCACGCATTTGCGCCTAACGGTGGGCGTAGTGTCGTGGGCGCACGCTTGCAAGGGCTTAGCCCCATACACACCCTCGCCCAACACCGCCCACGACCGCCACGAGTGGACGCGCAGGTTGGCTCTCCGTGTGCGTTGCGTGTAGCTCGTATGTGCGTGTTGCGGACGAGTGGGCATTGCGTGGGTGAGCGTTAGGCGTGACTGGGCGTGCATGGATGTGCGCAGGTTGGCGCGTGGTCGTGTGTGGGAGCGTGTGGCTGTGCATGAGTGTGCGTGTGGGTCTGTGTGGGCGCATGTGGAGGCGCGTGGATGTATGCGTGGCTATGCGTGGGCAAGCATGGGCGTATGTGGGCAAGTGCGTAGCGTGTATCGTGGGCGTGTGATGGGCACATGGTGCATAGCCACGCACGCAGGAGACTCGCATGGACGCGCTAAGACTCTCGTGCGCTATTTCTCCTGCGCATTATGCTTGCGGAAACAGGCGAAGAGACGGGCACGTAGCCTACGCCGTCTTGGGCTAACTTTGCATCGGCAATCAGCCAAAACCGCCGACCGACGGGTTTCGGTCAAACTAAAATCTTCGATTTTATGGCAACAAATTCAACCGCCAACAACGCAAGTGCTAACGTAGTTAGCAAGTCAGCAACCGCTAACGCTGCCAACGAGCAGCCTGTTAAAACTCGTAGAGTTTTAGAGACTCGTGACCAATGGGCTGTGATTTTCAATCACACCGTCTCGCTTGTTGTTACCCTCTTCGAGGGTAAAGACCTCCCATCCGACCCTCGCAAAGGCTTTGCCTTTGGCACAACCTCGGAGGCACCTCATGCTCGTGGCTATGCACAGAGCCTGCTTGCTGGCTTTGCCAGCAAAAAAGCCGGTAAAGTCCTCGCTCAAACCGTAGGTTTGACTGAACAAGCCGACCGCAACAAGCTCGCAATCGCAATTTTGTTGAAAACAAAATTGGGCGGTGGTGACGAGAGCAAAGCCAAGAGCATCCTCGGCAAAGCCGAGCCAAAGCAAGCGAGAGCGTTTGCGGAGGCAGTGCTTGCCGCCCTCAACAACGTAGTTGTTGAACAACCGACCGAGCCTGAAACTGCTCCTACGGAGCAACCGACCGAGACCGCCAAGCCCAAGCGTCAGCGCAGCACTCGCAAGAAGTCCGCCAAGTAATCTCTACGAGATTAGCCGAACCCACCTCAGTCCTCACTCCTACGGAGTGGGGATTTTTTGTTGCTGTCTCACGTGCGCCCACAATTCGCCTACGCATTATGCGCACCCACACAACACGTTACGCCTACGCCCAACACGCCCATGCGTTCACGCGCCCATCTGCCCATATCGCATAATGCGTGCGTGCATATCGTGTACGTGCGCCCACATATCACACCCGACTCCTTCAGTCTCGCGCGGCAGCGTCCACCTGTGTGCATAATGCGCTTAGGCGTAACACTCGCTCGCAACGTGTGCGTAACGCTCGCGCCTCCACATGCCCACCTGACGTGTAACGCTTGCGCCCACGTTGCGCCATGTACGCCAACGCTCGTGTACGTGTAGCCATGTGCGCAACATACGTGACCGCCCATAGGTGCGCGTGGCCAGAACTGGACTGCCACAAAATGCGTGAGGTTTGTCCAATTTTGCGGGTGGACAGCCACGCATTTGCCTGGGTGCGCACGAGAAGTTGCGTGACTGCCAACGTGGGTTCGTGGATGCCCAAGACACACTTCGCTTCGGACTGCCACATAGGTGTGTGGCCACGTGTTGTGGACTGCCAAAGCGTGACTTTTGGCTGCGTGTTTGGGCGACCATAACGCTGGGTGGGTGCTTGTGTGCAATGGCGTGGGAGTCCATGCTCCGACGTGTCAGTCCATCCGCAAACGTGTGGCTACCCACGGATATACGTGGGAGTTCACGCCTTACACGTGGGTAGCCATTGTGTGTGCGTTGACTCCCACGCCTATACGTATGAGCCTCCACTGGTATGCGTGAAAGTCCACACGAGTATGTGTGACCGCCCAGCTATACTTGTGGGTCTCCATGTACTTGTGTCTGGATGCCCAACAAATGAGTGTGGATGCCCATAACCTTATGTGTGACCGCCCACTGGTTCGCATGGGCATCCATGTCTGTTGCTTGGACTCCCATGCGACTATGCGTTGACTCCCACTCGTTGTACGTGGAGGTCCAAGTTGCAAGCATGGGAGTCCAATCTGTGTGACTGGGTGACCACGTTGTGAGTGTTGGGCATCCATTGAGTCTTGTGGGTATCCACGAAGCCCTTTGTGTGGGAGTTCACGAGAATTTGTGGGTAGCCATCAACGCCTAAACGTGGGAGTCCACTGCGTGTTTGTGAGCGTCCATGTTGCAAGTGTGTGGCTCCACGAGGCTCTTTGTGTGGGTGCCCATTACGCCCACGTAACTGGTTTGCGTGGGTCCATAACGCCTGTTACGTGGGTGCCCATTACGCCCAATATCGTGTAGCCACAACATGCGTATCATGGGTGCCCAGGTATGCTGAGTGGATGCCCATTTTGCGAAGTAGCGTGGACGTATATGGACACCCATAATGCCTGGACGATGGGCACGAATGGACATACGTGGGTGTCCGCCGTGGACGCTGTGGGCGCGTGCATTACAACGCCCATCTGCCCATGACCACGCAGAGTCCATGTGGGTGAGTATGCGCGTTGTTGTCGCCTGCATAATGCCCGTCCAGACCTGCCCATTGTATTAAGCCGGTTTTTCCCCGTAGGGGAAGATTTTTTTAATATAAAATTTTTCGCCAAATGCTTGCAGGTCAATTTGTTGCATACTTCCTTTGCACAGATTTCAGTTCCGAGGTCGGCAGACATCGAGAATGATTGAAATTGCCTCACTGCGAGGCTCGCTCTTTGACATACGGAGTTTGTTGATAAGTGACAATGCACACTTGCGTCTGACGCACTTTAGGAGTGTGTGTTACACGAGCAACACGGATAAGTGGCGTGTAGGTCTGACCTGCACAAAGCGATGCCAACAAACAAACAAAGGATTGATGCTTAACTTCCCCATACACACACGTTGTATGCTCGTGACAAGGCGAGAGAGGGCTACGGCTCTAATGACCGTATTGTACCCTCACAAGAAGGAGTCAAGCAAACGAATTTTTAATCACTCCTCACACACGGAAGGCGGTGTGTGAGGCATACAAGACACGCTAAGGACGTGAGCCGACCGAATTATGGCTAATCAGAATAATTCAAACAATCAGAGTGTAGCAAGCAAGTTCAACGTGACATTCGGTGTACGTGGTTATGACGCAATACCTGCAAATGCAGCCGTGCTCCTGAACGAGCGTAAGATGCGCATCGATGGCGAGATGCAGTCAGTCACCGAGTTTATGGCGATTGAGGGTGTCAAGAGCACCAAGAATACAGACCTGCTCCTCCCCGTACTCGCAATCATGCTGGCAGATGCACGTACAAGAGGCGGTTTTGCCTCTGAGTTCAAGGTCGTTGCAGTTGGTAGTTCCAAGGTCGAGACCAAGCTCACAGCCAAGAGCGCGTTCACGAAGTGGCTCAAAGGCAATGTGGTTTACAAGTCTAACACCCAAGGCGACCTCAACAAGGCACTCGTGCTTGACGAGGGTCTGTACCTCCGCAACACCGCCCTCAAAGTCACCGAGAAACAGCCTATCTACACGGCTACAGGCGACACACTCCGTGTGCTGATGTTCAAGACCGCTGAGGCTATCACCAAGCAAGCAACCATGTTCAATGACATCGTTGGTACCGCCAAGTCTATCTTCGATACTGCTTACGCTACACCTGCCGAGAACAAGCCCAAGGCGGACGAGAGCAAGCCTAAGCGTCAGCGCAAGTCTAAGGCGGATGCGACATCCGACAAGGCTGCTGCATAACTCGACAAGTTCACTAACACATACGCCATCCAACCCATGCGGTTGGGTGGCTTTCTTGTATATACGTGGGCACACGCATTTATGACGCGTCCACGTATATGTCATGTGCCCACTTATAGCGTACTCGCCCATACCTTACATACGCATCCACTCATGTGTGTAAGGTATGCGTGCGTATAATACGCGCCTCCACCTATACGTTGCGTTGCGTCACGCACGGCGTATTGGGTCAAATTGCTAAATGCGTGACTTTCATCCAAAATTCCAGAGCAGATTATGCAACTTTCAGATATTCTTCAGACATCGCAGATAGCCGCTATGCGCGGTGCTGCAACACACGTATCATACGCTGATACATACGCCCCCAAGATACACACAAAGGCACGTGAATATGTGTGTCAACACGTAACAGAACACACTAAGCGTGGACTTTCAGCAGCGTTTTGGAGAGACCTCCAAGATGCCATTCTCAGTGATGGTGCCGCAATTGTGTATATCGAGAATAAGTGTGCTAAGGTGTTGCGCATTCAACGTAACCGCATCTTTGCCCGTCATTTGGGTGAGGAGGTGAAAGCTGGAAAGCGTATGTTTTGGGTTGAAAAACATTTCGGCTACGAACTGGATAAAGCCGAGTGGAAAGCAACATGGGCTGAGCTTACAGCTACGCCCGAACGCAACAATTATCCAGTGCCCGTGTCTCAACGTGAAGCAAAGCGCATCCAGATAAATGCTGAGCGTGATGCAATGTTTTACGGGATGGCTCAGACAACACGATACAAGAAAATCGGAAAGCGAGGTTTTAATACGTCGTTTGACGAGATGCGTGCTCAGATGCGTACTGAAGCGTATGAGCGTCAGTTGCGTAATATCACAAAGGGAGCACGAGAAATTTACGCATCATTATAAGCAAACAAATTCTAACACAAGCCACAACCGGAGCAATCTGGTTGTGGCTTTTTTCATGCCAATTTTTATGCAGACAAAAAATCATAGCAAAGCGGTTAAAAGCGAGATTTTTGAGGCACTTTCAAAGGAGCCTCGCTTTCACGATGTCCTCCAGAAGGTTGCGGAGGCATTCAAGCAAGGACAAGACCCAGTTGTAATCGAAAGCTGGAATACATATTGGAAACGATTTTCGCCAACGGATGATATGTGGAAAAATTTCGTGCCGGAGGACAAGCTGGCTGACTTCCAGGATGCACTTATTAGCGATAAGGCACATCTGGAGTGTAGAGCTGCCCTAAACGTGAAACTTTCACAGCCTTTCCGAGAAGCTGTCGTGACTATTTGCGTAACTGATGACAATCCGAAGAAGGTAGTTGTCAAGTGTGCGACTAAGGTGCCTGACGATATGATGACAGAGTTGGTGTCGTGGGGTTATCGAGACAAGAATTATTTCAAGCATTTCTTCCGTGCACTTGGATATGGTGTGTCGGAAGGAACCGTGGCTAATAAGCATGGATTGCTGATAACATTGGAGGACTGATTATGGAAATAAACGATGTGTCAAGCTTTTTCTTCTATATGTGGAACGCTTGGAATGAGCAAGAATGTGAAAAGGTATTTAAGACGGCAAGTTGCGGATGGAAGCATTTCTGGGATAAGTGGTGTGGCATCTGTAATTCTCATGGTGTATGGGGTGCGGCAGAACGCCTGTACGCAGAGCTAAGCGAGACCAACCGAGATTTGCTTGTGAAACGTGCTTGTCTTGTGTATGATCGCAGTCACCGACGTGAAGGCGAATTGAAAAATATCCGCGACATAAAAGAGGGCGATTATTTCAAACTACGCGTTGACGGAAAGGTCTATGTTCGTGGCGAATATGACCGTTCAACGAAACGCTATTCCTACTATGATTTTGACGACGTGTGCAATGAACATTTCGCCAAAGCAACCCGAAAAGTTATAACTGATTTTGAATTTTAATTGATATGAAACATTTGAGAAAACGTGTGAGAGGCGCGGTTAGAATCCTCTCATGTAACGGAGCAAAAATCACCCGTTACGCTTGTGCGCTGTTGTGCGCTATAGCATTGTCAAGTTGTACATCATCTGAAGAAACGCAAGTTGATACATGGGGACTGTACTGTACTAAGTACAATGTTGACAAAGTAAATCCGACAACTGAACAAGAGAATTTCTATTTGGACTGCTATGTTGGAAGCGTGGAAGAAGAACAGGACATAAACTTAAATCATTAAACATTATGAAGAGCGTATTGGTATATCTGATAGGCATGATGTTGCTTATGCCTTGCATTTTCATTTGTTCGGATAGTTTGCGAGGTGCGTGTTTCTCATTGGTTTGGGGAATACTTATGTGGCATTCTCCTAAGTTGTGTCCCGAAATGCGTAAGTTTTGGTTGTCTTTCTGGAAGGTCAACTTGCGCATAATATATAGCTTCTAATAAAAATTTCATTGCTTGGACAACTTTGTACACCAACAATGACTATTCTTTAACGTACAACAAAAGCAAAACAAAATGGAAAATCCTAATTTGATATTTTTTGGTGACGCAGGTTTAACCGCTGCATCTGCCAATCATATTGCCAATCTTGCAAAAGAGTATGTTCAAGACATCGAGAGCAAGTTGAACAATTTTCAGCTATATCGCAGTAATGTAGCTTTGATAGGAACGCAAGAACAAAACGTGTTATCCGAAGGTGTAAACGATACGTTTTTAAATTGCGTAGCTTCTCAATTATCTGAAATTGCCAATGCTAACAGTCTTATCGCATGGCTTCGAGAAGCTATTAAAGCAAAAACAGCCCTATTGAAGAATACAGAGTCAATGAGCATTGAAGAGTGGAGCAAAATAGAGCAGGTAACAATACCTGAAGCTCCTGTGTTGCGCAAGTCGATGACTCGTGAGCAAGCTTTGGCAAACTGTGATATTAAGGTGCGCAATCACATATATTCACTGGAGGCTAAGGCTGCTGTTTATGGTAAGTTTATCCATCCAGACGGAAAGTTCGCCGAAGCGCGTAAGGAGTTCTTAAAAAAGCAGGAAAGTCGTCATTCTGTTCAAGGAAATGGACGTGACACGCTTATTTATACTTATGAGCCTACCTGTTCTTCTGAGAAGGTCGAAGAGGTATTTTTTGATTTGCAGAAGAAACACAGAAGTGTGCAAGCGGAGTTAAATGGTCTTAATTATTCATTGGACGAAGCGGTCCGTTCTGATAAAATTGCAGCAATAAAAGAGTATAATGTTGCATATTCTGAATACTCGCTGGAAATCAAAGAGTTGGAAAATCGTTTTGAGGAATACAAAGTAAAGGAAGCGGAACGTATCGCAAATCTTTACAAAATACAAATTCCTCACGAGTTAAAATCAATATACGAGAAAATCAGTTCTCTTGGTAAGTAATCCTATATGCTTGTAATGACGGACTGAGATGGTTGCATTGAAACCGTTATGAATGTGCTTGGTGAAATGTATTACAACTATTAAATATTATTGCAAACAATTGCACTTGGTGGCGAACTTATTTGGCCGAAGAAGCGTGACAGTGGAGGTCGTTCTTGCTCTTGTTGCTGCTGGGTGGTTTTCGATATTGCTATTGATATTGTTAGAATGACATTTCTCTAAGCACAACTTGCATATTTTAATTCAAGCGCATGAGAGAAACAATAAAACAACGGGCAGCTCAAGCGTCCGGCAACGAAAGATTTTGCGGCAAGTGTCCGCATAAGACAGGTATTTGTTGTGTGCATTTGGAAGTTTGTCACGATGCTTTTATACGTGGCTATCTGAAAGGTGCTAAAAATGAAAAGAAGCATGAGACCACAAAATAACGAACCGTGTATCAAATGTAAGCTTTGGAGCAATAACACTGGCTGTGAACATTACGACTCTTCGGCAATGCAAATTTTTGGAGCGTGCGGTCACAAACAACCAAAAGACAAGGCATCCAGCAATAATAAACCTAAGATTACAAAAAAGGAAGTATTAACGAACAAGGCAGTTTGGAAAATAGAGAACTTGTTTTATCAAGGACAGAGCAAGTGGTTTGTTAGGGCAATCAATAAGGAAACGCAAGAGATTATTGAATTTACCACAACAACTTCTTATATGAAGAAGGCCACTCAAACAAATCAGCTTTGTAGTTTAACTCAATAATCAATCGAATATGAAGAAGCATGAGATAATTGAGACTTTACGTTCTTATGTGCATAACACAAAGACGTGTCGCAGTGATTTTGAGAAGTACGATATTGCTGCATTGGAAAAGTCAAGTGAACCATTTTTGTGGATGGTTCGAGAGTATGGTACTTCATTAGTATTTGTCGGAGCAAAAAGCATCAATGAATGGTTTAAAGACGAAAATTGGCGTATCCGGATGTTTCAGTGCAACACTGCTCCAATTGGAGCGTTCACATATTACATTGAGTCTGGTGACGTTTGCAAGTTCTTCTATTATGATGGCTTAACGCTTAAAGAAATCACAAGTCAAGATGTGATGACAATTTACAACAATCTCACAAAAGACATCCTGAAAAGTAAGGCTGCTCAATATGCAGAAGAAGCTGCCGTATGCAAAAGTGCATTGGAAATCCGATTCTGTAGTGAGGAAACGCGTGAGAAATACCAAAAATCTCTGGAATATGCGCAAACACTGAACGACTCGTCATTGAAAGACTGTGTTGAACGCCTAACAAAATGGCGTAGATGCGCAGTAAATCACTATGTACAAATCAGTCAAGACTTTACCACACATGGTTATACATTTTGCGAAATGATAAATGAGCACGCAGGTGTTTGTGGCGGAATCATTATGAACAGCCGTGTCGAGCAGAATCGTTGGAGTATTCACACATAAAATCAAGCGTTATGAAGAAAAAGGCAAAGCAAGTGTTTGACAAGTGGCACAAGACATGGCAAGACAATCGCGATGGAAAAACAATTTGTTTTATTTCACGTGGCGAATGGTCTGATCCACAAATTGCATACGAAGGCAAACTTCTAAACTACTGGGATGTTTTAGATTTGGCGTGTCCTGAAAATGCTTCAGAAGATTATGAGCCAACCGATGAGGAATGGTTGTGTGGTTGTATAGATTCGTCATACGGACATTCTGAATCAGGAGTGGAACTTGACGATTTTACTCAATCTGATGTTTTGAGCGTAACCCGTATTATCAACCTCAATCAATAAACACAATTATGCAGCAATACTGGAGAATTATAGTTGACGTTCAAGGCGGTGAACTCTTAGATGAGTGCAACCGCCTTTACGATGGTGCTGGATATGGGACGGTCTATACCGACCAAAATGGTGAGGCTGTAATTGACTATCTCAAAGAATGGGATGGCTACGAATATAACGACGATGATATTCGTACCGAAGAACCACGCTGGGTAAACAACGGAACAGACAGCGTTCACCATTCGGGAGAGTACACACTTATCTACAATCGCACTATTGGTGGTGTTTATATGTTGTTCCGAAAGGCAACAGAAAGCGAGATAGAATCATTTTTGGAAAATCTTAAATAATTGCAACATGACTGAATATTCAACTGAAGAATATCGTGGTTATGAAATCAACATATACTACGACGAATCGCCAGAAAACCCACGTGATTGGGATAATGTGGCAACATTCGTGTGTGAGCATCGCAGATACACAATGGGCGATGAACATGATGTAGAATCAGCAGCAAACGAACTGTTTGACAAGTATGTAAGCAGTGCTGATGTCATTAAGTATTTTAAGGAGCACAGAAACAATGTGCGACCAGTCAAAAACGAAGATGGAGAGTTCTACGCATACGACGTTAAACGATATGACGGCTCTACATATACTGAGTATATCGCTGTTTCTGGTGACGATAATATGGCGCAGGAAATGGCAGATGATTTTGGTGTTGGTGAAAAACTACGTCTTATTGAACAATCTGGGAAAGTTGTTATCCAGACAATAAGTATGTATGAACATTCAGGTTGTTCCGTATGGCTTGGCGGTACAGTCGGTCATCCTGATGCTCAATGGGATTGTGGTACACTTGGTTTTGCCTACGTTGAATACGAGACCGCTGAAAAGGAAGGCGCAACTGTGCCAGGTCCGAACGGTAAGTATAACGGTTATGACGATTGGAAAGCGTGGGCTAATGCTATGATGCAATGCGAAATGAAGGTTTATAACGACTATGTTTCTGGCGAAGTTTATGGCTACAATATTGAGAATGGTGATGATGACTTCGAGGATAGTTGTTGGGGCTTTTATGGTGATGAAGGCCGCAAGCAAATATTGGAAGATTGCAAGGCTATGATTGATTCACATATTGAAGGCGTTGCTAAGAAGCGTGAGTCTGATATAAAACTTCTGGCGGTTCATCTGGATGGCATGATTGGCCGTATGTTTGCGGAGTACAAATTTATTTATCGTGTCGGCACAGATATGTTTGGTCAAGGCATATTGCAGAAAGCACCGATTGTAAAAGGTGTTGTTAAAGATTTTGGGGACGCTAAAATGGCGGACTTATCCAGTGAGATGCTTGGCAAGATAGTGGCAACTATTCAAGTTTAATGATATGGAAAGCATACCTAAAAATTGGCATCCTTGGCCTATTGACCAAAAACACTTCATGTCAGAGGTTGTTACAGAGTTTCTTGCTGATGAATCAAATGGTGAAGGCATAGCGGAAGGTTACCACAACCACCGGTATCAAGCTGCTGCTTTTTTCGATGTGCCGTGGTCTCAAAATGATAGCTTATTGGTTAATTTCAGTTGGCACTTTGGTGATCACGTGGTTCTTCTTCAATGCGAAAGCGAACGAATGCTGGAGCATTTGGCTGCTGTTTACAAGAAGTGGGTTGAGGATGGTGATGATGGCAATTTGGGTGAATATCCATATCACGCAGTTACTCAGCTTGAAAGAAAAGACATCATTTCAGAACTGTATGTTTCATTTTATAAAGAATACGAAGAATAGATACAATAAGTCTATATGGCAAAAGATATAAATACCTTGTATTGCTCAACTTGTGGCAGTACAAACGTCCAGATTCAAGGCTGGATTGATCCAAACACAGGTAAGGCTTGTGGCTACATCAATGACCCTTTTGAGGAAGATGATTGTTGGTGCAATAATTGCGAAAGCCATGAGATGCTTACCAGCCTTCAAGGGCTTTGGGACAAATTTAAGAATATTCCAGTAAATCAAAATGACGAAATAGAAGAAAGCTTTCTTTGTTTTGATACTGGAACATCAAAGTTTGATGTATGGCACTGGTTTGATGAGCGTTGTCCTAATAACCTTCACGACGATTTAATGTTTCCTAAACAATAACAACTATGCACAATAATATTTACGAAATAACCGTGGATGCAATCGACAGAGACGATTGGGCCACTGAGAGCAATTTTTACGATGACGATCACGTAGATTACGTTACCGAAATGGAAGGTGAAGAGCGTGATGAGGCAATCGATGATTTTTGCAAACATCCAGATTTTACAAAGCTCTTTACTCGTGGCGAAGAGCCTGACACGATTGTGTACAATGGCAAAATAGACGAGGTGACAAATGAATGGTATGACAACATTCAAAAAGAACTGGATGAGATGCGTAAGTCTGGTAAGGTTGATTCATATCGTCTTAGAAAAGCGATTGACCGAACATTTTTTGGAGATGAATTATTCTGTCTCCCTGGTCATAGCGGCCCTGAGTCGAGTTTTCCAAGAGAACTTTTGGAGATGCTAAGATACCACAAAGCAGGTACGGTTCTGCACATTAACGCAGTGTTTGACTATCATTGGTAAACAACATTAAGGACTACGGTTATGATATACAAGAGAACGAAAATTATTAGATACGAGGGCATTGATGTGAATCTTACAGTGACCTTTGAATTACATGATGACTGCCATAATGGTGTATGTCATTTTGGAATTACAGCCGAGGGCGTTGTAGCTCACGGAAAGCGTACCGGCCCCAGAAAGGGCAGGTGGCTGTTTGGCGGATGCCAACACGAACTTGTGGCTAAACATTTTAAGGAATTGGTTCCGTTTATACCGTTGCATTTGAGCAATGAGTTTGGCCAACCTTCATATCCTGTTGACAACTTTATATTCAATATTCAGCAGAACGAACCAGACGATAATCTTAAAGAGTGGTATAGAGTCAACGATGAACAGTTGGCTAAACTAAAGACGGTCACGAGCCACAAGGAATACTTTCAGTACAAGCTATTCAAACTTGGCGTTATTGACAAATGGAAGCGTGATGCGGATGAAGCTATTGCGTGGCTGGAAGAAAAGACAGGTCAGAAATTTATCCACACTCCAAACCCAAGGTTTACTTTGGAGTATTCCGAAGAGTGGATGGCTGATATAGAGAAACGTGAGGCATCTGGAGAGTTTTCTGAAGAAACTTTAATGAAGCAAAAAGCTGAAGCGCATAAAAAATGGCAAGGGGAGCAACTGGTAAAGCTCGCAAAAGAGCGTGAGTTTGATACTCGCAAGAACGAATTGGCTGAGTGGTTAATTCTGAATTGTCCTACCGAAAACTATAGCTTCTTTGCTTATAACGGTTTTGGGTATCGTGAGAATCCTGAATATAAGCTTACATTAAATGCTTATAACTGGAGACCAAAACTAACTCAAGAACAAATCGACGAATTTGTGAATCGTCCAGATTTTCCTGGAGACATCATAATTAAGTTAGAAGAAAAATAAATCTATTGTAGTTGCTTGCGGAGCAATATCCGCTTTGAAGGAGGCTGTGAATTTCATGGTCTCCTTCATTTTTATGGACATCTTTTCACCCCAAGAGCTACAAACTTTACTATTCGTAAATAAACAACAAAACAAATTGATATGGCAGTAACAAATTACGATGTGTGTCATGCTTGGGCACACAATAAAGAGCGAGCTTTTAACGGTAGCAACTTATCACATGGTGACGGAGTGCTTAAATCATATAACACTTGTATCGGACAAAGACTGGAAATGAACGGAAACGTGATTTTCATTCTCGATAACAACTCATATTCTAACTCTACCAGTAAGCATCAAGGGTATATGTTTAATGCAATACCACGCTGTGAAGCTCATGTGTTCTATGTGCCATGCGCTGAATATGGTCGTCCATATTTTGTATCTCGATATGGTTCTGATAACGATCATAAGCGTGAAATCGTAAAGGTTGGTTTGCAAATGTTGGCAGACGATTTTGACCATTGTCTTGCTATAAAGACCATCACAAAGTTGAGACACGGCTTTAGCTCGAATGGCTATGATAAAATGGTCAGGCTTTTTGAAGTGACTGGAGCAACAACAATTAAGTCTTTGCTTCGCATGAAGGTCGATGAGTTCAATCAGTTGGTATTTAGGGCTATGCGAAGTTTATACGATAATGGAACTATAAAATTGGCTGAAAAGTATTTCAGAAAGTTTATTAAACTTATGTCTGAAGGCGCAGCTGTAGAAACAATCGTTGATGCGATAAACGGCAAGGGTTGTTGGGGCGAATACCAGGAGCGCATTACAGGCTTGAAAGTCGCAGAGAAGAATCGTCGTCTGAGTGATTTTGTTGGCTATTGTTCTTCAAGGCGTTGTAGTCTTGAAACTTACGCTGGCCGTTGCGAAGCTTATGTGTCTGGAAGCGTAACAAAGAAAGAGTATATCAAGCACCAGCAGAAAGGAGACTTGATTCAGTGGTTGCTGAAAATTCGTCGCAAAAACACCCAGATGGCCGCTGAAGCGCATCTTAACAGTGAAAAATATCACAGGCAGAGAGAAGCAAAGAAAAGGTTGGAGTACTACGTTGGTATGGCTGGCTTTGCTACTGGTTGGAGTCCCTGGGGACGTGAACCACGTCAGCGTTTTAGCCGCTTTAATTACAACGGTACAGTCATCGATTTTACCGGTGTTCATCATTGCGAAGAGCGTCACTTGTCTAATTCTGAATATGCTGAGTTTGTGAAATGTGCAAACAAAGCGGAATGGATTGTAAACAAACGTGCTTGGATGCTTGAACAGCTTCAAAACGATCAACGCGAATACCAGGAGCGTCAGGCATACTTGAAAGAAGAAGAGCGTATGCGACTTGCAGAGCGTGAGCGTTACGCTCGTTTGCAAGAAGAGAAACGTGACTATATAGAACAGCTGAAAGCTAAAGGAGAAGAAGGTTATCGTCAGTTGTATCACGAAGGCTTTAATGTATCTCTCCCGTATGGCAATCCTACATTGTTCTACGGTGGCAATGTTTTGCTTAGAGTGAATGAAATTCGCAAGTGTGTGGAAACATCTAAGGGTATCAGATTGACAATCGCTGAGTGTAAGCGTTTGTGGGCAATATTCGAGCGTTGGCACAAGCGCATAGAAGAATGCGAGAAGGGAATGGTGATACAGTCTCTTGGATCACAGTATAAAGTTCACTCCTTCCAGAATGATATTCTAACAGCTGGATGTCATCAAATCGCTTATCGAGAAATGTCATTTATAGCTCACGAATTGGGCTTAGCATCATAATTTAATTTTTAATTTCAAACAGCAATGAACAACAACTCATTGAATGAATTGCAGCAGCTTAGATTGGTGCTTGCAAAAGAGAGCAATTTCGATGTGGCTAAGGCTACAAAAGTGTACAACTTTGTTATGGGAGATAACATTCCAACACAGTTTGGAAGCGCAGATGCAAGCAAGTCTCCAGAGAAGAATCCTGATGGAATCTATTTCATCCTGTCAACGACAAAGGCAGTTCCTGCTATTTATGCTACAGAAGAGGACAAGTTGAAGAGTATCGCAGTTGGCTATAAGCTTGGAAACAGGTTTGCCAACGTGGTTTTGCATGACGCAGCTGAGGGTGAAGAGATTTCTCTTTGCTCAGAAGATAAGACTCCATGTGGCACATCTCCATTCTTCCGCAATACATTCCAGCAAGCTATTACTGACTGGGATGGTGAGGGTAACACTAACGACATCCGTGAGGCGTTGAACCCTCAGATTGAGCTGAAGGATGACCAGTACATCCCGTCTGTAGCTCAACTTCATCTACTGTTGATGAACATCGTTGAGGTCAACAAGGCTTTGGAAGAAGCCGGTGGTGAGCCTTTGAAAGAGGACTGGTATTGGAGTAGCGCTGAGAGCAGTGGCAACGACGCGTGGGGCGTGAACTTCGGCAGTGGTGGCACCAACGGCAACAACAAGTATAACGGCTTTACGGTGCGTCCTGCTGTAGCGTATAGTCCTCTTTAATCTTTGTTCTTTAATCGCGCCTCGCTATTCTAAGCGAGGCGCATAATTTAGCAACTACAATATGGAAGATAAGATATTAGAAATGTTTTTTGAACCTGAGCGTTGGACGGCTGCTCTAAACAAAGGTTCATTAAAAGGCATTGATACAGCAGTCTTGCGAGATTTTATGTCTCCTAATGGTCGCAAGAATTTGTTAATAGCAATCATGTCTGGCAACTATCACATTAAGCGTCCTCACACAGCAAAAATACCGAAAGACACTCCTGGTGAGTTCAGAACGGTATTTGTTAATGAGGACGAGGACAGAATCTTTTTGTCTCTTGTAAACGATTTGCTGTTTGAGATCGCAGGTGATATGGTTCATCCGAGTTGTATGAGTTATCAGAAAGGAATTGGATGTGCTAAGATTGTCACTCAAATGAGTAAACGCATTGAGTTATTGAGTGGAGTTGAACATAAGATAATTGGATGGAAGTCTGACTTTAGCAAATACTTTGACACAGTGCCAATCGAATATATCGATGCTGCATTTGACGAAGTTGAACGTCGTTTTGGAAAATCTAAAATTATCGATGTCGTTCGTGAATATTACCATAACGACGAATATTACGACAGTGAGGCAAAATGTGAAGCTGTTAAGTATCAAAGTTTGAAGCAAGGTTGTGCTGTTGCATCTTGGCTTGCAGATGTGGTTCTTTATGAACTTGACAAGAGACTACATGATTTGGGAGACAATTACTCGCGGTATTCAGATGATACTTTGTATATCGGGCCGCATTACGAAGAAGCCATGCAAATCATGGTTGAGGAACTTGCTGTTATGCACATGAAACTAAACCCAAAGAAGGTTGAGTATATCACAAATGACAAATGGTTTAAGTTCCTTGGATTCTCAATTCGTGGCGCATCAATCAGTCTTGGCAACAATCGAATCAAATCATTTGCTGAGGAGATAAGCGCGAGAACAATCAAGAAAATTCGTGGAGGCATCAAGATGTCAACAGCTCTTCATTCCGTTCAGTCATGGCTTTATTATGGAAATGGTGAGCACGCTTGGGCAACTGGAGTGCTAAAGACCATAAACGTAAAGTCTGACATTAATACGCTAAACGGGTTTGTAATGGATTGTTTGCGAGCTGTTCAGGTTGGCAAGTCTGTTAGCATGAGCGACATTGGCGGTCTCGGCTGGATGCGTGAAAGCAAAAACGGATGTATAGCTCGCGGCAAAGGCAAGAAAATTCGTACACTACGTAATAAGACTGGAGAGCGTATCGAAGGATATTATTCTCTTGGGTGTATGAGAAACAATTTGTTGTATGGTCGCGACTTATATGACTCAATAGTAAGAGATTTGTAACTCAAGCGGTATAGGCAGAGGTATTTAATAATCCCGTATTAGATTATTATGACTGAAGTTTCTATTCTGTATTGACATACAGAAATCCAACTCAGTCATCACAACGTAATAACGGGAATATATGAAACAATTACAGAGAACAACGTCTCTGAAAGTACCGTTTTCCAAGCGAATGGATGGCAAGCAATACAAATAAGAGGTTCAGTCTCCCAGTATTTGACCTGTTGATAACCATCAAGTCAGCCGGTTTGATAACCGGCTTTGGTTGATGGTAAACAACAGGCATACTGGGATGACATGATGATGATTCAATTAGAGCAATTCGCAACATTTGTGAGCTTGTCAAAAACGTAGTGCAACGAAATAATTTGAGAGGACAGCGTGTTTACGATAGCGGCTCGACTAAGCTGGTAGCACCAGCTTCTCTATTCCGCCATCGATGATACAGTTATAGAATTGCACCGAATGTCCTGAGAATGAAATAATGCGTAACCACATAATCAAGGCTGAGACAATTTACTGTAACTGTTTCCGACAGAAGGAACCAGCCCTTGCATCCAGGTTTGGCAACCTGGATGCAAGGGCTGGGGCCTTCAGCTCCAACGGTTACTGATGAGAAGGTTAAAGAAACGCACACCTCAGTGAGATTGTGTAAAAACGTCAGCACAGACGTAAATTGTTGCAAGGGTTCAATGTTTAAATAGCAGCACATACATTCAGGATGTTATTCCTGAGCTTCACCGGTTGGCACCCGTTGCGCTCAGGACTCACAATCCTGCTTTACGCTGCTATTATGACAGTATTATAGTATTGTGCCGTAGAACTGAGCAATTTATTTGAAAGTTTTTATAATGGAAACGATATACGATAAAGTAATTGAGCAAGTGAGCCAAGGTGCTCGTTGCAGCGTGAACTTTAAAAAACATACATTAAGTATCAATGGCAAGTTCATAAAAATCAAAGAAGGTAATCCAGGAATCAAGAAATTCGACAACTTGGATGATTGGCTGGATGAAGTGGAGAATCTGTATGATGATTACAAATACAGCAAACCGACTACCCAGTCAATGAAGCATGATAGAAAAGCCAAATTCAAGGCTCTTTCAACTTCTCAATTAGTGGAAGCGTTGGGGCACGACGCTCTCAGTAATCCTACTCCCAGAAACGTAGCACAAGCTAAGCTGGAAGTGTTCATTCTATTGTCGTTAGTTCATGGTATTTTCAATCCAGACGAATTGTTTGCAAAGGATTGGTTCTATCAGGGTAGCGATAAAACTTTAATCATCCGCAAGGATTGGTTTTAATAACAAATAATAAACAAAACAATAATAACAATTAGATTTTAAGACAATGGCAACAAAGAAGAACAACAAGAACGTGACAAAGGTAATCTGCCAGAACTGTGGTGCAGAAGTAATTATTCCTCAGCATGAGAGCACTGTGATTGGTACGGTCATAGGACAGGATAGTGGTCTGGGAACCGTAGTGCTGCCTACCAAGGGTGGTTGCGGATGTGCAGGTACTGCTAATCCTATGGAGCTGTTACAGGCATTGTCTGGTAGAAACGCAAGTGCTCTCCAGACGGTTGTGGAACTTATTGGCAAGATTGAGGAGAGTGGTTATCTGGACGTGAACGGAATTGTGCGTCGCTGGGTTCCTTCACAGTGCTTGGCGATGGTGTACTACAAAGGCGGTTTCCATGAAAATCTGAAAGCGCGTGGTGTTGATTATTCATGGAAGGTGCTCATCGATGACCTGAACAAGCAGAGCAAACTCCATATAAATCACGATATGGAGGGATATGCAGACCGTAATCGTTGGTATAACAGCAAAATCGCTTATGCGATGGCACGAGATTATTATAATGCACTGTGTTACCACATTAACACCATGAAACAGCGTTCACACGAGGGTCGTCCTTACATCAAGCTTCAGTGCTGGTTGAATAATGGTAAGGGCATCCATGTTGACGAGCTTCCTATGTTCCGCGCTCAGATTGAGAAGGCGATTGCACGTATTAAGAACACCAAGACACCCAAGACATTGTTGGATGCCGTTATAAGCTTTGACAGAATGATTCGTCAGAGAATCAAGTTCTCGCCAAAAGAGATTTGCATCGAGTTCGCAAATGCTTATAAGGCGGCAGGTGCGTACTACACAATCAAGGACCTTATCATGTTTGAGGGATGTCGTTTACAGGTAGATGACCAGGGTTCGGTTGACCAGATTTCATACTGGGATGCTCGTAACGGTCGTAAGCGTAAGTTCGTAGAAACGGAAGAGTCTCTGGAAGCTTTGGAGCGTAAGGCTTCAGCAATCGTCCAGGACGGTGTTGACGATTATGGCTATATGATGTTGGGGTTGCTGAAGGAGTTCCTGGAATATAATAAGTTCGATTTCTCTGCAACTCAGAACAAGTGGTACGAGCAGAGTAAGCTTCGCAAAGCATTAAGAGCAGCGAAGCGTGATAACCGTCGTTCTCGTAAGTAAGAATCTTTGACTTTGGCAGGTCGATGATAGGTAGGCATGAAATGTTTAACCATCTCATCCTGAACCAGACGTGAATGCCACGCCGTCGATCTTTGCTGAGATCGACGGCGTTTCAAACGTCTGGAAGATGAGATGCACATGAAAATATTAAAGCATTGTCACATCATGCAAGCCTTCATCATACAATAGTTTGGGTGGATAATCAACAAGTTAGGGTTCACTATCATTTAGGTCGATCCTTCAAGATGCCTCTACACGCGGACTTCGGGACCGTACAGTCGTAGGTCCGCTTGACCGCGTGCCAAGGCGCAAGAAGGATCAATCCATGAACGCATTAAAGAAACACTCCAGGAACAAAGACTTGTGTATATTAAATTGAATAAATAATCATGGAGCAAAAAGTAAATAAAGAGTTAGAAAAATGGCAAAATACACCGTGTGACGAAAAATTAAAAGTTCTCTTAAACTGGTGTCAGTATGAAGAATATAGCTACGTGGCTGAGTGCCGTTCAATCAGCGATTTGGAGAGATTGTTTATCTTCCTTCAGTATGAGCTGGGTGTTGAGTTTGTCGCGTCGGCACTCGAAATGGTGTGCGAAGAAGAACAATGTGACGAATGTCCGTCTCCGACGCAAACTGCAATAGACCGCTTCAATGAGAAAATAGGATATGACTTGATATAAGGTTGCGATTGTTTTTAGGTATGGCTGCATATAAATGGATATGTTTTCACTCCATTTTATGCAGCCTTTGCTATTCGTAAATGTGGTAAAAATGGAAAAGTATAATATAAATTACAAAGGCAGGGAATACCCTGTTGTTGATGTGGTTCTATTTGCTGGAACCGCTGAAGAGATGTCAACAAGAGTGGCAACAACAGAATTGGAAGATGAGCTTATAGACGACATGAAAAATTGCATTGGGGCGGATGAAGCTATCAGGTTGGATGAAACGATCTGTTATTACATAGAGCCTCGTGAAATGGAGCTTCCATACAACGACATTGTTAAACTTGTAGAAGCGAGCTATGAGTAATGCCGTATAAAAGCGAAAAGATTCCAATCGCAGGTACCAAATTAGACTTGCGAAGAAAGTTGTCTCCAGAACAAAAGAATGCCATTAAAATACTCAGCGAGCAAGGCTACAGCCAACGCAAGCTCGCTGAAATGTTTGGTTGTAGCAAGCGTTCTGTGCAAAATATATTGCATCCAGAAGAGCGCAAACCTGCTGTAAAAAGTCCGACTGAGTATTGGACGCAGAAGAAGCGCGAGTATCGTCAACGAAAGCAGCAGATGTATGTCGATGGCAAGTTACAAAACATTAAAATTAAGAAAAAGAAATGACAAATAAAAATGTTAAATTGACGTGGGGCCAACTCCGTGATTTATTCATGGCTTATAATGACATCCGCACTGACACTAATAACGCACCAGGTACCAAACCAGCGTTGTATGGTGTCGTAGTATTCAAATCTTCTAATTGGCCAGATAAGAACTACGCACTGGATAGTCGTAGTTATCTTGTGGATAGTAAACAGAACGCGTTTGACAAGAACCTGTTTAGCAATTCGTGTTTTGCTAAGTCGCTTGATGATAGTGATCCACACGTGAATCTTGCATGGTATGATTGGGAGGTTGATTACTGCTATCTTCCTTAACTAACATCTATATTTTTATGCGATGAATTTATTTCAAACATTCATGCAGTGGTTGTCTAAGAAAATCACTGACCGCAAACAAAGAAAAGCCCAGACAAATCAGCAACGTCTGGAACGCCTAAGTTGCGAATCTCTTAACGTCATTGAGTTTAACGGTAAGCTTTATGTGTCGCACCAAGGAGCACCAATTATCCCTGTTTCTGCTCTGAATATGGACGTTGAGAAAATGCTGGTAGGTGCTCGAAAAGACTATCTTGCATGGATTAACAAATTTGACAACGGAAGGTATGGCAAAATCTAAGTTTAAGGCAGGAGACAGAGTTCGCATCGTCTCCAATGAAACCCAATCTCAGTTTGTGGACAAGGTTGGCGTAGTCAAGAAAGCGTTTTGTACATTTTGTGAATCTGAAGTGACCGGTGACAAACTATGGCTCTACCGCATTGAGGTAAATGGTGAGACATTGCGTGGAGTCGCTACAGATGCTGATTTGGAAGCGTATGGCTAAACGTGTAACCAAGAACATAAACCTACAAGTCGTAGATGAGTCTGGAGGCAAACACGACCTCCAGCTCTTTTACGATACGTACACCAGATACATTGAACTTAGTCGTTATCTATTTGCAAGCAAAGAGCCTATTTATGACATTAATGAAATGCCAGAAGATAGCAAATTTTATGCAGCGGCCAAAGAGATAGCTAAACAGATTGATGTGGACTGGAAAACTATGTCACATGAGGACAGCAATCGCATTATGTTGGCTCTATTAGAGGATACGTATAATGCGATGGGAAAGGTTGGTGACAAGAAAAATCTTGTTATCGAAGTTAAATTGAAAATTATAAAATAGTATGGCAACCATTAAGCTAAGAGCAAAAGCTATAGTTACTAAAATGGACTATGGCGTAGCCGAGATGAAGGGTCTGAAAGTTGGCGATGTAGTCGAAGGCAAAATGCGTGAGGATTGGGCGTTTTTCGAGTTCAAATGGAATGGCAGAGATGCAACACTCATTATTGATGACAATGCCGAGATTGTCGAATATGAAAGCTTGGAATATGCAGTGCAGGACAACAACAACGAGCACCACAAAGACACAAATGGATTTATTTGGTTTGAGACTTTGCAACAGGCTAAAGAATATCAAAAATCTCTTGGCGGCACTATTATGTATGGTGCTGGTTATTGTGATAAAGAAGGCAATTATATTGAAAGCCCATTTTGGTGTACGACCATGAAGGCAGCACGCCAAAAACTACATAAAACATTAAATAAATATGAATAAGGACAGACGTGACAGACTATCAGAAGTGACATCAACTATTGAAGAAGCCAAAGATCAAATTCAGGAAATTATCGATGAAGAACAAGACGCTTTGGATAACCTTCCAGATTCCTTACAAGATTCGGAACGTGGTTTGAAAATGTGTGATGCCATTAATGATATGGAAAATTTGATCGGAGCACTTGATGGCTTTAATACAAATCTGGATGGCATTGTGAAGAAGTATAGTCCTCAAAAGAAGAAAAAGAAGGAATGATAGCGTCTATTTAGAATAAATCTGGCATTTTATTTGCTATTTATAAATATTTGTACTAAATTTGAAGCTAATTTTCTCTTAATTCTGACAAATATGAATGACTATATTCTCATCCAATTCGTTAAGGCTAAAACGAACTTAAAGTCGGCCAGTTCTAAATCCAAAATGTACACCATACAGTTTGGAGACAGATCGTGCGGATTGTCTCATTATGTTGAATCATGGATTGCAACGGACATACAGACTTATTCAGGAAGGCAGCGTATAGCAAGATGGCTTAGACAGTTGTTCAAAGACATTAGACCGGATGAAATTGATAGCTTCTTAGAGAAATTTATAGAGGAACATCCATTAGAACATACAAGCTATGGATTTGATTTGATTCCTCTCATAGCAACAGAAGATGACTGCTGTGAAATGTCTTTGAGCATTTACAAAGGACCTGTGTTCTTAACAATACAGCAAGAACAGCAGCTTATTCAACTCTTACAAGAACCTTATAAGAAGTTCTCAAAGTTCACTGAACTGGAGAATTGGTTTGAGAATTATCGTAGAAAGTATGGGTACCAAACTCGTCTGAAGCGCGACCAGCATACACAGAACTATGAGTTGGCGTGGGGGTTTTGTGTTTATCATGGGCTTGATGTAAATGCTCTTGATAGAATGGTGCGTCAAGAGACAAAACATAAACCTGTTGGCATTAAAACACGAATTTCTAATATTATACTATTAAGTTTTGCTGTACTGATATATACATCAATTGCTATGCTAATAATGCAAAGCATTGGGTATATCGAAAACTTCTGGTTATCTGGGATTATGAATCTGTTATTCTGGTCGATGATTTGTGTGCCGTTGTATCTGTTTTTTAGAAAGAAATAATAAATGCCTGGAATAAGAATTAAATTGTCCGAAGCTGAATTTCAAAAACTGGCTGAGGAAACTGGCGTGTCCCAATATGATATTGAAAAGCTCTACTCAATGGGGTTGATTAGAGACAATAAAGTGTTGGATTTTTTGATACGACACGATTTCTTTAAGGTAAAGCGTTCTGACAAATATCGTACATCCCAGATTGTTACTCGTATTGCTATGTTCTATCATGTGGCAGAAACACGAGTGTACAATGCTATATACAACAAAAGGATGTCTCGATATTACTGCAAAGAGTGTGGCAAGCTTATCCGCAAGTCTGAATTTACTCGAAATGAAGGCTTGTGTGATAATTGCGTAGCCAAATCAATAGAACTACCGTAATTAAACATTGGTATTATGAAACCGAAACAAATTGAGGCGTATAACTACTATAAGCAGTTGTACCCAGAGGCGATTGTGCTGTTCCATATCGGCACAAACCACGTAGCTCTTTTTGAAGATGCTGTGGCAGTAGCTAAATCTTTAACCGGCAACGCCGATGGAGTAACGGACAAATTTGAGTTTCCATACGGGGACGTAGATTCCATTGTTACTCTGGGAGACTCCTTCCAGATACACATGATAGACTACCGAAATGATGATGGAAACTTTGATTTTCCAGACATCAAAAGGCTAAAACAAGAAAAAGATGAAGATTATTGAAAATTTTTATTCCTAATGGGAAGGCTGAATATTAAATAGCTTTTATGTTATTAATATTCAGCCTTTTTCTATGCCGTTTTGTGAATAATTACACATAACGGTAAACGCTTGTGTATCAATATTTTACGCAATTTTTTTGTTGCGGTTTTCTCGTAAAATAGTATTAACTTTGCATTGCTGTTCTTGTCTTGTACAGGGGCAGCAATTGTCATTTTGAATAATAAACAACTTCATATAATGGATCGTATCGATAACAATTCTACTGCCTCAGAGCAGTCTAAGAGCATCCGTGTTTACACTAAGCTCAAATTCATTCGTTCAGAGATTTCTGGCGCACCTGTAAGCTTTGTCTCACAGAACCCTAAAACAGGAAGAATCTGTGGTGTTCGCCAGGACTCTGAATATCCTAAAAAAATCTGCATCGTTGACAAAGCTTTGTCAAGTCAGATTATGCTGAACGCTTTGTACGATTGCATACTTATCCCTATGGCCGATAAGAACGGCTATGTCGTGATCGCAGCTGAGCCTGTACAGTTTAAGGCAAAGGTTAATACTACGTATATCAAAGGCAATGTGTACCTTGTGGAAGTTAAGTTCGGAAACAAGACAATTCGCTTTGATCCGTTTAACGGCAAGAAAGAATCTGTCAAGAACTTGAAGGCTTGCAAGGAAGTCCTGGAAAAGCGAATTGACGTAAAGGATGTGATGCAGGTGGTTGAGGATTTTGAGCGTGCTGCAAATACAGTGGTTACTCTTATGGAAAAGGATAAATACCGTCGTCGTAAGCTATGAGGAGACCTAAAGAAGGTATAACCACTGACGCAGCTCATTCAACCAAGAATTTGCTCACCGAGTATCAGGGCATTGACCTGGCTACAGGTGAGCAAATTTTTTACAGAAACCTGGGAAATCAAACTGTAAACATTGGAGAGTTCTTGGCAGTGGTTGAGGCTGTTAAATATATCATTGAAAATGATTTCCAGCCTCGTGTCATTTATACCGACTCGATGACAGCTATTTCCTGGTTTAACAATAAATCAACAGCGTCTAATAAACAAAACAGTGAACTGAAGAAGGCTGAGCTTTTTCTCAGAGTTATGGCAACAGATGTTGATACTATAGAAGTAAGACATTGGGATAACAGACGATGGGGAGAAACACCGGCTGATTTTAACCGAAAGTAATTCAATAAACACATGAGATTAAGGATAAATATATTGCTGGTTGCGTGTATGCTATCTTTGACTGCTTATGCTCAAACATTCCACATGAAGGTTGCATATTACCATCCGGTAAAGGCAGAATGCAGTGGTAATCCGTTAATAACAGCAGATGGAAGCAAAGTTAATTTACATAAATTGAAGCAAGGCAAAATTCGTTGGTGTGCTGTTCCGCGTGAATTGTTATGCTATTTTCCAAAAGACAAGCCCAAACGCATCTGGATAGAAGGTTATGGCGTTTATGAAGTCCACGATGTTACAAGCAAACGAATTAAAAATACTGTGGATATAATGGTGCATCCAGCCAATAAAAATCCTATATCTTGTAAACGTGTCAAAATCAAGATTATTTATGATTGACGAGTCAAAAATACAACAAGCGGCCAACAACTATATAGGGCATGAGCCTGAAGTTGATGAAGGTTGCAATGTGTCCGCAAGACGTGAAGCGTTTAAGGACGGTGTTAATTGGTTTAAAAAGAACATTTGGCACAATGCCACTGAACAGCCAACAGAATTTATGCCAATCCTCGTCCAGTGGCTGAATGATGGTAAAATCGAATATGAAACAGATGAACATCCTCAAAATTTCGACTGGCAGAGGTGCTTCAAAGAAAATAATGTCATCAAGTGGTGTTATTTGTCTGACATCATATAATACAAAGTTATGGAAATATATGAAATCGAAAATCCATTTTGGCTAAGTGATATTTTTATCTTTGAATACATAGATAAGGTGGGATATTGTTATGTTAAGGTCAATTATCAAGATAAGATAGAAGAAATAGGTATTAATATATCTAAAAGGATGCACAATCAATCAATTGCGAATATTCTTTTAAAGGCTAAAAAAGCTACAAATAACCACAAGTCTATATTCTCTATGTTTGGGGATCAATATTGGTTGAGTTTATTCAAGAAACACAATCAAAAGAATGTATCATTTTAATATTTATTTTAAGGGGGGGTAAATAATGACTAAAGAAGAAATTGTTAGTTGGTTGAATCAGCATATCTTTTTTGAAAGTGGGTACGATATTACTAAAGGGCCATTCCCATTACCAGCAACTATTGGTGAGGGGTTTAGGTTTCAATCATTAGATTTTTCCGATAAAAATGTGATTGACTATGTTACAAAGGCTAATCGTAAAAATGGTAAGCGTGTGTTACGTTTTAGAATATCAACTTTTATTGGGTTATGTGGAGGAGCCTGTCATTATTTCTGTAAGGCATATTCAGCAATTCATAACACAGATGTTGATAATCCATCACATTGTATTAGTGGATATATCACAGATGTAGATGGCAAGGCAATAGATATTCCAAGTGAATCTCGTCCTCTTGCATTTGATATTGGTGTTCCTTTGACTGAGGAAATGATACAAAGAGACATGGGCCACTATGAATACTCAGAAGTTGGCGATTGTGGTACAGCGTTACGTTTCAAAGACGACTTTTATGAAGTCATTGAGAAGCTAAAAGAAGTGTTTGATATGGAGCAATGGTGTTTTGAAATTGATGAATGACATGAGCGCAAAAATAACCTATAAACGAAACATCCCATACTATAAAGGTATGCCGTGTTTCGTTAATGGTATGAGACTGAACTCTCATCCTCGTGTGGATAAGGAAGGGTTTTTATCTGCTTATTATTGGCGTGATGGTGGACTTTGGGGCTGTAAAGTGTCAGAGATATACCCTAATGTATTTGCATATAACGATGAATATCTTAGTCATCTTTACCTCAATGCAACAACTCCAATGACATTAGAAGAATGGAAAAACGATAATGGCCACTATTGCCATAATGCCTCCAATGTGATTGAAGCTTTGACAAAAAGTGGATATGGCGGACACGAAGGGATAGATATTGAATAATACCAACAAAGTAATCAAAATGATTATGAAAAAGTATATAGGAACTAAAACAGTAAAGGCGACACCGATGTCAATGGGTGAAGCCTATGAGCGAAAGCTCTTAAAGGAAGGCATAAGACCATCCGAGTGTGAAACCGACAAAGCAGGTTATCTCGTTGAGTGCGAGGACGGCTATCAGTCATGGTCTCCAGCAGAACCGTTTGAGAAATCTTACAGAATTGCTGATACGCCTTTTGATCGTATGGCAATTCTGTATGACGAAGAGTCTATGCGTTATCAGAAGGGAAATGATTTCCTGAGAAGTGAGACTTTTGCACATCTCAAATATCTCCCGAAGGTTCTCCTTTCGGCGCAGAACGAAACACAGCGAGAGTATTGCTATTTGTTGGCAGATAGAAAGGATCAAATGTCTAACAAGTTGGTATTACCGACAAACTATGATTTCGGTACGGCAGTCAAACTATTAAAAGCAGGAGGTGCTGTTCGCAGAGCAGGTTGGAATGGTAAGGGTATGTTTGTTGTTAAGCAGGTTCCAGCGCACATTACAAGCGCAATCATTCCTAATATGCAGTCGCTGCCTCAGATAGCAAAGGACATTTTGATGAAGCGGAAGAACCAATGTATCGATTACACAAATCAGATGCTCATCATTCATCCTGACGGTCGTGCGGATTCATGGGTTCCGTCGTCAAGCGATGTATTTGCAGAGGACTGGGAGTTGGTAACAGAGTAGATAACACTATAAATAAACGAAAATGAAAACATATAAATGGAAAATCACCGCTTTTGTGGTGTGGGTTGTTATAACGCTCATTGTTGTTAGCGTTGCGCTGAGAGGCGTAAGTAAGGCAGATACAGCAACAAATCTGATTAGCGTAGCAATCCTTTTATTTTGGACACTTTTGTCCTTTGCAACGAATTGTTTCACTTTTAAAAATAATAAAAACAATGAGTAAAATTAAATCAATGTGTATGTTTGTGCTGCTTATGGCAGCATTGTGCTTAACCTCTTGTAGCGAGCGTATCGACGCTGGTTCTGAAGGTATTCTCGTCAACCTTTACGGTTCAGACAAGGGAGTTGATGACGTAAGTCTCGTTACCGGTCGTGTGTGGTACAACCCTTTTACAGAAGAGGTTTATGAGTACCCGACATTCGTGCAGACAATCGACTATCCTGCTTTTACCATCAACGCTAAGGATGGTTCTGAGTTCACTGTTGACCCGACGGTATCTCTCAAGATGATCGACGGCAATGCACCGAAAGTGTTCAAGAAGTACCGCAAAGAACTGAACGACATCATCAATGGTACGTTATTCAACTATGTTAAAGACGCGTTTCGTATTCAGCTCAACAAGTACACTACCGATCAGATTGTCAGCAATCGTGATATGGTAGAGCGTGCTATTGAATCACAGCTTAGTAAGGCACTCGCCAAAGAACACTTCCAGCTTGAACAGCTTACATCTGGTCTTAAATATCCTAATTCCATCGTGGAAGCCGTCAACCAGAAGAACAAAGCTATTCAGGAGGCACAGCGAGCACTCAATGAAGTGGCTGTAAAGAAAGCTGAGGCTGAGAAAATGCTTGTACAGGCACGTGCCGAACGAGAAGCTAATGAGCTTAAATCTGCAACACTTACTCCAGCCATCCTTAAAAAGATGTGGATTGAGAAGTGGGATGGCAAGCTCCCTGTTTATGGGAATGTGCCGCAGATTATGATGACCAAGTAATTGATACGTGCCCCGTCCTAAACGATCTGTTGTGGACGGGGCTTAATTTTAATATTGCAATATGAACGAATTAAGAAAGAAAACATTTAAGAATGGTGTCGTGTATTGTCTCCAGTTAGAAGATGGTTTCCTTGTTGAGACTACTGACACGTTCTTGCCTTATTACACTAAGGATGCAATAGGCAGACATCAAAACAAGTTAGACAACAATGAACTTGGAGACCGTACAGAACGCTGGATGATTGGCGTATCAACAATGTCTGGATGCCCGGTTCGTTGTAAGTTTTGCGCAACTGGAAACATGAAGCGTTATCGTAACCTTACAGCTGACGAGATTGTTGCCCAGGTGGAATTTGCTATCAGTCATGCTGGAGGTGCAGACCCTATTAAGGCAAAGGAGTTCAAGATTAACTACACTCGTATGGGTGAGCCGTTCTTGAATATCGAAGCTGTGAAAGAAGCAATCCGCATCATCACAGAGAAATATCCCAACACACACCACTATGTGTCAACCATTGGCATCAAGGACAGCGATTTTTCTTTCATCAAAGACAACATCACTCTCCAGATAAGCCTTCATTCCTTCGATGACGAGAAGCGCAACTGGCTCATCCCCTACAAGAACAAGATGTCCATCCAAGAGCTTGGCCAGATACGAACCCAGAGTAATCTGAAAACGACAATCAACCTCACTCTTGTTGATACATCTGATTTCGATGCTGAAAAGCTGAAGGAATGGTTTGATAAGGAACATTTCTTTGTGAAGTTGTCTCCCATCAACCCTAACAATATCTCAGAGAAAAATCACCTCGGCAATGGTGTTGTCGAAGGAGTAAATTTAGTATAAACCTTTTAATTTTTACAACAATGACAGAAATTAAAAATCAACTGGATGCAATGGGGTACGATTATGCAGTAGCCATCGCAACAAAGGCAGAAATCGAGAACGGTGCTGCCTGTGGACAGCTCGCCATCATTTGCGAGTAAGTAATCAACGAACTTTCTCCCTGGCAGCAAGTGCAGCACGATGTTGAGCTGTTTTAGACTGGTTGACATTTGCTATACTTGTCTGCCTTGGAGAAATTTTAATGTAAATTTTTAGCGTTCTCGTAAACCTATCAGGAATCGGGAACGCTATTCTTTAATGTACATCGCGGAGTGGAGAAGTTGGCATCTCGACAGGCTCATTACCTGTAGATCATTGGTTCGAGTCCAATCTCCGCAACAATCGAGTAGAATGGCTGAGTGGTAAGGCGAGTTTGAGCTGACGCAACATGACTGAACGCAGGTTCGATCCCTGCTTCTACTCCAAGCGAAATGAATCATAGCTCAGCGAGTTAGAGCGATGCCTATGTAAGGCTTAGGTCGTTGGTGCAAATCCAATTGATTCATGCTTAGCACAAGTAGCTCAGATGGTCAGAGCTTTAGGTCGGTGGTTCGAGTCCATCCTTGTGCTCTATAAAAGCATTATACATGAAAATCATAGAAAATTTACTTATCCCTTTTCCGGGATTCTTGGCGATTAACTTATTTGGTGTTATTTTCATCAGGAAAGGAGGTGTATTATCTGAGGTTGTCATAAATCACGAACAGATTCATACCGCACAGATGAAAGAACTGGGATATGTGGGTTTCTATTTGATTTACTTCATCGAGTGGCTAATACGATTATTTCTTCCAGGGAACGCGTATCGTAATATATCATTCGAGAAAGAAGCATATCAACATGAAAAAGACTTTGGGTATTTAAAAGATAGGCAAATTTTTTCTATGTGGCATAGAAATAGAATTAGTTGAGTAGGTATATGATTGTTTTAGGTAACATTTTTGGAAAGGCCATGCGTAGCGATACGTGTGGCCTTTCAACTTTTTACAAACATTCGTACTATTCATATATAAAAGAGGTGTAATGAAAGACAAGATTATCAAGTTTTTAAAGTTTACGTGGATTCTGGAAAGTAACCGTCCTTGGCATTTCATCATAGTATTCTTCATAGGGTTGCTTATGAGCATGGACGCTGTGATAGCCGCTTCAGCAACTGCTGAGTTTAAGGATTGGCTATGGCATGGTAAGAAAGGCGGAACTTTTGGATGGGTTTATGGAAACGGCTTTGACTGGCTCGATTTCATTGCATCCATGCTTGGCGGTATTCTTGGCCACGTTGTAAAATTGATGTTGTTATCATAAAATAGTTGTTGTTGGCTTCTCCTCTCCGTATGGACCGATGCTACTGTCCCGACTGATTCGCTACCCAGTCGGGACTTTTTGTATATATGTGTAAAGTTGTAGCCCGACAAACAACTTGTATTTACCGTTAAGTCGAATTTTTTAAGCTAAATACAAGTTGTGCTGAAAATAAACAGGTTAAGTCTTTGGTGGTTTCAAAAATATAAATTACCTTTGCAAACAGAAACTGAGAGTTGGTTTTATGGGTAGTGTGCTAAAATGGTGCATCCCACTTCATTAATTAGACACCTAATCGGTTGAACGATAACCACTTATGCAGCCAATAATAGAGGTTGCCTGGTGG